CTTGGGCAACAGCGCAACACATGCCCACAGCCCAGCCTCGTCCAACAATTCAGGCGTGACTTCACTCAAGTACACTCCTGAATTGGCCTTCATCTTCTCCAAAAGTTGTGCCTTGTTGAGTTTATAATCATCCATCATCCCCTCCAGTTTCAGTGTAAACGTGATAGTCTACCCCTTCTTGAACATCATGGTTGTCAGTGTAGACGGTGATACGTGTCTCTACGATACCCTGTTCTTTCGTAGACTTCTTCAGCGTGAATAGCAGAGTAACGCCTCCAACAACGGTCGAGGGAACCTGAGAAACCTCAGTCACTGTGGCACCCACAAACTGCTTATATAAAGGTACTCGTCGCAACGGTAGCGCTTCTACTGGTTCTTCCTCTTTCTCTTCTTTCACGTTTTGTAGCCGCTCGATTTCAGCTTCCAGCATCGCTAGTGCTTTTTCATTGCGGCAGCCTTTTTTTAGCCCAAACATCTTCTTGACAACGCTTGCAGTGCTCTGCCCCTGGATAGGCTTGAAGCGCAGTCCCTTCATCTCCAGCTTCAGCCGGCCCTTCATCGATAACAGGCTGAACATGTGAATCTTGTCAGGTGTGTCGCAAACAATCAGGTTGTCATTCATCAGAAAACCTCCTAAGATTTGTGCGAAAAGGAAAACAACTACAATGCTCAAAGAAGCCTACGAATACGGTGTTCAGTGTGCGATGGTCGATGCCGGCCTTGTCAAAGAATCGAGTGGGTTACACAGAGCACTCTTAGGTGGGGGTGTTGGTGCTCTTTCCGGAGCTCTCGCTTCTGGAGAAGGCAACCGGATTACCGGTGCACTTGGTGGTGGCACATTGGGTGCCATCGGTGGCGCTACATTGGGGCACGCAGGTTTCGAACCTGCAGCTGGGCTAATGCGTATGGGTGTAAATGCTGCAAGGCAAGGCACAAAAGGAAAAGCACTTGCTTACGGACTAGGTGGCCTTGGTACACTGGGCGCGTCTTCTGTTGCGCTGCCGGCTTTGATGGGTGCTGCAGGTGGCAAATCCGTTTCTCGCGGCGTCAACAGGTCACGTAGTCCGTTAAACCCCTAAGTCTAAAACAGGAGAACAACTACAATGAACAATCCCGCTTATGAACTCGGTATCAAAATCGCAATGGTCGATGCAGGTCTCATGAAAGAGGGGGCATTGAAGCCCATGCTGGCCCATGCACTCGGTGGCGCTGCTCTCGGTGGTGGTATTGGTGCTGCCACGGCACCCGAGGGTAAGATGCTTCAACGTGCATTGCTCGGCGGTGTCGGCGGCGCCGGCCTGGGTGCCCTTGGTGGTGCTGCACTGAAACGCTTGAAGAATAGCCGCAATCTTCGTTTAGGCGCAGGCCCAAGACCACAATTGAAAGCACCAGCACCTGCTGAGGGTGGTGGATATGGCTTCAGCCTGGGTGACCCCTCGAACAACCTCAATGTTGTAAGCCGCGCTATCTAATAGCCTTTCACTTCTCAGCTCGACACCTTGAAGGCTTCCCTTCTTTGTCCCACTTCGGAGCCAGGCCTGCCCGGGAACGGTGCTCCCATTTGCTCTGCACGTAGAGATACTCAAAGCCCTCAATGCAAACAACGCTCACCTTTCCTGGGAGAACATCCCGCGTGGCCTGCTCCGTCTGCGCTGGGTCTCCACTACCATTACCATTGTAGAGGAGAGCAATGATGCCTCCTATAAGTGCAGCTGATACCACGAAACAAAACATCCACTCCACTGCTGACCAGCCGTAACCGCGGTTCATCGTTCACCTCCTCCTGGTTTATGTTGGTACTGTATTATTTCCACTGGGTCAACCATGACCTACCCTGGCTGACCACGCCGGCAACGCTGGCGACGCTCACGGTGTAAACAGTGTAGCACACTGTAGCACACTGTAAGCAAAGGTACGTTACGCACTGCGTCAATCCTTCGACCCGGAGAACTTTGCTCCTCTTCAGGGTCGCCAACATTGCCTGCGTGGCCATAGGTGACCATACAATCGTGTTACTCGCTCTCTGAGCTGCGTAGGAGCCCTCTGCTGAGCTGACCGGCTGGCAAGCCCCTTTGGTTGAACCCAGCCCTCCAAGCTTCCTGGGAGCAGAGCCTGCCCTTCCCGCCCGGGGAATAGTGGCTTCGCTTCAAAGTTCATGACCCTCCCGGCTACCCTTACCCCTAAATCGTGTCACGAAACAGGAAGAAGGTAACACAAACCCAAATGTATGGCACTATCGTGTCACGAATAAGTAGAAGCGTGTCACAAAGTAGTGTAGGAAAAGGTACGAGTGTATACCGATTGCAACACTTTGAGTGACGAAAACACCCCCCCTCAAAAATTTGACAAAAACGCAGTTTCAGGTACTTACAGCAGGAAAAATGAAAAGTGCCCTGTTCGCTAAAAACCTAAGTCCCCTATATATATATATATTTTACCTCACCCCGAGAATTATCCTGGGAAGCGCCAAATATATACATGTATGTGAGCACGTTTTTTCTTTTTTGTGAGATAATATCCTACCTTTCCTTATACGTCATGCACACCTCTCCCCATACCTCACCCTACACTACATTACAATATGTGACCATACCTTTACAGGGGTCACAATTCAAATATATGGGGGTATTTGGCGCTTCACACGATACTTCTCGGGGTGAGGTCGATTGTGCTTCAGATTCGGTGGGTTATTTTATATTAGCGACCGGGCACTTTTAGTGTCAGTTGCTCCTAACTACCTGATAATGCGTTTTTGAAAAATCCATGGCGTTTTGACCAAATCGCGCCACTTTGTCACACCCATTTTGGGGAGTAGATACAAAAAAGGCATGAGAACAAGGAGTTACCTCATTCTCATGCCTTACCGCAAGTTCAACCAGGTTTCGCTGTTGCCACGCAACCACGCAACGGGGTCGGTCGGAGCTAAACATGAAGCCCCTCCCGCCACGCAGGCGATGCTGGCGATGTAGGCGGGGTTACCAGGACATTCCTCAAATTCCTCACAGCAGGTCTTCGAGGTCCTACAGAGCATTGCATCGTTGTGAGGGCCTTCAGCCTCTCAGCTGAGGACAACGTTGCTGCCCCACGTCCCGGCCTACCAGGTGTGCCCCTACCAGCCCCGGAGAGTAGCTGGCCGAGCCACACCATGCTCCCACATTGTTCATCAACCTTGTGCGTTGTTGTGCAGCCACCACAGGGGCAAGGAGGGCTATGCCCATCCGTGGTGTTGAGCGTACCTGGCTGCTTGCGATTCTTTGTCATGAGCTCACAAAGATAATGCCATTCTACGAAAACGTCAAGTTCTTTTTTCGTCCATCATTTTGAGGGCTTCCAGTACCTGTAAACGATAATCACGTAGCCTGCGTTCAGGTGGTGTCCCTACGTTCAAAGACCCGCGCTGAATATCCAGTAGTTCATCTACCGGCCGGAACTGCACATCTTTGAGCCAAGAAGAGTGGTCCTCACCGAGGCCCTGTTTGTCTCCTACGATGTCACCCACGTAGGCACGAGTCAGGGTCCCTCCGGGAAACTCCTCTTTTCGCCGGAGTTGCTTCGGAGAGCTGTGCGCTTTCAACCAGCGCTGCCTAAAGGCTGGAACGTCGATAGGCCTTACGTTCTCTACGTTGTATCCGGCTTCCTCAAGAAACTCCCTGCGAGCTGCCTCGGCCGGGTCTTCACCTGGGTCAACACCGCCACCGTACACACCTATTCCCTGCTGCGGGAATAGCCCTGACAGTATCTTGCCGTCTTTTCGTGCAAACAACTCAGCGCGGGGGCGCGTTGCGAGCGCTGCTGTCTTAGCAACACTGACCCGCTCCCTGAGTTTTTCTAAGTCAGGCATGAGTGCAGGCGGCGTCTTCTCGGCATACCAAGATAAATAATCTTCCCTATCAGCCGGCGACAGCTCCATGAGTCTCTTTATGCGCCGGTCACTAAGCATGAGCCTGCGGCTTTCTTCTTCATCATAAGGAAGCATCCGTATGTTCTTAGCAGCCTGCAGTGCTCTCGCTACGTTTTTTATTTTCCTTACGCGTTCAGGAATCACAGCAGTAGAGCTGACTTGTTCCCAAGGCGTTCCATGTCGAGGCGAAGCTGTGAAGCTTTCCGCGGGGAGCTCATACATGTACCCTGGGCGTTGGAACGTTTCTTCGAATGCCCCGGGATGCATCTCTCGCAAGTCAATGCGCGCGTCACTAAAATCGTCTGTCTCTGAGTGCGTACCCTGCTCGATATCTCTATCTCCCCACTTGCCCCCGGAATATGCCAGCGCAAACTCACGTGACGGCGACGCAAACACCGCCGCAGGGACTTTAGGGTCGCCGTGGTAGTTACGCGGTTCCAGCTTGTCTATCTTCTCTGGGGATCCATGATACAGGGCTGCTGTTTTTGGAAAGTTGACACTCCCTACCTTTTCTGCGTAGCAAGCTTCAATGCCTCTTTGATACGCTTCAGTAAGGGAGTTCATGTCTACTCCAAGGCCTTCAGTCCGTGATAGCCACCAAGTCCACCAGTCAGCGCCCCGAGTCCAGTGCCTGCCAGCGCACCAATCTGTTCACCTTTGATGTCGTTCCACAGCATCTTTTCCGAAATCATCCGCCCAAGTTCCCCGCCGGCATGGCTGCCAAGCAGACCACCAAACACGGTACCACCCAGCGCACCGCCCACCCTGGGCGCCAAAGCACCCAACGCACCACCGCCAACCGCGCCGGCACCAGTAGCCATCTGACTTTCCCTATTGGGCTTCCGAATATTGTCTCGGTGAATGTGCCGTTCAAACCTTCGCCGAATGCTTGTGGGCACACCAGATATCGAAGATGGCATCTTCACAGCTTGGTAAGCACCGGCACCAAGAGCACCTCCACCAAGACCACCAAGCAACCCACCCAGGACACGGGATGTAGCACTGGTGCCGTTTGATTCAGTTTCAACACCAGCACATTTCAAAAAGCACGCCCGTTTGCCTAAGGCGTAGGCTTCGTCGAACACGGACATGGCCAACTCCTCTGAGTTGAACTGTTTTACAGTGCCTTATTGCCCAGCGCTGCTCCACCCAGGGCACCAATACCACCACCGCCCAACGCACCAAGGGCGGTCAACAAGCCTTGTTCCTCTTCACCTTTGTCTCTTCCTAAGTGCTGTCCCAACAACGCACCCAAGCCGAGACCCCCGATACCACCGGCCAAACCACCTCCGACTGCACCACCAGTGCTGGCCCGCTTCGTCACGTCGTTCATTGAAACCAAGCCAGCATCCACCATCGCCAGCTTCACACCGAGTTCATAGCTGTCGTTCATGTCCTAATCCTTTCGCAGAGAATCCATCATTTTGTAGCCACCATAGCCACCACCAAGACTACCAAGAACATGCGATGTCGCACTGGTGTCGTTTGACCCAGGTTAATCCCGTAGTGCCTTCATCCCATGATAGCCAGCCACGCCGCCGCCAATAGTTCCTAAAAGCTTGCCTATCATTCCTCCCGCATCACTGTCGTTCCCACGTCCGAGCTGCCGTGTAATCTCGGAGCCGGCAAAGTTTCCAAGGGCTCCACCCAGCACACCACTCCCGGCTGTGCCACCCAGTAGGGGAGCATAAGCACCGAGTGCTCCGCCCCCGAGCGCTCCGAGTCCGCCACCAATCAACCCGTAACGAGTATCTTTTTCTGGCTCAAGCAGTGTCAAATCCAACCCAGCTTGTGCGCCAGTCAGGCCGCCGGTTAACGCGCCGCCAAGCCCACCTAAGACGCGCTCACCGGTGCCGATATGACTCGATGTCTTCTCCGCGCCACGCAGTGCTTCCATTCCCTTGTACCCGGCGACACCACCGCCTACTACGCCGAGGAGATTGCCTATATTTTCTGCAGCATTCATCGTTCGAAGGTCACCAAGGACTCTACCGAGACCTCTTCCACCATATCTTCCGATTATACTGCCCAAGCTTGCGCCGCCGATGGTACCACCCAACAGTGGAGACGCTGCGCCTAAGGCGCCTAAGGCGCCACCACCCGCCAACGCACCTATCAAACTGTCGCGTTCTTGGTTGTTGGTGTCTGAGAAGAGGCCTTTACTCGGCCGTGACAGATTATGGCCTGCCACGCGTCCGGCTATAGTACCTGCTAGTGCTCCTCCCAGACCTCCTACAATTCGCTCGCCAACATCACCAACTTTTTCCAAGTAGCAGGTTTCAACACCACTTTGATAAGCCTTATCGATTGCGTTCATGACAACCCTTTCCCTAGTCGGTATCCGCCGTATGCGCCACCAAGAGCTCCAAGTAATCCACCACCTGCAGCGATTTCTTTCGTGTAATCAGAGTCCAGGTTGTCTGCGAGTATCCCGGCTCCCAAAGAACCGCCGAGCCCACCCAGGGCAGCACCGCCCATCGTGGTTCCAACGGTGGGCGCCAAAGCTCCTCCGACAGCACCTGCTGTTGCACCAAGGCCTGCACCTGTAGCCATGTTGTTGTCTCGTGTTTGTCGGGCACGGGCGTAAGAGGGCATTCCTAAGAGTGCACCGAGAGCACCCGGTTTACCATAATAAGGGTGGGGCTCTTCAGACAGTTGATGCCCTGCAACAGCGCCACCAAGTCCACCAGCCATCGCGCCGCCAAGTCCACCAGCAATGCGAGCACCGACACCAGGACCCTCGCTTCCCGTTTTTTCTCCGGGAAGCAATGCATGATGTGCCTGGCGATGTGCTGTTTGATGCCCTGCAAAATGGAGAGGTTTGTGTACCTGCTTTAAGGCCTTCTTTGCAGTGCTACCCACGACACCACTTAACTTAGAAAAGGCATAAGCTCTGCCTGCTTGATAAGCTGTCTGCATTTTACTTGTCTCCTCGAAGCGCTTTCATCCCGCGGTAACCAAGTTGGCTGCCACCTATGAGACCACCGATACGACCAATACGACCAGCTATGTCCTGACTCTTGTGCTCATCCCAACCAAACCGTTCTGCAAGGAAGTCACCCAAAGCTTCTCCGCCTACAGTGCCCAATACTCCACCACCCAAACCACCTGCAACTCCGGCAGTAGCATTCGGAGCATAAGCGCCAAGCCCTGCACCCAGGGCTGTGCTGCCACCCATGATGGCCCCAGCCAAGCGCGGGTCTTCTACCTCACCCATATTGGCGCCCAGCATTCCTGCACCAGAACCCAGGCCTGCGCCCAACAGCCCAGTCCCGACCCGAGTGGCAACATCCATGTTTCGAGAAGGTGCTGCCATTTTCTCAAACGCTGCTTCAGCGCCGGCACGGTAAGCTTGGTCTAAGATGCTCATCACTTAGCTCCTTTGAAGGCGAGTCTCTGAAATAATAGGACACATAACCTATCTACACAATCACTTTTGTTTTTCGGGGTCATCTAGCTCTGGCAAGTTGGCTTGGAATAACTTGTTGTAGTTAGCCAAAGAAACACAGGTGTCGAATTTCTCTCTCTTCCATATCAGGTCTCTGATTTGACGGGTGTACGCTTCTTCAGCTGCGTAGTCGGGTGTTGTTAGCAGGATACGATTGCTTGCTTCAGCTTGGGACATTGAGTCATGGGCCATGAATAGAAAATCATCTTTGTCACGAACAGAGAGGGCGCTTTCGATTTTGAACATAGGTGATGTCCAGCACAAGGCCAAATGGTGAAACGCTGCACTCCCGGCTGCTGGGCCGTCACCTACTATTGCTGGACGAGCACCCACTATTGTTGGGTCACTATCCACACTTTTCAAATACTCAATCAATTCTGGAGGAAAACCTTTGCTTTTCTCAGAACGGTACTTCTCAACATCGAAACCACGAAACACCTCAGGCTCTGGGTCAAGGAGGTCAACGAAATCCGCTATGGTCATGAAACTGGGTTGCGCTGACCTCACCATGAGTTGCACCAAGCGACCAGTGTTCATTGAGTGTTTTGTAATTCTGGTTAAGGGAGAATAGTATTGTCCGTAGTGTAAAGCAGCTTGTTGCTTATACTGAGTATGCAGTGGTTGCACACCAACCCTATTGTCCACTAAGATATTTAGCTTTTCTCCCAATCCTGGCGTGAACCGCACAGCATGTTGATACTCATCCATCAACCAGTTTTCTAACGCAAAAGCTCGTTCAGGTTCGATGTGCCCACAGGTTATGCAATGCCCTGAACAGACAGCCAACGGGCAACCAGTATCACTACCTGTATAAACTTCTTGTTCTGAGGTAAATAGTTTCCCATTCCGCGTGTTTACAGTGTAAAACCTTTTCACCCCACACTGCCGGCAACGCAACACTGCAGCGATGTTTTCGGTGAGACAGATGAACTTGTCAGGACAATCGGGACACACTCTTAGACGACATCTATCGTTCATGTTTACTCGGCCTGCATGATCCAGACTCAGCTGCAGCATGAACAGATTGAGCATGGTTTGAAACAGTCCACGGAGGTCACGTAAATTCTGAGCCAATTGTACTCGGGTAAAGGTACCAGCTGAGATGCCTCCCACCAGCTTGGCCCACTTTGTTCCCAATGAAAGCATGAGCTCGACGTTGTTTTTGCTGATGTGTTGAAGAGTCAAAAAGCACCTCCCTTGTGAGGTATAAGGAGTTGAAGGAATTATCCTTCCATATTTTCCCGGAGGAAAAATGGTATACACACAATTCGTATCATTGTTGTGGGACGCTCTGTCCCACCACAAAAACATCCGCCCGCAGTTGCGGGTAGAAGTTTGTTATCCCACGGACTATACCCGCATCACGCCGTTGACGGCGGGTATGGTCGAAAGGCTGCTCAACCTTTCGGGGTTAGTAGCTATTGACCACGACGTCCTTATTCAAAATAAGGGTGTTGTGGTTTTCGCATACAGGTTGGAAGACTGGTTGGCGGTTGAAATGTTTGACCGCCAGTACTTCCTGGTCCGAATACCTGTCGAGGCAATCGACAGGCTGTACGGACCCAAAGGGACGGGGAAACAGTTTGAAAGGTATCATCCCCGGCTCAGATTGCTGCCGGTGGGCGAAGAGTTGCCCGCCATTGTGCGGCCCGCCCCCACCCCGGTCTACCACCCGGACTGCGAGCCCAAATCCCGCCTCATGCGGGAAATGGCCGAAGCGGATGGCCGCGTTGTGATTATCCACAACGCGGATGTCTCCCCTTGTCTGCACTGTGCAGGTGGGGGAGATGAGGACTGTCCCCATTGCGATGGGGATGGGTTCGTGCTGCAATGACTCTCTATCCTGCCGAGGGGCAAAGGTACCGCATCACCGAGTGGGATGGCTCGGTGAATGAGGTTTTCATCGCTTGTGTTGAAGAACACCTCATCACCATGCGGTACAATGATGGCCTCCAACATGAGGTGGCGCCAGACTATTTTGCGTTCCACCTCAACCCTTACCCCGTGCCTCAGCCCAAGTCCTGGGCATACTTCAATCAATTCAACTAGGGCCGCAAGGCCCTTTTTTTAGCTAAGACTTCTTCTTGTCCCCAATTTTGAAACCACCATCACCTATCTTCTTGGTGTTCTTGAAGGCGCCTTCAACAGCTGGGTTGACATTGAGGTTGAGACCAGGCACCACAACAAGCTGACGCTCGAAAACTTGCCCCTCAACTCGATTGTTGAACTCGGCTACGTGGATGGACATCCCACTACCGTTGGCCATGTCCTGGGCAGCAGCGCAAAAGGCCGCATACTGTTTTTCATCAACAGCAATGAGGGGCATGACACCCTGAGGTGTGTTGATGGTGACGATGGCTTCTCCCTTGTTGCTGGGATGCTCTGCTAAGAATACTCGAATCTTCTGCAATTTGAAGCTGGGTTTTTCTGCGGGTGTGTCGGTCATGTGAAAATCTCCTCATTGGTTGGTATCTAAAAAAATGAGCGGCGTCCTTTGGACGCCACTCACTTATCACATGTGTACCGCTTTACGCTGCTTTTTTGATGAATTCAATCTCACCGCGAGAGATTTGCCCTTCACGGTGAGCGTAGTAGTTTCTGAGCATGTGAACCATGCCCTTCAATTCTTCCATGTGTTTTTCAGCTTGGCGCCACAGAAAGAACGCCGCAATCAATCCACCGTAAGCGAGCACGCTTACGATGGGGTCTTCGGCCCAGTCTTCGATGTCTAAGTCGTCGGCGTACTTGATGCCGAACAACAACACCACCGACAACAATGCAATGATGGCGGCGCTGAAGGTGTACAACTTGTTTTTCAGCAGAAACTTGGTTGTCTGTTGGTCAACGAGACCCGGGTCGACATTGCTGGGCATCATTGATGACGACGGTTGGTATTGGAAGGGGCTGCTGGTTTGCGTGTTGCTGAACGTTTGATTCATTGTTTCCTCCGTTGATGGAATGTTGGCGCTGTGCGCGTCATGGGTTCGATTCTTTTTTTTAGCTCGACTAGACATGGTTCCTCTAAGGCAAACAGCAAGGCATCGCTGCTTGCGCAGCCAACAACTGTGCTGCAGCTTTCTGCCGGTTAGCCATAATGTACTCAGCCGTGGATTCTGCCTCTTCTTTGCAGTGTTCTACTGTGTAAAAACCACAGCAGGTTTCCAGACAATCATCATCGTCATCGCCAACCATGAACGCATACGCTTCGCCTCGAAGGTATTGGTCGTAAGTTTCGACTTCACCTTGGAAAATTTCTACGACGCGTTCTACCAACTTGTCTGTGATTCGTACCCGCGAAAACTCCGCCAGCAGTTTTTGGCGGGTTATGTAGATGAAACCAATCTGACCCCAATCCCATCCGTCAGCGTCAACTTGTTGAAAAAGTGTCTTGCCCATAGAAACGGTGAGGCCTCCATGGTCAAACATGTACAACGGTCGGATGACAGCTGCGTCTGCTTCATCGACCAACATTTTGTAAACTTCGTCCCACCCATTGTAGTGGTCTGATTTCCAGTCGTGTTTGTCCCCAAGGTCATAACGTTTGTGAAAGCACACCATTGTACCGAAGTTGTCCCATTCGGTTCGTGGATTTATCTCGTGTGCCATCGGGTCGTATTCAATGCGGACCTTGAGACCTGCGTGTTCGTATGCCTCTACCAGGTTTTCGTCCATCTATGTGTCTCCTTTAATAAGCGCTACCTGAGGTCCACCCTTGACCCAGTCGTAACTGATGGAATCCTGATCTACGTTATTTTCTTCAATGGCATTACTCATGGCCAGCTGAGATGCCATGTCTTCATCTTCAGCCTCGATGACATCGTTAACTACGAGTTCATGTGTCGTCTCTACGATTCCCGTAACGTGATACTTATTTTTGTCATGTCGTTTTCCCCACGCTATCAGGAGTTCCTGACGTCCTTGGTCAGAAAACTCCCAGAACCAGGCACGGGATAAACGAACGAGTGGAAAACACTTATACACAAGAACGTGGCAGCTTGGGCAGCGCGCGTTGTCCTCCTCATTCTTGAAGCTAAAACCACACAGAGGACAATTTCCATATTCTTCAATCATCGGACCTCTCCTTCCACGCGTTGTAAGCGACTTCATTAAGCTCGTGTGTTTCATATGGTGAGTTTTCTAAATCAGTGACAGTCACTTCCACTGCACAGAATGCCTTGTTGGCTTTCCAGATGGCTTTCGTGAACCGATGCGTAAACTCTAGCCCACTCTCCCCATGCAGATTTCCATTCCCTCCTCCAACGAAAGATGCTTCCTCTTCATCTTCGATTCGGTAGTAGTGGCTCATCTTTTCTCCTCAACACTTGAAGTTCCCAGTTTTGAGAGCCTCTGTGATTTCATCTACTTCTTTGTATGCATTTCCGTAGATGATTTCATCTTTGGAAACCACGACCCAACCACCCCCAAACTCTCCAATACGTGGCTTATCGCAGTATTCGCACCAAGTGATTTTGAAGATGTAGTCTGGTCGAAATTTCTTGATGAACGCTTGAACCAAGCAGGCGACGTGTTCAAAGTAGACAGACTCCTCCGCGTACAACCACCAAAGATTTTCTTGAATGAGGTGTTCAAAATACGGAAAATCGTCTATTGTGTCTTCGACGTCGTTGGTATCCAACCCGTAATCTTTGAGAGCTTGGATGAACCCTTTGTCCCAATCATCGTCAGAATACAAAGAGCTGTCTTCAAAATCTTCTCGGGTGGGGATGTTGTTGATCCATTCTTTCTCTTCCGGTGTCAAATCTTCAATGCCTTCAGAGAACATTGTGTAGTTGTTGGCCATTATTGCAGGTCCTCCGAAAAATGCAGATTGCATTTGTTTGGGTCATTGCCCTCTAACAGAATAGCCTTGAGGCGATCCCAATCAGGGAGGATGAGCACAAGGTTTCCTGAACATACCAAGTGTTCATCATCTACTCCCATAAACACGGTAACGTGGATGTGGTGTCCTTTTTGTTTCCAGCGTAGCTTCATACTTGGTTGTTTCATAAAAGCACCAAGTGAAATAACGCTGTAAGCCCTGCTGCGAGCACTCCAATGATACCAGCCAAAATCCCCCCCGCGATAAGGGGTCCACCCACGCAGGCAATGAGGGCGGAGAGAGCGGGTCCTCCCCCGAACAAAACCTGGGCGAGCGCATACCCTCCGAAATTAGAGACAGGCCATGCAATCGCCGCGGAGCCGATGCCAAGTGCGGCGCCAGTGGTTCCGGCACCTGCAAGTCCAGAAAACAATACTGTTGTTCCAAGTGCCATGAGTATCTCCTTATTTCATTTTGACAAGTAGGTCGCGCAATACGCTTTCACAACTTTCGAGCAGGGCAATCGTGTTGGTCGCCGAGGCTCGTTTGTCGTCGTATCGCTTATAAGCGGTTGCCAACGTTTGCATTGTAAGCGATTCAATTGAGCGCATGAGCCCATCAATGAACACCCCTTTGCCTTTGGGGTCCTCTAAGTCAGGCCGGCCAAGCCAGTCGATGTCTGCTTCTTTGCAATGCGGACAGGCAATCTTGCTGGCTTCTTTTGGTGTGGGGATGGCCCCGAACCTGCTGCAGTTCGGGCAGATAAAAATGAGCATGCTTCCTCCGAGTCTTAGTCTTAGGTAAAAAAGAAACGAGAACCCTACTTTCGTAGGGTTCTCGACGAAACGCCTTACCAACTCCAGGGATTGTACCAACGACTTTCCTTGGGGGGAGGGAGAATATTTAGGCCCATTGCCAGGGCCTTACTATTCTCTACCACCTTCTCCTGTACTTCAGCGAGCTTCTCCAGCTCGCCCTCGATTTTGTCCGGCTTGCCAAGCCGGACTTGCAACTCCTCCGGATAAATTTCAAGAAGCTCTGCAGCTTCGGCGAACCTTTCTTGGTACGTAGCTGCGGCCTTCGCCGCGGCTTGGGCAGGTGTCAGAGGGGTCATAGCGCTGACCAGCGCCACGGCCCCGATGACGGCCCCCAACACTACCGAGAAGGCGGCAACTACAAACGCCGCCCCTACCTTCCGGCTTCCTCTTCCGAGCTTTTGCAGCAGACCTTCTTTACGGTCTGCTTCTTGTACTGTGGTGATCTGGGGAGTCGTCATTTCTCTTTTTGATGCCATGGTGTTGCCTCCGGCCTCCGGTATTGGGTAAGTAAAAACTCCGTGCACGGCGCGAACCATGCACGGAGTAATTCCCAGTAAGCTCCATCCCCGGAGGAGGTAGATGAAGCTCACTGGGCTCAATACCTTTTACCCCAAAACACCCCTCGTTTTCTGATTAATAAGTGACCCCGTTTTTATCTAAAACTTCGGCTACTTTTTCATAGGCGGATTCGAGGTCGAGCAACCATTCTTCATTTTCGTCATCTTCTTCGCCTTCGCCGTAATCGCCACGTTCAATGAGTCGATGCTTCGACTCAATGCAGTTGGCAACTTCGCACCACTCATTACGTGTGAGCGTAAGAGTGAGGGTAACTTCTTCTTTGCCCTCTTTAGCCATTAGTGACCCTTCATGAGGTCTTCAAGTACCTCATCCATTTGGGCTTCCATAATCGGCACGGCTTTCTCGCTGATATCTATGAGACGAGTAACCACGGGAATCACTTTCTTGAGAAAAGGAAGCGTTTCCTTCTGGATTTTCTGGACGCCCTGCAGCACTGCAGTCTGGGCTTCTTGGTTTCTGAAGAACATCCCGGCGAGGTTCAGCAACTGGCACTCCTGGTCTTTGTAGGCCATGCACCCTTTGCAGGAACTCTGGGGATTGAAAAAGCAGGTAGGGCTGGAGTTGGTGCTCGATTTCTTCACGGTCATTTTGTTCTCTCTTTCGTTCTACTGAGTTTTTGAGGTTAGGAATTCTAAACGTTTCTTTTCATTTTCTCGGGCCAGCTGTTTGCAAACATCTTCAGCCCAGCAACCTTGCCAGCCTCCCTTGTTCAGCCATTTTTTGTAACGGCGTTTGAGCTTCTTGAATTCGGGTAACAGGTCAGGGCCGAAGGAAGGCCAGATGTCGTGGAAGATGGTATCGAACATGAGTTTGTCTGGGTTGTCCCAAGTCCAAATGTCTCCACAGTAGACTTCAACGCAACGACGTCGTTCCGTGCCTAATTTTCTGAGTAGAAAGTTACTCAGCGGAGCTGCAACCAAACCCACGACATCTGGTTCCTTTTCTACGATGAATATTTTTTGAACGAAACTATCCAAGAGGAGTGGCAGTATGACCATTCCCAAGCCAAGACCACTGATGAGAACGTTTCCGTGTGCGTATTCAAGTAAAGGAAAAGATGACCAGCGTTCAAAACCTGTATCAGTCATGAATAGTTCATCATCAATGGTCAAGCGGGCGTAACGCCCGGGAGCAACGTAACCATGCCAGCGAGTATCTGGGTTGAACTGTGCTCGCAAGCGAGTCATCATTGATTGTTCAGGCGTTACATCGAAGTGACGTATTTCGGCCTTGCCGAACTTCCGCTCAGGTAACACCTTGTACATTCGAGGAAACCGCTCATCATAAGAAGCGCAGTGAATTGCATCAATGTACTTTTCATTTCTGTCTTGAGTTCGAGCGAGTTCTTCGAAGTACTTATTGTGCTTGTTGAGATGTTGCAGGTCTTTGGAAGGTTTCTTGGATTTCTTTCCCACTCTGTCTCCTTGTTATCTCTCCGTATCTGGTATGTTTAGTTCATCAATGAGTGCGCCATTGTCACGCCATTGCAACCATAACTCAAACTCACGTGGTACACGCTCATCTCTGAGACACTCTTCTAATGTGGCGAGTGCGTAATTTATGTTCCCCCACGAAACGACGTCATGTTGTAGAATACGTAACTCTCCAGCATTGAACCTGCGTACCAGGTCATTAAATTTTGCACGTACTTCTGTGCCGACAAGGAACATGGCTCTGCGTCCATAGTATCCACCCCCAACAATCTTGATGATGTCGTAGATGGCGTTGGAAGCTCGAATCCATTCTGCGTTCTTTTCTTTGCGGGCTTCTCGTCTTTGGTAAGAACGAGCAGCGCTTCGGCTCCGATGAAGCTCCTTCCACTTGCGTGGCTGTAGATTTTTTTGCAGTGCTTGAAACTCCCGCTTATCATCTGTATAGAAATGAACGAATCGAGCTTTCTTAGCGGTTGGCAACTCAACCTTACCCATGTCATTGATGAACGGTAAGTCGATACCATTCAAATCAAAAACAACAATGTCATCATAGCTGAGCTTTGGTCGATGCCACAGTACTCCACGTAGGTAACCGTGCTTGGCCACGCGCCAAGTAGGCAACGCAAACGAGTGACTCCGAGCACAAGTCTTCCACCAATCAGTGTTGACTGATTGGCCTGTGCGCTTCTCTTGTTCTTTGAGTACCTGCTTCCAAGAAGGGCACATCTCCATGTCATCAAGCACACCCTTGATTGCTTCGTCCCAAATGAGAGTGAGCCAATTGCGGTCAGCATCATAAACTACGCCAAGGTTCATCTCTTTGAGTTTGTGTGACCGAGTATCGTCTTCGATGATTTCGTAGATACTCCAAGGATCACCTTTGAACCAAGGGTCATTAGCGTCGAACACGACAGGCCGCAGAAATACCAAGTACCAGAACATGGAGCTCGCATAATCATCTATCGACAGTCGAACAGTGTCAGTTCCACAGATGCCTTCCAGTTTTTCTTTCGTGTTCTTCAAGACAGTGATGATGCGCTGGCATTCTCTCCGGCTTAGCCCGTCTGGTGGTGTGTCGAATAATGCTGATAGCAATACGCGCCCAGTTGAGCGAGAAACAAAGTCAGCGCGGGCATTCATACTTACCTCCTTAGCAAAAAAAATAAGTTCCTGCTTACGCAGGAACTCAAGTTACTTTCTTTTTTTACGTTGAGCAGCACGCTTCTTTCGCGCCATTGTCTTCTCCGACACTGCTTCGAACTTCTCTCTGTGTGCTCGCAGGGTGGACATCTTAGCAAGCAGTTCCGACTCTTTCAAGAAGAGCGAGTACTTATTGTTGTTGTCGAAGGGTGGGATGATTAGACATGTCCTACCCCAGATTTTTTGGTAATGTCGGAAACGAGTTCCAGCGCGATTGTGATATGAGATGACCTGTCCTTCTTTCAAACCACCTACACGTTTTTCTTCGCGCCGAATGTTGATGATATTGTGGGTGATGGTGCGTAAGTCAACGCCATCAGCACCACAGAATACATCTTTGAACACTGATGCCATGTGGTTCTCCTAGACTTAGAAGCCCAGCTGTTTCAACAGATTCCCAACCTGTGACGTTGGGAGTAGTATCGTCAACGTCGTGCTCTCCCCCTGATTGGAAACTAAGCACTCATCAACTACTGGTGCAGAAATGAAGTCCAGGTTGGTACCCAGCTTCATCTGTGTGACAGCTCGCTTGGGCATTTCCTGAAAACGATAAACGCTCTTGGTGCTCAAGTGACGTGCCTCTTTTTTGAATTGAGGTGCTTCTTTTATGGTGGTCGCGATTGCTTTCGCCTTCATCCCGGACGCCCATAAATCAGCAGCGTAATTCTTCAGTTCTTGGCTGTAACGAATACCTGTGGGGTTTCCCATGATTTGCTCCTCCGTTTGGTTGTGTTTGGAAAGAATAAAAAAACCGCCGAGAGGGGGGGATTCTCGGCGGCTAACGTAACGCTCGCTAAATTACGCAAGCGGTAAGTCTAAAATGTGACGTGACCATTGAGGCTATGTGGGTCCTCAACTCATCTTCCACACAAGATTACTGGGTGCCGCCACTATGGACGCTCCGTTATAATGTGTCGACCCTGTGGACCGAACACTAACGGAATCACGCCAGTGCCACGTCAAGTCCATAATCTAATTCAACGAACTGTCCTTGTCAACTAACCAAGACAACCTCGGAGGAATCACCGAGTCGTTGCGAACTTCTCTCAAGAAACGTCGATAGCTTGAAAAACCTTCCATGAAGCTATCAGGCGCGCCTGGCTGTTGTGTCTCGTTGCCCAGCTGGTCTATCAGCTTGGCGAATGCCCCACCAAGACAATAGAAGAACTCACCCGTATCCACAGAAGCCTGCTTACTGTGTTTGCGGATATCGTCGATTGTCGTTCTCAACTCTTCTGCAACGTGTGAGGTGATGCTGATGCAAGCGTTTATCAAATCATACATTCTTGCTCCAAACATTTTTACTCCAAGTCGAATTCACCCTCAGAAAACCTATCTGACCAGTCGTCATTGTCGTCTTCTGCATCTTGGGTGGACTCTTCCTTTGGTGGGGGCTCATAGCCCTCAGTGTTTTCGACCTCCGGTTCTTCCTTTTCTTCTGGTTCATCAGAGTATTCATCATCGAAGTCTACTTCTTTGGCTATCGCCAGCTTGGGTGCAGCCGGCCGAGCCTTCTTGTCCCAGATGTATTCCATTTCGTCGGAGACAAGTTTCTTCAATTGTTTCGCTACTTCTAAATCCAGCCCCCCACGAGATTCTTTCCCCTCAGCGAGAACCTCATAAGCACTGGCGATGCTGGTATGCACTGCTTGCTGGTGGTCTTTGTAGTCGCGTAAATATTTCTGGAGATGGTTCATCCCAGACTCTTCCTTCGAAGAAGCGAGCCCTGTGTACAATAGGCTGACAACCATCATGGCACGGCCATTGATGAGCTCAACACCCGCCTTCTCTTTGGAAGCATCTTTCCACGAAGAACGTTTTCTTCTTGGTTTTCGCATTGGGTCCTTTTACTGTGTAAAACGAATTGGCGCAACTGTTTTCAGTTGCAAAGACTGTCAATAGACACGTAGCTGACGCAGGACGGCGATCTTGGAGTACCACAAGATCGTAAGGAGCCAGGCGCGTACGGGGAATTCCTGGGGTTCTTGTAACAAGAACGAAGACCAACAAAAATAAACAATGTTGCGTAGATTTGGCACGAAGCTGAGTGGCGCACGGTGTTTGGGCGCTACGTGCTAGAGTGCAAGCATAAACCTCCTACGAAAAAGTGGCCCGCTGAACTCACACGCCCCCGTGTGACCGATTAGTGCCCGGAGGAGGACCAACACCATTCGATTTGTTCTGCGGGCCGAAATGATTGACTACGAATTTCTCGTTCAGAAGACTGGGCTGGAATTCACAATTTAATATGCCTCTATGCCGAAGGCCTAGAGGCCAATGTGCGCGGTTACCGCGCAACCTCTCCATGAGAGACCTAGTCAATCTTGTACCTTTAGTTACGTAGCTGTCGTTTTACATCCCTTGGATTGAAAAAAGACGCTTCAACACGGTGGAAAGTGTCTTCTGGGTGTACAACGTTTCGCGAGGAGAGAACTAACCAAAGTGAAACCACTGATTACGTATTTCCTACACGGGTATCTCCGGCGGCTCTCGGGGATGCGTTGTTCCTCTTCATCCAACGAGTGCGTCCTACATAGGTAGGATACCCTGGTCCGCCGAAGGTGGAGAATAACTGCATGAAGTATCTTCATGCCCTCCCTTCACGAGAGGCCTAATCAGTGTTACTCAGTCAAAAGTCAGTGTTACGTATTTCGTATGACGACGCACGTTTTTCCATGTACCTTATTTTTTGGCGCCGGGGAAATAGTTCGTCGACAAATATTTTTTTTACGAAAAACGGTTTTGCGAGCCGCCGCCTGTCAAGAATTTTTGGTCGAGAAGCCAAGCGGCGAGCGAAACCGTAGCCGAAAACGTATGCGGTGACCGCATACAGCGCTACAAGCAAAAATGCGCAACTAACAAAACGGGACGGTTTCCTAATGGAATCCGGCGAAGCACCTCAAGCAATAACCATGCAGTGCGATGATTACAGGGCAGCCACCCAATGTCATCGTACCGACCGAATTATATGCTTGAAGCATTCTTCACACACTACCCGTCGGAGCTCCTCTTGTATGACACACTTTGGAGGTGTGCCTTCGAAGAAGGGCTTGACCCTGTAGGCCCGCTTCTGACTTTTGTAACAAATACGTTTTGTGAGAAAACCTATACCTGTCTTTTTACACCTGATACATTTTCCGAGAACTGGAACCATTCCTGCCCAGCACAACATGATGTGGGGGCAAGTTGTGGGTTCCATACACGAGCGAGAAGGGAAACCTACTGTTACCGACACTCTAGCCTGGGGAGGTCTTTCAAACATTTGTCTCCCCCGTATCGAAGCATGAGGAATATCATCCATTCTCTGAGTTGTTTCTTGTTACCTGCGAAGTAGACTTTTCTCATCCCAGCTCCTTTTCTCGTAATCTTTAATGGGTTCAGTGCTGATGATCATCCACCAACACGTCTCCGACCTTTTGTTTCTTTTTTTGTAACCGACCTTCGACTGAAAGGGTGTGTCTTCTTTGAAGGTGTAGACATACAATTTACGCTCCTGCTTGTGCGCTTCTTTGAGCAGATTGCGTATTCTTGGAGGGATGCCCCTGGGTGGGATTGCAATCTTAAGGTAATATTCGGACACCATATTCCTCCTGACATCTTTCTAAGTCTTGTTGGATGTTTGAGTCGTCACCACCTTGGGTGTAGACTCGCTTGGCATAAACGATAAAATGGCTTGGACGCTCCTCGGTTTCCCCTTCAAACACAACAGAGAAACCCAGTGGTGCTTTTGGAAAACAGCGTCGGGTTTCTTCCATTACCTTGATACCTGAGTGCAAGTTTACTGCCCATGCACCTTTAGGAATTTTGTATCTTTGGATGTCCGGGAAGTGACCAATTTGTCGCTGATTGCTTTCGAGGGGCATGAGGTATTCTTCGAACTCATCATTGTTAAACATCTCTTCCGCCAGACCACTAACATCCCAAGAGTAAACTTCGAAAGCTAAAATGATAAGAATCTTCTTCCAGCTACAGCCCTCATAGATTCCCGAATCTACGTGGTCTGGGTCTTGGTCGGAATGGTTAAGTACTTCTATGGCGCCTTGCCAAGTGGATTCACAGGTGCTGTCTATCAATGAATGCAGTTGGTCAGGGAGGTCTACGGCGTCTGCGAATTCATAAAATGGTTGGTCCTCGTTTTCTTTTTTCCATGCTTGCGCTTCTGTCTCCGTAAGGAGAGTAACTGCTGCTTCTCGAACTCGTTCGAGGTATTCTTCTTTGGTCATGGTGTACTCCGATTAAAAGAGAGAAGCCTACAGTTGAGGCTTAGTAGGCTTCATTCTCTTTTACCCTAATAATGCTTCTTTTTTTAGCGGTAGTGCAGGTGTACCCAGCCACCATCTTTGAGGTCAACGCGGACAAGCTGAGCAGTTTTTTCGACCTTCATGATTTCATTTTTAGGGATGACAATCTCCCCTGTACCAGTGAAAGGGTCCCAGCAACTGGGAAGCTTGGATATCTCTAGTGGGTTATTGAATTGCTCATACGTTTCCAAATTGGTGATGAGCTGTACCCGCGGGTCAGTCCGAAGCTGAGATATGTTTTCAGACATAACAAATACGTGGGTTCCTGCGCGGTTCAACTTATCTTTTCGCAAGGGAGAAGCTTTTACCTTTACTGGCTTTTGAGGCAATGCAACGAACAACACCTCTACACCGTTGTGGTCGAAGCGTGCTGCTCGGTAAAGTTCACGCCCAGTGCTAGGTGCAGGCGCCATACCCGGATACAGTGGTGTGTAACCACCCTGAGCATTTTTTGCACGCCAACGTTTTTGCTCACATGCTGGACACAATACGGGGAGGCCACCTGTTGTGATGAGTTTTTCTTCTTCGGGTGGTGGCTGAAAAAAATCAGCGCATTCTTGGCAGTACATAAGGTGCTACCTTCTGGCTAGGTGAGCCATTACTTCTTGGAAGTGTTCATCACAAGCAGGAATTTCATTCACAAAAGTAGTGGTGCAGTTACTGCACCCAGGCCATGCACAGTGATTCTTATCCACGACGTGTAAAGGAGCATCGTCGTGTAGTATCACGCGCACACTCACAGATTCTTTCAGACTTACTTGGTCTGTAAACTTTACCATGGTTTCTCAATTGTATGCCACGCAGGCAATGTAGGCAATGCCAAAAATGCTAACGTCTAAAACGGACCCATACCACGTTCCATGTTTTCCATTGTCATACGGATTCGCTCGATATCATGGGTGGCGTTGGTAAAGGGTAAGCTGGAAATGAGTTGTTTGCCATAACGCTTTGAACCAGCTGCACCAGGGATAACACGTGTGTCCAAGATGGCAGCGACGCCGAAGTCATCCTGGCGACGCATAAGACGACCAAGTCCTTGAAGCACGTCCATGACCATGACAGGGAAATACAAGCGCATGAACCAAGCTTTGCTACCATGGCGCTCGCTGACAATGTTCTTCTTCTCTTCCATGATTGGGTCTGCTGGTGAGGGGAATGGGACTTTGGGGATGATGACCATGCGGAGTTGTTTCCCCTCAACACTGATACCTTCCCAAAAAGACTTCGTTGCAAACAAGACGGGTTGCTTTTCTTCCTTGAACCAAGTCTCTAAGCTACCAGTTGATACCCCAGGCTCTTGGATTCGACATGGAAACTTCACGCGTTCTTTGACGCGCCTATACATCTCTTCCATCTCAGAGCGTGCAGAGAATAGGACGAAGGCACATCCCTTTGAAATCCTGATAAGCCTGGTGATTTCAACAGCGATTGCTTCGCTGTATTCCTCCATGGCTACCACGGGGTCAGGGTGCCTTGGCCACTGGTTGTTTGGGTGCATAGGTAAATGGCGTGGTAAGTACAGCATCGTACGCCCACGGTAATCAAACGGAGACGGAGCAACGAAGGTGGTGGTGTTATCGTCGAGACCCATTTCTTCTTTGTAGAAATTGAAGTCCCCGCCGATAGATAATGTAGCCGACGTTTGGATAATCACTTGGCTGAGTGGATAGAGATTTCGGCGTAAGAGGTTTCCAAGCATCACCGGAGCTCGCACCAAAGTGTGTCGGGGTTCTCCCTTCTTGGTGTAGAACTTCTCAACGTACAAAACACTGCCGGCGTCGGTGTCTAGTAACGTAGCGATGTTTTCCGCTGCTCGACCTACTTTGGCAAGTACATTTCGCAACTCAGGTCCGTTGAGTAGAGATGCTTCATCGACTTCACCAAATGATTCTTCATCAGAGGCAGCCGTTATACCACGTGCGTTTGTGTAATGAATCCGAGTTTCGGCATCAACACCTAAGTCATTGATGAAGTCTTCATCCTCTTGGTCATTACCACCACCCATCCCATCTAGTAACCAATTGATTCGTTCTTGTACCTTACCTAGTACAATAGCGATTCCTTTTAGGTCAGCTTCAAACAGTTCTGTTGCCGTGACTGTTTGACCTGAGTCACCAGTGTGTGCTTGAGCAGCACAAAAGAAGAGTGACCTATCTAACTCTGTCAGATCATGAAGGTAATCCGTGCCAACAGGGTCAGCTGCAAAGGCTGCGTCAACCTTATCAATAAGACGGCTCAGTGTTGTTTCTCGCAGAGTACTTCCGAAGGCTTTACGAAAATACTCTTCAGCTTTGTGTGCTTCATCCATGATGTAAATTTCGTGCTTTGGAAGTACCTTACCTCCAAGTTTGGCATTGAGCCCTACCAGCATATGATTGGCGATGATGATTTTCGCGTTCTGAATAGCCACACGAGATTTGACATAGCCACATTTGTCCTTCATGGCACAGCCCTTTGCACCAGTGCACTCTTCGGCAGAGACATCACTAAAATACTCAGGAGTGATAGCCCCTAATGGTTTGAGGGCTTCGTCAAGGTCTTCTTTGTCGCCTGTCGGAGTTTCTCGTGCCCACTCCATGAAAGCATCATGGACTTCACGCTGTTTAGCAGTTTTGAATCCGCCACGGGGTTTCAGTTTTTTGTGGGACTTGAGGAGTAGCTTAGGACACAAGTAGTGCCCTTTGCCTTTAGCAACAGCATATGTAAAGTCAACGGTGCCCTCAAGCTTGGTTGCCAAAAAGTCCAATGCGAACTTGTCATACTGATGCTGAAGCAATGTTGTTGCAGTGGATACAATTGTGCGTCTACCCGACAGAATAGCTGGGATAAGAACTGCAAAGCTTTTTCCAATCCCTGTCCCTGCTTCAGCTATGAGATTCGTGTTTGAACGAATAGCATCTTCAACCTTCTGCGCCATGTGTACTTGTTCAGAACGAACCTCGTCTACTATTTTTTTCGTCCCGTCACCGAGGAGGTCTTCCGCAGACAACTGGAGCGGCCCCCCACATTCGATGCAGCTCCTGCCTTCCGAGACGTACGGGGCAAAGACGTTGCAGGTTGGACACCACATGTTTTCTCCTTCGAGAGCTTGATATGAAATTGGTCTTCGATGGCTTTCTTTCCCCCAAACGACAATGCACCAGCGTGTGTAGTTGCCCAGTAAGCATAGGGGAGACAATCTTCTTGCTTTGGGCATAAACGATTGTATTCTGCCTTTGTGCACAACTTACAGGGAAACACCCCAGGTGCAGGGACGAGGTCATTCTTAGTTCCCCGAGCAAAAGGTATGAACCAGTTGTGCTTTTTTGCAGTGACACGAACCAAGCGTCTGTATCTTTTGCCGAACACAGGTAAATCTGGGATGCCACCTAAAGCATGATTGACGAACTCGTAATAGAGTACTTCATGTTTTTTCGGTGGCGGTGTCATTCGTGGTCGGACACACTTACCACAAGAACAACGATATACGATTTTCATGTTGATGGTCTTTCTAACCAGCCAGGAATAGCAAGCTTGAGATAACGCATGTGTGCCGTGAAGTCTTCACGTGAATCTTGGCGGCGTTGTGCATACGCTGGGTCCATCATCGGGAAGCAATACAAATTTCGTTCTTCCACGAAAATGGGCTTGCCTGCTAACTTTTTGATTGTTAGCTGACCTACTTTCTTTGAGAAGCCCAGCTTGTGTGCCATCACCATGAGTGCTGGTTTTCCCAAGGTGACGATGATGCGCGGTTGAATGATTTTGAGGGTTTCCAAAGTCCAGGGCCAGCAAGCTTCTGCTTCCTCTGGTAGTGTTTCTCGGTCTTCAGGTGTTCTGCAGCGCACGACATTGGAAAGGTAAATGTCGCTGCAGGATATGTTGTTTGCCCGTAAATTAGACCGTAAGAATTGACCTGGTTGACTAACGAATGGGCGTCCCTGTTCATCCTCGTATGTACCAGGGCTTTCTCCAAAAAAAGCAACCACAGAGGATTCATCACCTTCACCAGGGATTGATTGCAACCGACCTTGTCGGCATAAGTTACAGCGTTCACACAGCGCAATCTGCTGGTGAAGCTCATCCAGCTTACCCATGTGACCTCCGGTTAGAGGTGTTTGAGAACGCGAAGAGCTGATTCAATCGGAATTTTTTCACAGACGTGAGGTAGTGCAAAGAAGAGGATTGTGTCTGTACCTTGGCGTTGAGCTTTAATCATCACGTCATGAATGCGAGCTTGGGTGTTGAGTTTCACAATTTTGGGAGCGTCAGGCTTTCCTTTCATCATGCACATCTGTTCTAAAATTGAACGGTTGTGCGTCAAAGGAACCCCTCGCTTTTTTGTATCACTGATGTCAGCGAAAAACTTACCTATCTTCAAAGTGTAGATAGGCGGCTTGAGCCGACGGAGTACCACTTCGGGTAACACCGTTACGATTTCCTTGACTTGAAGTCCGATGTATTCAGGTGACTTCAAATCTGGATGGTCATCGGGAAGGTCAAATTCCCAAGCAGTGAAGTCTTGGAGAGTGTATCTCTTGGTTTCCGTAAAGCCACGCTCGTTCCAGAACTTCACTGTTTCTGGAAAAAATGTATGGAGTATCATTGTGCTGACTTGTCTGTTTTACGAAGAGAGCTCGGATACTTTGCGTAGCTCGTGTTTGGGTTTCACAGCAGCTTTCTTGTCGTTCCCCGGATTGGGCTGGCCATGAGCACCGATTCGTTGTTCCTTCGGAAGGTAAATTACGGTCTCATTGCAAAGGGGGCATTTGAAAGATGTCCCCACGTTTTCAGCAGTAGTCAACTTGTCCATACCGGCATGCCGACAGATAATGGTGATTTTGTACAACGATCGAGCTTTTTTTTGTGAGGTCATGTTTTTCTCCTATGGTTGGTCACTTGAATTCAGCTTCGTGTTCTCGAACAAACTGTTTGATTTCCGGAAAGGGCCAGCCTAAGTGACCAGCCTTGATTTCATCTGTAGCATTTTCTAAGCGCCGTAGCATATCTGCTTTGAATGGCCACATCTTGTAGTAACCCCAACCAGTGAACTGTTTGGCTATCCATTCAACTGTGGAGGGGTTAATGCTTCCGTATCGCCAAAAATTGACAGCCAGGTTCATTGTGTACCCGCGTAGCTCCCATTCCATACGCCAGTAGGCTGGCAGCGGTAGCACACAGAGGACACAAAGAACTGAGCAAGCTACTGTAACCCACCAAGGTAGGAAAAAGGAAGTAACTATGGCAATGAGTATGGCTAAAAACAAAAACAACTGTGGGAGTGCGTAGGAGATAGTGAACCAAACACCCTTGGTTTTCCTGTCCCAGAGATGCACAAACTCGTGTGCTAAAATTTTGACAGCGCGTTTTGGGTCGTTGGTTACAAATTCTCGGGTGGGGAAGTACACTCGGGGATAACGTGTGGTGGTGTAGGTCCTCATGTAGTTTCGGTTGAACAACCACACGAGTACGGCTATCACCTTTGAAGACCAGCTTTCGTTTTTGTACCGAACTTCAAATTTTGGGATGTGCACCGTGACCCGCTCTACTGCAGCTTCGAAAAGATTTGCCATGTGCGAAAACCTTTCATGATTGTGTTTTTGTGTCAAGTATTTACAGGGTAAATACTCCGCAATTACTTGTACCACAAGTTACCGAGAAATTCGTTTGATTCATCTCCAAGATAACCTACTATTCATGAAGAAGAAATGCGTAGGCTAAAACCATGACCAAACGAGTAAAAGGAGATTGACCATGACCGACATTGGAAACTTTGAAAGACCGAAGGAACCGAAAAAGGATGTCACGCCTGAGAGTCCTGCTCTGGGTGGGAAAGCCATCAAGGATTTCATTGCTGGTAAGGATGTTGCATCTTTGCTGGCTGATTCATCGGTGACGAAAGTTCCTGAAGTGAAAGCTGAGAAGGCCACAGCAGCTCCAATAAGTCGAGAAACTGCACTCGTTGGTGCTTTGGATGAATTGGCTGCAGCGCCAGAACTGACCTATGACCAAAAGCTTGAGCTGTATGGGCTGAGTAAAGAACAGGCCCTGGAAATCTTGGATTCGGTATTCACCAAGGGGTTCTATGAAAAAGAGTATAAGATTTCTGGGAACATCAACGTGACACTTCGGACTCGGATAGCTGAAGACCAAGACCGACTGCTCGTCAGGATTGAAGCTGAGAGTCCTCAATTTCCTGCCTTCGTTAGCAACCTGGTTTCCAAGTATAACCTGGCTGCTTCACTGCGAGTATTCAAAGAAAGGGATTTCGCAAAGGACACTTTCAAAGAACGTTACGACTATGTCTGCCTTTTGCCTGACATTGTTTTTCGTCTTCTCTGTGTGAAGCTGTCTCGCTTTGATCAAATGATGTTGGATGTGATGGATGAGGGTGCCATCGAAAATTTTTAATTTCCCCGTGGGGAAATGCTCGGGCGACCCTGCGTCTTCGGGGAATCGAGCTGCCTCAGCGGGGTTCATTCACAGACCGAGTATTGGTGGAGATGGTGCAACGAGAAAGATGGACCAAAATATCTGAGCTGGAAACCATGTTGATGGCCCAGGGATTGTTCTCAGGTGCAAAGATAGAAGAGGTACACAAAGCTGTGGGTGAGCTTACTAAGGAGTTCCGTGGTAGACTGTTCCACCAAGGATTCAGTGTTAGAAAGTTGGCAGATAGATTGACTCAGGAATTGCGAGAATTACGTGCCAACCAAAGTCGGCTCAAGAAGCTTGATGCCATGACGGTGTGAAATGCCAAGAACGCTTGACGAGATAATTGAAGCTCAAGGTGCTTACGCACAAACACCTATACCTCCGGTAGCTACCTACTCAACTCCTGGGTGGGGGCCGACGATGGGGTCATTGCAAACACCTTCGCAAGCTGAACTTATTCGCCAAGCGACACCAACACTCGCTCCCCCAATGATGTCTCTTTCTCAGATGAATGCTCACAACATGGCACTAGCCATGGGATCAACACCACAGGGATACTCGGTAGCACCGCCACCACCTCCTCCGTCTCCTATGACTCAAATCATGGCTGCTCATGCAGCTCAGTATTCCAACCCAGCGGCAGTCTCGATGGGTGCCGGCTTGGGAGCGTCTCAGGCTTACCTTGACCCACGTAATGCTCTGCAAGCTATGGGGCAAAGAAAAGCTCAGCAATTTGGTCAGGGTGTTGGGTCAGCCTTTGAGACTGCTGGGAATATCATGGGGTTTGTTCCTGGGATGCAGGCTGCAGGGCTTGGTTTGTCACTGGGTGGGGACTGGCTGGGTCAGCAAGTAGCTAAGATTCCTGGTGTAGAAGCATTTAATCGACAGTTGTACGGTTCAGCGGCACAAGACGTTTCGACCATGGCACAGTTGCAGCATGGAACTGCGGGCATGATGAACCTTACAGGGTCTTCGTCTGGATTGGGTGGAACGGGTATGAGCGCTTCAGGTGCGCTTCAACTCGGTCAGCAGTATCGGCGCCAAGCAACATCGTGGGCGCAGCAGAACCCCACCTTAGCCAAGCAGGTTGGTGGGGGTGATACTGATGCAGGTATGCAGCGTTACACCCAGGACTTGACCAAGCTGACCCAGATGGCAGGGGAAAGTGGTTTGCTGGATGCAGCTACGAATATTGACCAGATTGGGAGTACGGTATCGAAGTTGTTCAAGGTGCTGGGCACCATGGGCAAAATTACAGGGGACCCCGATTTCAAAAATAATTTGCGTGAAATTGCCAACATGAAGCAGATGGGCCTCACCATGGACCAGGCTGTCAATGCTACCCGGGACATGCAGCGATATGCCCGCGGTGCTGGAGTCACACGCGAAGAAATGATGGCTACTGGTGGAGTAATGGGCCAGCAAGCGTTTAGCCAAGCAGGCATGGCAGGCGGGGTAGGCATGGTCTATGGTGCCCAGGCGCAAATGCAGGCTCGTCAGCTGAGTGGTGCATTTTCACCCATACAAGAATCGCTGCTTGGTGGTCGAGAAGGCATTTCCCAGCGATGGGCCATGCAACAGGCGAACTTTGCTGCTGGCCCAATGAATTTGATGATGGGCGCTGCGATGTCGGCAGGCGAAGGTGGGATTGGTTTGGACGCCGGCAAGATGTCTCAAATGTTCAAAGGAGGCATGTCACTACCTGGAATGATAGGCCAGTCTCAGGGGAACCTGATGAAGGTCGCACGCCAGATGGCACAGCAACAAGGTCGGTCAGTGCAGGACGTGATGGGTGAATTGCAGGCAATGCAACCAGAGCTCCAGTCTGAGATGGCTCAGAGATTAGGGCCTGAGGGTATGCGCATGTTGCAGATGCAAACCATTTCGGCCTTGTCTCGACCAAGTTCCGAAGGTGGCATGGGCATGGGTCTGCACACTGCAGCTCAGCTCGTTGCAAACAAAGATCCTCAGCAAGCCAAGTTGCTTACAGGAATGATGACGAGCCCTGAGTTCTACGAACGTGAACGTGACCGGCTTGGACAACGTCTTGCTGATATGCGAGTAGAAGCCAAACAGGAACGTCTTAGTGAGAGTGCAGAACGTGAAAAAATGCGTGGTTTTTTTGGGATGGGTAAAGACGCTGCTGTTAGACGTGGTGTTCGTAGTATCGGAGAAGGTTTAAGCACCTTTGGTCATTTTATTTCAGCTGGAGATTCACGAGCAGCTGCAAATGCTAAAGAAGCAGAAGAGACTGCTCGATCTATGGCTGAACAAGAAGATGCTGCACGTGGTATCAGTCGTGTTCACTTGGGGCGTGCACTTCAAGGGAACACTAGCATTATAGAAGAAGGGACGGCTCGATTAAAGAAAGAAGAAGGGTTGGATCTTAGCGTGGGGTCGGGTGTAGGTAAGTTTGAACGCTTACGCCGCATGCAAGAGCGTGGGTATAAGAGCGACATTCTAAAAGGTATTACAGCGGGAGCATCGATAGAGCAGATTGAGCAGGCTTTAGATGCTGAAGGTAAAGGAACGAACATTACAAGGTTTGCTCAGAGTACAGCATTTAGCGTAGCCCGTGCTGGGGCGTCAGCAATGTCGTATCTTACAGACAACCCTATCAATGAACGCACTGTCGGACCAACTGGAGGAACTCGTCGGACGATAGACGAAACTTTGGAAATGGCCCAGGCCATAGAAGAAACTCAAAATGCAGGGTTTACAGACTTAACAAAGGCCATGCGACGAGACGAAAAACTTTTGACTGAAGCAGGTGCAAAATCTGGTGCAATATTCGCAATGAAGAAAACTATGCTGGCCTATGCTGAGCGTGTTGGAACTGGACAGGAAGGAAAAGTACTAAAGTCAGAAGCAATTCGAAAACATCTACGCGCTACTTTGAAAGCACAAGGACTTCCAGAAAAGGAAATTAATAAAATTCTAGCTGATAAGAACATGGATCATTGGAAAAAAATGACGATTGGAATGGCAAAAGAATTTGGTACCAAAGAAGCAAAAGCTGCAATTAGTGAAACCACTGCAGTGGCTGATAAGTTTTTTGATGGCGCTACAAAGGATATGCAAGAACGTTTTGATACATTCCAAACTGAGTATGAAGACGAGTTAGAAAAAGCGGGGGTTACAACAGATAAATTTTGGACTGATGCCATAGGTACAGAAGAGCAAACGGGCTTGGAAGCAGTACAAGGTGCTGAAAATGCTGTTGAGCGAGAAGCAATGGTGTTGATGGGTGTTCTGGCTGGTGGAAAAGATGATGGCATTACTGATGCTATGAAAAAGGAAGCCTCAGAAAAATTAGACAAGCTTTCTCTTAGTGATGACAAAACTTATGAGAAAGCAAAAAAGAAGATGGAAGCTTTACAAGAAAAGGGTGGCGATATTGCAGTTAAGACCGTAGGTAAGCTTGCCAAGATTGAACAAAAGTATACAGGGGGCTTGGCTAATTTACAGCAAGAGTTGGAGAAGGGGTATACAACCGGAAAAGGTCGTTATGCGTTGCCAGGCAAGGCAAGCATGGCAGCAAGTGAAGTAGAGGCTTTAGGAGGGACAATAAAAGATGGGAAAATAGAGCTGCCAACTGAGTCTGGCGTTGGTACTTCAAAAGCTGGAGAGATGAAAGTCATTGAAGGTCAAATCGCCAACCTATCAGAGATGAAAAAACAGTTCGCCGGTTTTGGAAAATCAGCCAAGACTTTACAGATTGCTGCTGATGCTCAACTCAAAGCTGCAGCTATGATGACTGGTAGAAAAGTAGCAGAGGTTGTAGCGGAATTTAATAAAGAGAACAAATCGAATTAAGGAAGGGTAGTTCATGGCTGACGCTGACGGTACATTCCCGTACAAACGTAGATTGGTATTAGCGAATGCTATCAATGTAGTTGTGCAGGTGAACGCCACCATTGTAGACAATGCTCGCAAGGGTAAGATTGCAGAAATTGGAATGCCAGGTATATTTGACCGTGCTTTCCTCATTCATCATGAAGCAGGCGTGTTGCCTGTCTATGATACGCTGTCGGAGGAGTAGATGGCCTACGGATCTGATGGTGATGGAAATGATTTTGACAATCTCATCGGAGGCGATTTTTCTGTAGCTCCCATGGCTGGTGAGTATAGAAAGGGTGTCTTTGCAGACTACCCTGCAATGACACCTAAATACACGCCCACCAATGATGACCGTAGCCTAGAAACAATGGCACGGCTTCTCGTCCCCATGTCTGGGGTTGCAGCTCGCAACGCATTCATCGCTTCATTTGGAAAGCCTGGCGCCTCGGAAGCACAGAAGCTGGCCAACGTGCTGGCAACAGTAGGGGGAGAGGCTGTTACAGAGCATAAACGTTACGGTCTTGGGTACATTGATTTCTTGTTGACCTCAGCAGTTGAGTCATATCAGGAAAAGGTTCAAATCGTTGATGTGCTTAGTGACAACTATGTGTCCTACTACTTTGGTGCGGCGCCATCGGTTTTTCAATATTCAGGGGTGTTGCTAAATTCCAAACAGGATGATTGGCGTTCAGCGTTTACTGTTATTTACAACGACATTATCCGAGGAACAGAATTGGCTCGACGTCGTGCCGTTGTAACTCTGGCGTACGATAATATGGCAGTCACGGGGACTATCATGAATATGTCCCAAAATTTTTCAGCTGATGGGCCATTTTATCAGATGGCTGCTTCTTTCAATTTTTCTTTGTTGGTGCAACGGATTGACATAGAACGGATATTAGATAGCAAGTCAACACAGCTTAAAGACTTTCCTTCATACATAAAACCAGGAGAGTTTGCCACGCGTCAATTTGAAGTACCACCAAAGACCATCCGTACTACAGGGATGCCTTCAACTCAGACCGTTGAGCGAAAAAAAGACAAAACCACAGAAGTTTATAACATAGTAGATATGAGTGACTCAAGCGACGTACACGGAGCAGGCAGGACATCTGCCGATGATGAATTAGACAAAATTGATGCTGACTTGGGTGGCCAACAAAGCATTCAAGACCAGGACTACTAGGAGAAAGACATGGCTTACAAATTCAAAGCAGTAACCGTGAACAACTGGTCTGCACTCAATGAAGCACTGCGCGACTTCCTTGTGACAGACGTGGGGTGGACGGACGAGACCCCTGCCGGCCAAGATGACGAGATGGGTGCTGGTGATTTCCACAGTATCATTGGGCATTTTTTACGCTCTGACGGGGAAGACGGAAACCAAGATGTCTGTGTTCACTTAGGCGCTATGCAACCTAGCGACTACAGTTATGACTATTACCGGGATTGGGTATTACCCCCGGTTTCGTACCTTTCGAGTGGTATTGGGACTGGAGACGTGTCTGCCACGGTAGACGACGGAACGGAGTACTCTGGCGTGCCGACAGCCTTTGTTGCGCGCATTGACGATGAACTCGTGGATGTCTCTGTTGTCGCAGGAAACGTTCTGACTATCGCGCGTGGTAAGTATGGTACTACCCCTGCGACGCACACACAGGGGGCACCAGTTTTGTGTTTGAAGCAGGGTAAACCTGTTATCGACGTATGTGCATTCCAAGATTTGTCAAACGCTGTTGTTGCAAGCAGTGGTACAGGCACACTCGGAACAGATAGCGTTACCAACGTTCCTGGGTTGTCTGGGTACCGCACTGACCAGTTCAACTGGCACGGGATGCTCAGGGTTGTGGACGGTCCTCATGCTGGAAAGATGCGCCCCATACTAGACTATGTTTCAGCTGGAGGAGATTTTACCTACGCACCATTTTTGACTACACCAGGTGTTGCCAACGTAGACGTTGTCTCAATGGGATTTTTGCCTACCATGAGTCGGCGTATTGGAGAAGGGACAACGTCTTACCTTACTCCGCGCGTGAACGTAGAAAACGCAGGAACTGACACCCCCTGCTGGTTTTACGGGTCCAAAGATGCGTTCTGGGTCATTACGAAAGTCGGGGGCACAATGTACGTTATGTACACGGGAAATCTCATCCCCTTTGCTTCGCGGGATACAACGATATCCGTGGGAACTACAACAGCAGGAACAAATACTATCATGGTTGCAAACAGGCACCTCTTTACTGAGTCCGAAAAGTTCAGGATTCTTTCGCAGAACTACGCAGACTGGGCAACAAATCAGGACCGCAGCGCGGCAGGAGAAGATGACCTAGATATCGAAGAAATACCCTCTGAAGAATTTGTGGTACAGAGCATTACACCTGGGACGGGGGACGCGGGTACGCTGATGCTGAGTGCTAATTTACAATACACGTATTCAGCGGGGGCAGTAATCGGTGAAGATCCACGGCCAGCAGCAAGTCTTGCTTCCGGTTACCAGAGTATTCATTACGTCACTAACCTTGCAACAACCGACTGCTGGCTTCCTGTTTATTTCTGGATGAAGAAAGATGCAATTAGTGCGCATGCGACTCATCGTCAAACGAGCCGCTCTGTCCACGTTAGTGGGGATCCAACAACGCCGGACCCAGTTAACTTGGCTTCGCGTGGTAGGGGTCTTTGTGCTGGTGAAATAGGCCCAGATGGAATTTATGCTTCTGGAGGCAATGATAGCGCTTTTTATGGTTACGTGAATGACCGACCGACTCTGGGTCTGTGGTCATTAACGAATCAAGAAGTTCAAGAAGCGCTTGGGATTGTGCTATCTGTCAAAGGAACGTTTCACATGGCTTGGTGGATACCCTATGAATCCGGCTACCCGTTCGGCATGGCTACTGAAGATACTGTGAAAGCTCGTTGGGGGTCAGGTTACGAAGAGTTCAGATTATTTGGAAACAACATGATTTTTGGCCCTGAAATCTCGTAGGAGAATCCGATGGCTCTTATGGGTGTGGTAAATCTGATTATACCAAAAAAGGCGTCTGACATGGCGGACGGCGTTGCTAGTGGCCTTGTGCTGCTGCAAGTAAGTACACGCACAACCGAGCAACCGAAACCCTCATCGTTACTGCGCGGCCGTGTGAACATTCAGCTCCCGAGGAAGAAATGACCCTAAAGGGCGTTGTCAACTTATTACATCTGGAAGGCGCAGAGGTCCCTGCAACAGACCCCGTGGTCACGCTGGCGTTGTCGATAGCAGACGATAAGATACGTGTGTACTTCGACCAAGCAATGCGTGCGACGAATCCAGGAAACAGTGATGACGCCCTCAACCCAGCCAACTACATAATTACCAGCAGTCTCGGTGTTGCACGGAATGCTGTTTCTGTCGTGTTGACTAGCGGGTCTCCGACTATTGTTGAAATCACGCTGAACGGGGAAATGACAAACGGAGCCGCTTACTCTGTAACGGTGTCTGGGGTACGAAGTGTCTTTGGTGTGGCGTTAGACCCTGTGCGAAAAAGCGCTAATTTCACAGGCCAAGGTACAGCGCCTGAAGTCAGTTCAGCTTCAGCGTCTTCTGCTTCTCAGATAATTGTGAATTTCAATGAAGACATGCGTAACAATTCTGCTTTGTTGACCCCGTCGAATTACGTAATTGGAGGGTATGCTTCGATAGTAATTTTGAGTATTACCAGGAACAGCAGTACGCAGGTAACGCTCCTGGTTGAAAACACCATGAAGACAGGAGCGACGTACTCTGTAACAGTCAGCAATGTGCAAGACGTTTCCTACAATGTCATAGCATCACCAGGTAATGTTGCGTCGTTCATTGGTGTTGGAGATAATCCAAAGCTTCTATCAGCTGCTATTCCTGTGAATTCAGAACATGTACGTATTCAGTTTTCGAAAGATGTCATAGGGTCTGAAGGTGCTGACCCAGCTAACTACGACATCAGTAGTGGCGCATTGTCTGTACTTAGCGTGACTCAGGAAACTGGAGATACTTTTTTACTCACAACGAGTGCTCAAACCGCGGGAGTACTCTACACTATCACTGTGTATGAGCCTTCACTAACACCACCCCCAACAGGTATTAACGACCTAAATGAAAACACGGTATCTCCACCAAACAACGTAGCAACTTTCTATGGGCTTGGTGTTTCACCCCCTCTGATTGAAATGGAACCACCTGATGCGGAGTATGGCCTCGCAGTGCGAACTCCCTTGCGCGTTCTCTTTCAAGATGTAGAAGAAGATTTCTCTGGCATTCTTAAGTCATCTATTTGGATACAGGCATCCTATGTAGATACCAACGGAGTAGCGCAGTCCTTTTACTGTGTAAAAAGCGGAGACATCAAGCCTCAGTGTATTGGCACAGAAAGTGGTGATGCACTAGGAGTTGAAGGTATCTTCTATGAACTCTTACCAAGAAAAGGACGTTGGGAACCAAATACTTGGTACACGGTTCAAGCGTTTGCCATGGACCTCGAAGCTTCCTCTAACATGGTGCAGCAATCTTTCCGAACTACGAACTTGTCTTGTTTTGAGGATATTGTACCAGCGCCAAATATCATTGATACCAAACTGACTCGCGCACTTCCCTATGAGAATTTAGAAAAATTACGTGGGGTGCTGATGCGGTCTTGTACTACTTCGATAGACCCGAACATACAAGCTCGCACTTTACTTCATGTTGCGTCTATTACTGGGTTACGTGTGGTTCTTTCTCGGTATGTAGATTTCACTCTTGTAGATGGAATCTTGTTGTGTGAACGGCAACCCATTTTACAGATTCAACAAGCTTTGATGCCATACTGGGGACTTGTTGGTGCCGCACTGGTGGAGGTGCCTGCTATTTCTCATGAAGCTCGCGTACTGCTAGAGCAATATACCAAGAGTTCTTCCGTCGTATATGCAGTCAATGCAATTGCCGCGGCTGTGGTGTTGGCTGCAGTAAAACAGGACGACTAACATGACGTCAATTGGTTTCACAGAAAACCGAGCGCATGAGGCGTCTTATCTCGTGTACATAAATGGGATTGAAGTTCCTGTTCAAGGTCTTGAAATAAACATGGGTGTCAACTCTACTCCAACAGCAACAATACAAATGTTACCAGACCCCATCATTGCACGCTTGGGAGCCGAAGACCGTGTAGAGGTTGCAGCCTTTTATCTGGATGACATCTACCCAGACATTAACAAAAAAGGGAGTAAGCCAGATTTCCGTTTATTGTATGAAGGGGAAATCACAGGTCGAACTTACTCAAACACTCCAGCTGGTAGACAGATTAGTTTCAGCACATCCAACTTTCTAAAAATTATGCATGACCTACGGCCGGCTTACATCAGTGGTCCTACTTCTTTGGCGATGCACATCGTTAGCCCTTCACAGGGAAACGAAGCAACCTTCATTACTGACCCCATGTGCTTTCCCTGGAATCGTTTCTTTTATGGGATGAATCCTCAGAAAGAAGAGCTTATTCGACGACCATATGACCTTATTATGAACGTTCTAAACTCTGTGGTTGGCGAAGACGAACAACAGTTACTAGGCTCTGTGGTCTCAACAAACTTCTATGCTCGCTACATGGCACGCACAGGTTTTGTGAATCGGTTTTTACCTTCACCTCTTATTGAAACGGACATCCTGTCTCAAGATGACGTAGAAGGTGTGTTTCCTATCTTACGGGCTGTGAGAGATTCACAGATTGTAGAGACGTTGGCTCGGGGTGCAGCCCAACCCGGTGGCAATGACGCAGTTTGGCCAACCATACAGCAGATGTTTTTGCGTATGTACTACGAAGTGCTCGCAATTACTACGGCGCCCATTGCTCAGGTAGAACGCACACCGGATTCAACTACAAATGGTGTGGTGCTTGGTCCTCCAGAATTTCTACTGGCAAGCGAAGCTGAGCAAAAAGCACAACGAGATGCAGAAGATGAAGCCTACATCTACCGTGAAGCCTATGACATGGCACAAGCAGAAATGGACGCAACTACGTCAGTAGATGAAGATAGCTACACCATTGAAATGACTAAGCTTGTGGATAAGTACGTGGCCCAGCTAAGTAAAATTTCACTACAGGAGCCTGCAGAGTCATTGAAACCTAATTGCATTTTGAACTACATCACAAAGCCTCAATGGTTATTTGGTATTGCTCCTTCATGCAATGTGGTGTTCCCTTCGATGTTACAACAGCTTCAGTTCCAGGAAGATTACGCCAGCCAACCTACACGTCTTTATGTAAATGACATGTGGTACTCGGAAATGTCAGGCGGAAACAATCCTGCCATGGATGCAATTGCCACAATGCGTGCAGGATACCCTGACCAAGTGCAACGAGAACTCGACAAACGGTATGGTATTGGTGTTGCTGGAATTTCTGGAGATGTGACTGTTTCAGGTAAGAATTTCTTGGTGTGGCCAGAAGAATTTTACAAAGGACCACAGCCAGATAGTATTCGATTGCCTAATTGGTTCACAATGCTGGCACAGTACATTCAGACCAAGCAAAGCAAAGAACAGCAACAAGCAGCTACAGCACTTACTGATTTAACTGCAGCCAAGAGTACTGGAGATGACATCCAGGAAAAACTACAGAAGCTCATTGATAGTGGGATTATCCCTCCGCAAGTAAAAGAAGACGGGAAATACTCTGTTACTAAAATAGAAGAACAATTGAAATTGCGGGCGAGTGACCAAAATTCAGCAATGACAGCTCTTCGAAAAGGTTATGCACGCTACGAGTTTTTCCGAAAACGTGCAAGCTGCCGTCAGGGTGCAGCTATCATGACGTTCAATCCCTACATTGTTCCGGGCTTCCCCGCTTTCATTTTCGACGACATGATTACAGGTGAGCATTTAGTCGCTTACATTGTGGGCGTGACGCATTCACTAACTAAAGATAGTTGGTCAACACAAGTCACTTTTACATATGCCATGTTGCTTGATGAACTATTCCAAGAAGTTTTTGATGCTCGTGTTGGAAACACAGCTTTTGGGGTATTAGAGAATCAAGCTGCAGCACCTGTAAATCCTATTGAGCCTTTGAGAGCCGTTCTTCAAGAACAAGAAAGTGCCGAGGATTATTTTAGCCTTTTGTTTCACCAGAAGGCTGATTACGCTGGGGTAAAAACATGCGCGTTTGACTTTGCAAATGCGGTTGACCTGGTAATGCCCAGTGGAGAAGCTTACCCTTACAGTGATATCTTTGCAGAATCTAACGTGGTGCAACAGTCCCAAAAACGACTTGAAGAAGAAGAAGATGCCAAAGCGGTGATTGAGGCTCAAATCACAGAGTACGCAACGGCCCTGTCTGAAGAGTATGGTGTTAAATATTCAGACTTTGCAATCCTCGGTGATGAGGATGTTGATATCTTGGAGGCTGAAGTTCAAGCAAAGGTAGACAACTACACTTTGAGTCTGTGGGATGACTACGAGAAAAGATATGGGGAGGAGCAAGCTACTACCCCAAAAGCAAAGATTCCCAGTGATTTGCTTCAGAAATACGTTGCCGTTCAACCTTCCAGTGCTTTTGCTGCAATGTTTCGAAACCATACCAATGCAATGCGTTTCGTGGCTCGACCGATTTGTACGTTAGATGAGTACATTGCTTTTCGTGGTCGACGTGGAACAAAGTCTGGTACAGTCACTGCAACAGACAGTGTTCAAGGAAAAGGAGCTATCTTTTACGAAAAGATTTTGAACTTGGTGCAAGGGCCGGGAGACCCTCCAACATTTGACCAAAATAACAACTTGCTCACTCCCTTGATTGCTGATTTACCAGACACTAGGGCAGACTGGGAATCACGTTTGAAAGCTTATCGTCAAAAGGTTCTTTTCAAGCGCGCTGGTTGGCGTCATGACCGGGAGGATGTATGAGTTACAAGGAACAAGACTATGCTCTTTGGCAAACTTGGAAAAAAGCGCCAACAGACAATAACGCAGCTGCATTGCTAAACCAAGTGAATCCCTTAGTTCAAAAGGAAGTGAATCGCTGGTCAGGTGGAGAAGGCACTCTTGCACGCCCTGCCCTGGAGCTTGAAGGGAAACGCCTAGCGATGGAAGCAATCCATTCTTACAGCCCGACAGGCGGAGCAGCGCTTGCAACGCATGTGACGAACCGCTTGCGTAAGTTGTCGAGAATCAATTATACCCATCAAAACCTCGCACGGCTACCTGAGTACAAAACGCGCAAGTTTCACACGCACAACATTGCAAAGTCCGCCCTTGAAGACAAGCTGGGTAGAGAGCCTACCGTAGATGAGCTTTCTCAGGAACTTAGCTGGCCCAAGCCCTTTCTGCAAAACTTCCAAAGGTCGATGCGGAAAGAACACGTTGAAAGTGGTGTGCCGGCTCCCATTTTTGATATTGATAATGGTGAGTCAGGCACCATTGACTTTGTCTACAATGATTTGTCCCCAATGCAAAAAAAGATATTTGAACACACCACCGGGTATGGGGGTGCACCGGCTTTGAAGAACCCACAACTTATGCGAAAATTGAAAATGACTCAAGGGCAACTCAGTTATCAAAAGCGTTTATTAGTAGATAAAATTCAAGATGTTACAGGGGGTGGCATTACATAATGACGCACTGCGTCATCTAATAGGACGAGTTTGAAAAAACGGGCGCAACTAAAATCTTTAGGAAGTGGAATTCGATGGCAAAAATGATTACAGACGATCTGGTAGCAACAGGAAAGTCTCCTTCAGATGAGGAAGATGCTGCTCGTACGGAGATTGTTAAGCAATACGAAAGACTTGTTCGCGACAAGATGACACAGATTACGAAGAACGCGAGCGCTTATGTAAACAACCGTACGAATTCCAAGAGTGGAGTGTCTCCTGAACTTCGTAAGATTCTAAAAGGGGCTACGTTTATTGCCGCACACTCTACACGTTTCCGCCCAGGTGCTTATGTAGTTGAAGAAACAAAATACTTTGTGCTTCATCGTCCTGGTAGAGTTGCCAAGGCTGCTCGCTTAGACAATCTTATCCGGGAATTTGTTCAGGCAAACAGAATAGCTTCAACACATTTTATTATTGGTCAATCAGGTGCGCTTATCCAAATGGTAGACCTGGCTGACTTGGCCTTTCACACAGGTACTTCAAGGTCTCCTTTGAATACTGAAAGCGTTGGTGTGGAGATTGAAGGCGCTGTAGGTCAAGAATTTACGCCGGCAGCTTTGGAAGCAGTAGCTCAATTGATGGCTACCATTGCAGCCATTAGTGGAATGCCTATCACGGACAAGACCGTATTCAATCACTCGACTCTTCTTCCTAATGAAAAAGTTGATGCCTGGATTACTAAGAAGTCTAAGGGGGTCGTGACTGACTCGAAATTAAAACAACTCATTGCTCGTGCAAATGAATGCCTTACAAAGCTTAGTGCAACACCACCAACCGGAGGTTATTACCAAGCTCCCTTCGACCCTCGTGCCGATGCAGCAACGAAGGTGGGAGAACTGATGGCTTTGGCAGCAGCGCCGGGGACATCATTTCTGGAGATGTCTCGGATACAAGGAGCTGCAGCCGCGCAGGCAGGGCTGGCACGTGGTATGGCTTACAGTTTCTTAGACCGAGGAGCATTCGGAACCAACGCAGCTTTGTTTGCTATGGGTGCAGTGGAAGAAACGGGAAGGTCGTTAGCAGCTTTTATCAGAGACAACAACATCAAAGCAGTTCCCACACCACAAGAAAACAATGTAGGTGTGTTGTATAATCCCGACACAGGAGAACTGAATGATGGGAAACCTCTATGACCATTAAGACCTTTGACATACATTTTGAAGGTGTACCACAAGAAGAGCTAACGGGTATTCAAGGTTTGACGTTTGGTGCATACTCTAAAAGTATTGGTGTGCGTGGTGTACAGAAAATGGTAAATCGTTTTCTCAAGTGTATGCTAACAAGTCTTGGAACCGACCTGTCTGATCCTGATTATGGAACACCTTTGGCCAGTGCTTTCCTGGGTAACGTTGACCGTGGTACTTTAGTTACGCTTGCAAGGAGATCAGTTATTGCAGCGGAAGCCAAGGTCAAAGAATACGATGCTGAGTATGCCTTGAATGATGAAGAACGCTTGTCCGTAGCCAGGATAGATGACGTTTACACAGATGATTCATTGAATGGTGTATTCTTGACCATCACCTTAAAGAATGTCGCCGGGGTATCTGTGAAGGTTTTGCTACCCCAGATTATGGAGTAGGCAATGGCTGAAACCATTACCATCACTGAGCAAGATCGTATTGATGCTGAAAATATTTTGGAGCAGTTTCTTACAGATCGTATGCCCGGTGTTGACTTCAGTAAGGGCGGAGCTCTACGAGATTTTGCTGTGGTTGCTCTTGGAAATATCTTTGCTTACCTTCGGTCGGAAAAGGATACCATCCGAGCACGACAGTCTCTCCTTTTACTGGGTAAACTAGCAGGAACTGACGTCGATGATGCAGTTGATGAGATACTTTCCAACTGGTTTATTTTCAGGAAGCAGGGTCGGTATGCCCGGGGAAACGTGGTCATCTATTTTAGCCAGGCTACAGATGTAACCGTTCCCATCACCACAAAGTTCTACAAAACGACTGGCTTAGTTTTTGTAGTAGATGCAATAGACAGTCTGTTTTACGCTGAAGAAGATATGCTCCCCATCATTGACTCTTCTGGGGCTATTGTGGCGTACACAATTGAAGTGCCTGTTGTGGCTATCCGTACCGGGGTTGCATACAACATTGATGAGGGTTCGTTTGTAGACTACACCCGCTTCAGTCCTTACGTTACACGGGTAGAAAATGATGCAACCTTTTCGGGGGGAGGTGGCGTAGAAACTACATCTGAAATGCTGAGCCGATCAGAAACAGCCATTACAGTCCGGGACCTCAACAGCGCACGCTCCATTGATGCAACTTTGAAAGACAATTTCAGTGAAATAGACGATGTCATAGTCATTGGTTATGGCGAACCTGAAATGATTCGGGACTTAGTTCTTGAAGGAGCAACTAACACACGCATCCATGCAGGTGGTTATGTAGATGCCTACTTGAGAACACCCATCTTAGAAGCCCGAACGTTCAGTGGGATTGTCGGAGGAGCATTCACTGACCCCCGAGAAGGGTACTATGCTTTCCGAGATCCTTCTATCGTGAATGCAGCATCGGGTATCATCCCCGAAACGAATTTTGAAACTTACAACATTCAGCCTGGTGACATTCTGAAATTTGATAATGCCATCGAATCATATGAACCAGACATGTTCATCATCAAAGAGGTATCCCCTTACGGGTTGTTTGTTTCCCGCCGTTCACCTTTTCCGAGAGCCATGCCACTCGTGGCTGGAACTTATACGGATGGTGACATCAGACGTGACGGTGCATTCAACAAAGTTAAGAGTGCTGGTACACCAACACCAGATTACACATTTGTTGATGCTGCTGTTGAAGACGGTGGAGACATTGGAAAATACATTCGAGTCGTGTCTTCTGCTAACCCACGAGAAAACTTGGGTACGGGAAAAATATTGTCAGTGGATACAGGTAACAACGAAGTCGTCGTTGACGGCTTCTCCTATGACTTTGTTACGGAGACTGCGCTAGAGTGGCAGCTGATTACACGACCCGTTGCTTACACCATTGGTGATAATTCTCCTGACTACAACAACAAGATTAGCGCAGGTCCCAACGGGTCTTTCACAGGAGACGTACGATATAGTGGGCAGTTCACGAAAACGATTCAGAATGATGGGCGTATCTTGTTGCCAGCTCGTCCTATTTATCGAGTCACGGATGTATCTATGCCTGGGGGCGCCTACCCAGGAGGAATTGTCGATACTGATGGTCGTGTACGTTTTCCAAATCGAATCAACGTAGAACCAGTGGAACAAATTACAGCTGCTTACTTGGAATTCCGTCTTGTAAGTCACAACCCAGAAGCAGCACAGTCAGGTTGGCAAGTGACTGAGTTAGATGTTGGGTGGGAGAACACCATTGGTGACCCAGAGAATAAAAAGTACTTCAATGACAGTGTGCTGACGGTCACCTATGATGCCCTCTCTGGGTATGATTCCATCTGGGCATTCATGGTAGGAACTGACCGACGCATTTTGTGTGGCAGTGTTATTCCCAGAGGCCTTAATCCTGTATACCTTACCCTAGAAATAAGGTATCGACTAAAGCAATCTGCAACGACAGCTTTGGATGAGGCTGCTGCGAAGACTGCGCTCACCGAACACGTAAACACCTTTAGTACCAAGGAAAACATCGACATCTCTGATATCCTTACGTTCATCAGAGAAACATACTCAGAAATTGGCTACGTCGAACCCACGGAAATTTATTACCAGCTGCTGGCTCCAGATGGTAGAATCATTTACTTCAAAACGAGTGGTGAAGTTTCCATGGATGCAAGCTACATCATCGACCCCAACACGGATGCAATACCTAATCCAAATAACCCATTAGCAGACCGGTATCGTTTAGATGAACCCCTGAGCCAGGGTGTAAGTGACAACACCGTGCGCTACCTCACCGTTGCTGACCTCATTACATTCACAAACCTGGAGGGGTAGTATGGCCAACATTTCTGAGAGCAAGACCAATTTCATCCATGGTCTTAGCGATCTTTGGACTCGGTTCTTCAAAGACCACGAACAAATTCGTGCGATGTATGAAGGTACTGAGATACTCATTGGACAGGCCTATTTGGAATTGGTATCAAGCATCCTCAACATTTCTGCACGAGAAATACCTGTGTTTCAGAAGGAGTTTTTCAAGCTCATCACGGTGCGTGAAGACCACGTTACCTACCGACCGAGTGATAGTAAATTTTTGTTTGAAGTAACTTCCTACCCAATCAAGGGTGCTTCCTTTTTGTACAACAAGATATTCGACCCTACTACTATCTTGGAAAAGAACATCGACTTTAGTGTCGATAGCAGTGGAGAAGAAGATTATCTAGTATTCAATGATGACCCGTTTGATTGGGATGGTGCGGGGAACCCAATCCCAGGTATGGCTTCGCGTGTTGTCCGGGTGGTGGATGATGATGGAACAATTCATACAGAACGAGAATTGGCTATCTGGATTCCTGATACCCAAATTGACCAGTATGATATGTACCTTACTTATGGGTATCTGATTAAACGTTTTGAGCCTTCATCGGAAGCCTACCGGGCACTCATTCAAGGTGTCATTCAATACTTCGTGCTCGGCCCCACAGTGCAGCACCTGACGAGTGCCTTGAATGTCATCATTGGCTTACCTGTTATTCGAGAAGATGGAGAAATCCTTCAAAGCGTAGACACCTCAGACGTGCGGTACCAGGTAGTAGTGACGAATGAACGACGCTATCAATTTGATGTATTGATACCCTTGCGAGATGATGTGTTGGATGAAAGTAACTGGGGAACATTAGAGTTCATTTCTTTTGAACACCTGTCTAAAGTGTTCTCTGTCTACGATTACATCCAAGACCCAACGTGGTGGTTTGACACTACCGTCCCACCCACCATTCTCCCAGATGAATCAAAGAGTCGGCGGGTAGTAGACCCAGACTTATATGAAAACCAAGTAAATAACCCCCCGGGCCTTGTGAAGATTGGCGACCCCGGGTTCTTTGTAGGCGCAGACGATGATGGCTTCGTGCCAGTGTCAGGGCGTCCATCTTTCCGACATCTGTTTTCCTATGTCGTCTTCGAACGGTTCTTGCGGCATCACACTTTTGCTGTTGTGTTTGATAGCCAGGTGCTGCTTAGTGATATCCTACCATTTCCAAGGCTTGATTTAGATGTTCGGCAAATCATTCTTGTGGGGAAGTCAGCGTATACCCTTTTATATCTGGAGCCTGGCCTTGTTTTCTCTGACCGAATATACATTGCACAGGATGACAGTACTGACGTGGATATCAAGGCTTCGGTACTGTACACGGAACAGATGTCAGCCATAGATGGGAGCCTCAAGGTAGGGGAGAAGTCTTGGAAAATTGGTGACTACTACTACTATTCTGTCGGGGGTATCACTGTAAAGAATGAACTCACCGACCCAATTGTTACTCGATTTGAAAATGGAAAGACCCCAATTTCTCTTGGGGGTATTGACCCAACTCATCGAGTACGAGAACTAGCCACTGGTGTAGGAGACTGGGGAGGAGTGGTACCAACAAACACCCTCGATGTTGGGGCTGACGTGTTTGATTTTGGGGACGTGGGACGTTGGGTTCGGAAGGGCTCAACAGGTAATGAATACCATGAGATTATTGGCATTCAATCAGCTCAAGTTGTTTTATTAGATGCTGCTTTGGCTGCTGACAACGATGACTGGACTCTTTACGCCTGCGAAAATGGGCATGAACGCCTGAGTGCTATTGACTGGGGTGTTCAAATTCAGGTTTACTAGGAATTCCTTGATTCGGTACGCAGAGCGTCCTACTATTCTGCCAGGAGAACAGAATGCAATTCGTAGACAATGTTAAACTCAAAGGTCATGTGTGTGTTCGTGTTCTGGACGCAGTGAGTGGTGCTGAGCTCTATCGAGAAGAGAAATCAAACCTCGTATGCATTGGAGCTCGACAAGCTATAACCAGGCTCATTTCACAGGCAACCACGCCAGATGACTATGAAGAAACAAAAATCTGGGCTATCTATGCAGGCACAGGTTCTACCTCACCCGATGTCAATGATACTACGTTGGATGTGGTGGCTTTCAAAAAAGCCTGTGACCAACCTTTCTCAGTCAACCTTTCTACTGGTGAAATTGAATGTCAAATGACGATTGAATCAGGGGAAGGTAATGGCTACACTTATCAGGAGATAGGCCTTTTTTCTCGTGGTAATAACGATGACCCTACGGCTGTAGGTATTACTGGAGTATTGATGTATGCAAGACAGCTTCACGGTCAGCTTGAAAAAACCAGTTCAATCTCCATCGAATACACTTGGCGCTTCCAGATCCTGTCGTAGAAAGAGGGAACTTACATGCCGCTCGACTATTACGTTCAGAATAAAGACACGGGTTTCAATTACAAAGAAGCTATCCAACCGGTCAAGAACGGAGAAGATGCGAACGAGGATACCTTCGAGCGCCCTTCGGAAAACTTACGCACACGTACTGAAGATGTGCGCAAGCAGTATGACCTCTTAGAAGCTACTGCCGCTTCTGACCGTGCACTCACCATCATGGCTGATGTTGATGCTCATGTTGCTTGGGATAGTGTCACAGGTAAGTTTGATGTGAACGACAATGGTGGCACACCTGCGGCACGTGACTTTTACATCATCCCATTGCTGTCTCTAGCTGAAGGTGGTGGTGGAGCTCCCGGGTCTAGCGTACCAGCTACTTATGTGTACTATGATGCAGTGGGTGGAGGGGCGTTCACCATTGAAACAAATGCCACGCTTCGCGACCACGGGGATGTTATTGCTGGTCGTCGAAGTGGTGCCAACAACGTATTTGTTCGAGTGGATGAGAGTACTCGCACTACCGGTGGTGTAGTCATCAGTGTTGAAGGTGCTTCTGAAGTTGGACCAACCTTCCCCGCTGATGGCCCAGTGATTATTGTCATCGAGATGGAACTGGGTGGAAATACTGCAGCGGATATCATCGCTGCTCTCCAAGCTGCTGGTACTCATGATACCTACATCAATACCGGAGGAACAAAAACTTTAGTATTGGCAGCTGGTGATTGCACTGCAGAAGTAACCCAACGACGTTTCGGTGATGGCGACATCTATGATGATGGGCTGGGTAACATTTACCACAGCTATGGTGCCATGGACCCTGAAGGAATTAAGATTGACAACATAACACTCTCTTCGTTTTTTGCTACAGCAGGAAATGAACTAGGTGAAGGTGATGTCCTCGTCGTTAATTTTACCGGCGCTGATGACCGACTCAACAATCAAACTGACTCAACGATGACTGGGATGCTGAAAAAGTTGACCAGTGTTGCTGTCCCAGACAGGGATACGTGGCTGTTTGAACGCCGGCATATGGTGCCTATTTGCAAAGTATTCGACGGTAACCTTTATTTCTTGAGCGGAGTCATGTTTGAGTCAGGGAAACCGGGGCGCTTGATACCAGACCCAGGTGATGTTTCTGAGCTGCGTGCTGAGTATGAAGCTCACATTGCTGGGACTGCTGACCAGCACGCAGATGCAGACATCACAGCTGAAGCTCATGCTGGTACTGGGGATCCCGCCGTTACGACACTACCTGTTACGCTGCCTGCCGCGAGTGAGGTTCGCACTCACATCAGTGAACTGCTCAAGACCATTGACCGTCACATGGATGCAACTGTGCCGAATTTTCAACATTCAGACACAGACATCACTGCCGTTGTAAGGACAGACAGCCCGCGGTCTTTGTCCGTTGGTTCGCCTGGGTCTCAGCTTGTTGAAATGTTGGGCCATTACAATGCTCATGTCAACGCCGGAGATGGCCCCTTAGATAAGCATGCTGAAGGACACATCACGACAGCTTCGAAAGTACGTGACAAGTTTACACTGTCTGGAACTGACGTTGGTGCTCAGCTAGGTGAGCTTGCTGACGCTACTGATGACCACATTGATGGTAGCACTATGGGGTATCGCCACCCTTACTTACACATCACTGACCGTCCAGTTGTGACAGTTGGAGATGACGCAGCCAAGCATGATTATGTAAGCTTGAGTGCCGCAGTGATTGCTTTAGCAGCCCTGGGTGGCGGTGATGCAATTCTCGTTGCAGACTTGGTAGAGAATGTAACCATCACCAGCGTTGCACCTGGCACAAGGGTGTTGGGAAATGGTCACAGCATCACCGGCATTAATGACGTTTCTGCAGTCATCTCAGTTGTAGGAGAGACTGCCCAGCGTCAACCAGGATTGCTCTTTCAAGATGTGTCTATCCTTGCAAACTATGACCAGCAATTGGTCTCTATAGATACGGTTACGTTAGTAAGTGCGACTGACGAACCAGAAAACATGCCGGTTACATTCAGAAATTGTTTCTTCCAAACTCATAGTACTGGTGCAGAAGTGGCCTTCCTTGTTCGCGGAACACTGTATTTGTTTGACTGTACAGTTGAAGGCCAAGCACAGACGCGTCCGACATTCGAATTTGTAACGCATGCTGTTACCCCTCAACAATATCCATCAGTGTTGCATGTTGAAAACTGTCGCATCAATAATTTCCTACAGTTGGTTTCAGTGGGGTCTCCTTCAGCACGATACCAAACACTACGAATCATTGGGTGCCGTATTGTTGATGGTGTTTATTCTGACAGTTCAAACGACAGGTTTCTTATCAACTTGGGCACGTCTGATCAAATGGAAATCACTGTTCTTCGAAACCAAATTATCGCTGCAAATGGTGGTTTCATAAAAGGCAGTATATCTAATAATAGGTTGGGAAGTATTGAAGGCAACTATTTTGGAAGCACTTACGCGCAAGACGTTGAAGAAATGTATGCGATTGAAGTGTCGGGGGGTACGAAGCCTCTCATCATCCGTGATAACCAGTTGTGGTTGAACAGAAAACTGTGTGGTATTTATGGAGATGATGGTGTTTGCATTGAGAACAATGTTCTCGGTAGTTTTGGACACAATGCTACGTCTGGTATCACAAAACACTATGGCATTCGGATTGGTGATGGGGGTGACCACACTCGAATCAATGGCAATACCATTGTAGGTTACGCTGGTACACTTACAGGTGCAAACTTTGTGTGTATTGAAGTCGGTGTATCTGGTGGTAGTGTTAGGTCAGCTGTGCAAATTAGTAACAATGACATCCTCGCCCCATTTGAATACCATGGAATTCGTGTATATGATTCAGAAGACATTCGCATTTCTGGAAATGTCATCACACCAACCTCGGCAGCTTTTACTGGTGAATTTTATGCCATCTGGGTAGCCGATTCTGACCGTGCTACCATCTCTCAAAATGTCTGTAACGGTTTTGGTGCTTACTTAGACGCCAACAATATAACGTTCGTAGGTAACACCATTACAATCACATCTGCATCCACCTATGCCGTTCTGGTTACCGGAGATGATGTGACTATCTCTGGGTGTACAATAACTGGAAGCATTGCAGGGATTCGTATTAATGCAGGCGCTGATAGGTATGCCATTGTTGGGAACACCATTGTCAGCACCACTTACGGTATATGGATACATTCCGCGGCTTCAACAGAGTATGGTGTTGTAACAGGAAACAACGTTACTGGTACTGGCACTGCGTTGTACGTGGAGAACAACTGCTTCTTAGGTCTCTCTGGGAATGTGTTTCAAAAAGCTACTGCCAACGCAGTTAGTATGCCAGGCACGAGCAACAACATTGGTGTTGGTATTCCCGGTGCGTGTACTTGGACGAGCAACAACTGGTACAGTAGCGCCACCACACACTAGGAGTTCCCATGCTTGACTCGCTTGTCGAGAAAGTAAAGAAGACAGACAGCCAGGTGTGGAAATGGATCCTGGGGGTGCTCATTGCTATTGGTTTAGCAGTGCTTATCTGGTATCTCAAACGCCAAGCTGACAAGGTGGCCGTGCTCGAAGCTGAAAAGCAACTCGCGGACGAACGCGTCAAAGACGCAGAAACGAAGGCAGCCAATGAGACTGACGAGAATCTTGCGCGGGCGTTGAGGGAAGAAGCAGAGCGGCTTCGGGCGCAAGCTGCCGAAATTGACACCCGACTTATCGTTGCCAAAAAAGAAATCGAAGAAGCCAAGAAGAGGGTAGACAATGCACAAGACTGGAAACAGTTGGAAGAAGAAGCTGGCCGTAAGTAGTTTTTTCTTGGTCTTCTTCTTTGCTATCGTTGCTCCGGCAGAGATGAAAATCTTTCCCATGTGGGAACGCATGGAGTGTGGTTCAGAGCCGGCACCTCAGTTTGCGTGTTACGATTTCACAACAGCTCAAACGATTGTCAAACTTGACTTGGACCTACAACTTCAGCTCAAAGAATTTGAAGGACTGAAGTTGAAGTATGCAGATGTGGACTTGGCTTACCAAAAGTTGAGCGAAGCCAACACTCTTGTCGGAAGAGCCATTGATCGTTTGGAAGAACGAAATGCAGAGAAACAAAAGGTCTTAGAAGACACCACGGTTGCACTGAAGAAAGCAGAAGCTCGAAGTGTTTGGAACTATTTGCCCTGGATTATTACAGGCACGGTGGTGCTGGCTACTGCAGGCTTTGGCATAGGCTTTTACGTGGGTTCTCGTTGAGCTAAAAAAAAGCGCACGTCTCCGTGCGCTCCCTCTACTACTTCCTACCACCAATCAGGACTCGGAATACAGGTTTTTGATGCTTTCTTTTTTTCTTTCTCTCGTGGTGAGAGGACATTCGTTCCAGCTCTTTGATAGTGTGGTTCAAAATTTTACTACCAAAATGAACAGCACACAGTGTTACGGTACGAAGCGCAAGGACACGTATATCCATGTAAAGACCCCTCTTAGATGTTGAGTGTTAGAGTGTCGGCTTCGCCTCTCGCTAAATCTACTTCATTGAATTTGGAAGATGGCTGGATTTCCTCCGCCTCCAGAATACCTGACCGAGAACTCGGTCCACCTGATTCGGCTGCCCTGATTGAAGAACGTAACGATTATCCCTGCGCCATACTCATCTGTGCGCTCGGGGTTTGTTTGCCACGGGTAGAGTTCCGCCACCTCAACTTCATCATACAAGCTGTGTCTGATTGGGTGCCGGCCGATTCCTTTCAGCAAGAAATGATAAGCCAGGCGCTTGAACATGGGGGTCAGGCCCAGGCGTGTCTCAACGTTTTTTGGCATTTACTCAGTAAACTCCTCTCTTGGAGTGACGTCTATATACTCCAGCGTGTAAGCTTGGCCAGGAGATTTTTGCTGTAAAATCAACTGGATAGTTTGTGCGCCTGCCATGCAAGCAGGACAAATTCTTCCGATTGTTTTTTCGTGGACTACTATTTGGACACCATTGCCAGCTTCAAAAACTTCCTTGCACTTGGCGCATTCAAAAATCATGTGTCCTCCTCCACGATATAAGCTTTCAGCTCATGTCCAATTGCATCAACACAAGACAGGCGCCCTGCACCTAAGATACCTTTGTCACAGCGTATGCCAACCAGGTCATGAACAACCTGGCTCAGAGAAGTCCCTGCATCTAAGTGTCGGTTCAAGCTCCGAAGCAACGCCTCCAAGAGGGCACGTTCGCAACACCCTGTCTTTCCCAGGTGTGCAAGTACCATCGAAGGTTTCTGCTGAGCATCAAAGTTGATGGTCAGGTACAGGCTGCCACAGCCGAACTTGATTTTCTTCGTATACCCTGTTGATACAGCATCATCACATCGGTCATCCATTAGATTGCCGCCCAGAACTTTTTGTAGGTTTTCTTCTTCTTTTTCTTCGTACTCCCCTCGTACAAATTCTTCACAGCTTCCAGTTCACAACGCCGGGAGCTATCGCCAGTGTCAGCCACGCGGGCGAAGTGGGCGAGGCCAACAGCGTCAGTTAGATTGTCATTGGTTACAGGTTCAGCAAGGGAGAAAAGGTAATGGGCATTTACCTCACGCACCATCCGGTCTTTATCTGCTTGCCCATTATTGGTGACGAACTTTTTCAGAGAAGCCGGAGGCACAACTAAGGTTTCAATGTTTCGGATTGCAAGTTCTACTTTGAGAACCCCGCCAACTTCCCCAAGGTCAAACCACTTCCCTACAGAATTGTAAGAGTAGCCTTCAAATGCTACCAAGCTAATGTTGTAGACTTCAAGGATGGACACAACTTCTTCTCGGATAGCCAGTAGCCTCTTGGCACCACGGTATTTAGGGAAGCTCACCAAGTGGAGTATGTGCTCTCCTGTGGGAGGAAGGATACAAACACCTGTGAACCTGAGTGAGGGGTCAATTCCTCCTACGCAGACTTCCTTCTTGCTTTGGGCTCTGGTCTGTCCTACCATTATGTAAGAATAATAAACCTTTTCGACCGTTACCCCAAGGAAAAGGAAGCCCCATGGCAACGCAGATTACTATCACACAAACCAAAACAGTTGTGGACATTGACCCACCCAATGGTGACTACCGGTTTCGGTTACTGTCCGTTGTTGTAGTAGATTCTACTACGACAGGGTTCACTGAACCCCAGGTATTCTTGTTGGACTCAGCGACTGATTCATATCAACATGTGGTTACCCTTGGTGATTACCTCAATTTCCCCAATGCGAAACCAGCTGAACCGGTGCCCCCCGGAGAAGAATTTTACAGGGTATTCACCTTCACATTGGACTTTGAGAACCTGGCTGATGCTTCTGCAGAGGCCGACACTCAAATCACGCGTCTTCAAAATTTGATTACAGATTGGGAGACCTACTCCGCTGACAATTGGATTGGTTCTACTTCAACGCCCATCACGGGAGTATAATTCACATGGGAACCCAGGTACAAACGCGTGAAACACGTGGCGTCATATTCGTAAATGGTGTTCAGACTTTTCGCGTTGTAGTTCAGTGTGTAGACAAGGGACCAATGCCTGACACCCATCTTTTTTTGATGGAGTTAGTCGATGATGATGACCCCCAGCAAGATGTCTTCACACGAATTGTTCAGCTGGCTGATTTGGATGCACTCAATTTAGACCCTGATGAAGCTGGCTATAAGCCTGACCGCTCTGCTGCAATTGCCAGTGGCAAAAGCTATTGGCGTGCAGATGCTTTCACCAAAGACTACACTGATTTTGATGTTGCCAACGCTGCAGTCGCAGCAATATCAGACCGACTCAACACCCTCGTTACTGAGTTTGCAACGTATGATGCTGCTTTCAAAACGTCACCTGAGGAAGCTAAGTACTATCCCTCAACTGACTCCACAACCATCGAAGCCTTGAAGACAACTTACGCTGACGCGTACACTGCTTACGAAGATTCTGAAACTGCGCTAAGTTCAGCACAAACAGACCTCACAAATGCAGGCACAAATCTTTCAACGGCAACTACAGCGCTTGCAGATTGGACGGCCTTCCAAGCGTCAATGCAAACATCATTGACCTACTTGACGAATGCCCAAAGCTCTTTAAACAACCTGGCTGTTGTGTATGGAAAGGCATTCCTCTCTGAAACAGATAAGTTCATTGAGGATTACAAACATTACTTCCCGCGGTATCAAGAACGCGCCATTGAATTAACGATGGACAACATTGCAATCTATACTGACCTTACAAGCGCAGACATCGGAGGTCTTGTTACTGATGCCCCCAGTGGTGGTACGAGCGTAGGTACACTGATTGCTTTTGATAACGACGCTCGTACGTGGCTCATCACTCCTAACACACCATATGTTGATAATGAATTTGCTCTCGTCAATACTGTAAACATCACGACTCAACCAGGGATGTTCTGGGATATGGCTCAACCAGCTGTTGTCATTGTAGACACAGGTGAAGGTCCTAATCTACCTGCATTAGAAGGTAGCCGTGACCGCTTTGCTACTGCGAGACTCACAGGTGAGACCGACGCTTCTACTGCCGCATCGGGCGTCAATGAAATGACACTCACTAAGAACAACGTTTCAAGCCAGGTAAGCACCAAGACAGCTGAGGTAACTGCTGCACAGAAAGCAATGACTACAACCCAGGCGGCTTACAATACAGCGCAGGCAAACCTCCAGACCGCCTATGACAATCTGGAGGCTGCCTACGACGCAGTCAAAGCTGCATGTTCAAGCTGGTCTCCTGATGAACCATTTCCGCCTCTTCCTGTAACCTAATATGCTTTGCGGTTTTTGGGAATGTTCCACGCGCATAGCGACTTACAAATTCGAACACGCCCATGCAACGTCCTGAGCACCAACTCTTGTTAGTGTCAAAACGAATACTGTATCCACACCATTCAACTTCTCGAATAATAGGGTAGCTGTTTGAGAACCCCCAGCCACCTTGTAGCGTTTCATCATGCTGGCAGATTTCAACATAAGTGTGGAACAACTCATCTGGCATGGGGCCTGCGTCTTCCCACCCAGGGTAGACATATTTTTTACCACTAAAAAACGGAGTCGTGCAAAGCAAGACGGCTTCTTCAAAGTCTACCCGCAGGGTATCCCCGCTACCAACCCATAGGAAATCCACTGCATCCATGTCTTCAGACATGCGCTGCAGCATGAGTTCACGCCCATACAAGTTAGTAATTAGGCCACCATTCTGAGCAATCAGTTCAACCTTTCTCCTGTCAATATGAGGTAGGCAATCCCAGAATTGTTTGAAGGAATCATTGAACTGCTCTTCAGTATAAGGGCCACCTACTGAGAGTGACACATATGATGACCCTGCTTGGCATTCTTGTGGTATTCCATTGTAAGGCTTCGTAGAAAGACTACAGTACTGATGGTAGCAGCATTCCTTCTCACATATTTTTACAGCTTTGCGTGTAGCAGCAGACTTCACTGCAGTGTCATGCCGCTTTTCTCGGTTTGCTTCTACATGGTGAAACTCTAGCTCTTCAATGTTGAGAAGCATTGGAGAAAATGGATCGTCGTTAGCATCACGAGGAGAAACATATTCCCATCGTGTTCCTTTACTCACAGCTGTGCAGAAGGCTCCGATGTCTTCAGTTTCCATGGTGTCAATCACTGGTTCACTGTCTTCTTCTTCAGGGGGAAACACAGGTACCGGGAGTCCTTGTTCATTACACATGGAAGTAGCAGTGTACAAGAAACACCCCCTATTATTTTCTACACAGTCAACACAATTGGATGCTACCTTTTCTAGATTGAAACAGTGTTTGTACAGGTCAAAATATTCCCACACTGTTTTTTCCCACTTACCATTTTTCTTTTCAAGCAACCCAATACCCTGTCCCATGGCACCCTTAGAAACCCGACGCAAGAAAGACATTTGTTCTGTGACAACAATATGCTTGCGTAGTTGCTCAAACCAAATAGGTCCATTGGGGTTAACAAGCGTAGGAATAAAGGGTGCATCCATTACTTGCCGTAAATAATCCACATCGTTAACAGCGGGTGCATTATGTGGAGGGCCAAACACAATGCACAGACCATCTCTAGCTCGGTGAGCACGCCACTTACGACCATAAAAGCTGGTGTTAGTATCATATGCCCATAACGCAAAGGAGAAGCGTCCTTGGATTTTTACTTCTGGGATATCAAGCGTTAGTTGTACCAAAGTCCACCTCGTCTTTCGATTCTTCTATGTGGAGTTCTAAAGCAATATCAAATTTACGCTTCAGCTTTTCTGCTTTGAGTTTGTCAATTGACTTGAAGTAAGCAAGCTTCCCGCGTATGTGAGAAATCAGTGCTGCTGCACTTGTCTTTTTGGCTCTTCTAAATTGAGATACAAAACCATTGACAGTACAGTTGTGTATGATTGCCTTGGTACGCATGTACTCAATGCGTGGAACGTTAGGCTTTTCATTGACGACAACCCCGAGAACTTTCTGCCGATTCCAATAAGGCTCCAGCTTTGTCTTTTGTTCATTGATACGAAAACCTGCTGCAGACACCCGAGCCCGTACAATGTTCACTACTTCCAACACTCGTTCTCGTGTTTGCTTTTCAGGATGAGAAACGTCGATGTCATCTGAGTAGCGTGTGTAACGCCACTGAGGATCTAAGCGTTTCAAGTCCCGCATGATTGGTTGGTCAAACTTCCAATCTGCAACCAAATTTGCAACCATGCCTGAAGTTGGAGCTCCCTGAGGAAGGAAGTTCTTGTAAGTTACCAAGTCAGCCATGAGACTAGCTACCCGGTAACCATACCCAATGCTCAGAAAGTATCTTCGTATCATTGCTCGTTGAACAGATGGGAAAAAATCCTTGATGTCCATGGAAACAATGACTGAACTTTTTACATGCTGCTTGGCTGTGTCTAAGCAACTGCGACCTTGAATGTAAGCACCCACATGGTCACCCACAGGGATGTTGTTCAGGAAACGAACAAGGAATACACTTTGAATTTTCTTGAGGCGCTTGTCTGGATTCTGAATCCCTCTGCGACCGCCTCCGCGGCCACGCTTTTCAAGGGAGAATAACGTGTAGAGCTTATTCTTCTTGAGCACACAAAACCATAGAGTGCGGTTGTGAATGCCTAAGTGATACGCGAGTGACCTGTCACAGATTGCTAAGGGTAAATCATATTTAATCTGTTGTGGAAACTCAACCAGGTCAGACCGCGTTCCGTGGTAACTGCTCATCGGATACCTCCGGTTCTTCTCGGTCTTGAATCAATTCTTTGTAGGTGTGTAGGGCTTCAATGAAATCCCCACGCTTTGCTTGGTCAAGTGCTAGGTAACACCTGGCTTCACCGAAGGTACATTTCCCATCCAGAAAATCCAGGTTGTTTGGACAACACAGACAGACGGGTTGAATCTTTTCACCGTAATACAAAAAGTATGAGCTATTTGTTACTGACTCCCCCATTAACTTTTTCAGTATGTTGTGTCTAATAGCCTGGCTTGAAGTGAATTTTCCTCTTTCGGTATTGACTATCTTTCCGTGCTTATTCTTTTTGGCAACAGTAGATGTGGAGTTCATTGCTCGTGCACGGGGCTTGGCTACCAAGTAAGCAGGCCCAGTTCTACCTTTAGCACTGTCGCCACGTAGATGCAGTGTAGGGATGAGTGCAACATAATCTTTTGGGTTGTTTAACACGGTATCAATGGGTGAGTTACCTACACGGTTAGCACGTTCTGTCAGTTGGTGTTCATCTTTTCTATGTTGTGGGTATGCTCGATTTACTTCTTTGTCTCCCCGAGGGTTATCAACTGCGCGTCTTATAAGCCGAGTAAAAGGTTTAGTTAGGCTTACCACCAATGAACAGGGAAATATTTTCGGGAGGAGTGTCTCCTCCGAACGTCGAAAAAAGTAGACACAGTCCCAAGGAAAGGACATGCCAGCGACGTTGCGATGCACTCGAAGCACAATCGCTTGTTTTACACGCGTCATTGTTTCTCCTAGAGGTACGGTTTCGTTTTGATAGACAAACCCCATTCACCAGGAACAGTTCCTCGGGGTGTGATGATCCATGCAAACAAACACGGGACACGACTTTCCTTAGCCGGCGGTGGTGCATAACCATCGGTGAAATAGAAGACCGCATCTGCCTTTGGTTGAAGCGTTTGAACATGAAGAAGTGCTGGGTCGAAGGACGTACCACCACGGCCTTGTACCGAGTACTTGATTGCTGCATGCTCATCTCCGAGCTCGTACACACGCTCCACTGCAGCATCAGCCTCGATAACAGTGACGCGCATGTCTTTGTCAATCTTGCGCATACCTCGTAGTTCATTGAGGCCCATTTCCAATTCAGCACTACCCATTGAACCGGACGTATCAATGCAAAAAGCAATATGAAACGTACGATTCTTTTTCTTTCCAGGAAAAGCAGCCAGCCCAGGCACTGCAATGTGTCGACGATTCGGGCGACCAATTGACCGACGTCGTGTCGTGCTCCTGGCAGATGCAACTATGTTTCTGAAAATTCGAGTCCAGGGAACTTGGGGTTCTTTAAGCAGTTCACGGATTACTTCTCCCATACCAGCCGGCATTGTTCCACAGCCTTTGCTGTGCTCAGCAACAGCGTGTTTAATGATTGCCTTACCTTGATATCGAAGTTCATCTGCAAGGTTGCTCTTGCTTTCCGGGGGCTCATCTAAGTTTTCTGTGTTCCAATCTTCATGGTTTTTCAGCAAGTCAAACCCTATACCTGACGGTGTGTCCTTATCTTTAGACTTTGACTCACCCGAAGAACCGTTGGCATCATCTTCTTCACTCTCTTCTCCTTTTTCCTTGTCTTTACCTTTGCCCTTACCTTTGCCCTTACCTTTGCCCTTACCTTTGCCCTTACCTTCACCTTCACCTTCACCTTCACCTTCACCTTCACCTTCACCTTCACCTTCACCTTCACCTTCACCTTCACCTTCACCTTCATCTTCACCTTCACCTTCACCTTCACCTTCACCTTCACCTTCACCTTCACCTTCACCTTCACCTTCACCTTCACCTTCACCTTCACCTTCACCTTCACCTTCACCTTCACCTTCACCTTTTTTACTGCTGTCTCCTTTTTCCTTTTTGGAACTCTCCTGGTCTCGGGCGTCTTCAAACATGTCACTGTTGTTTTTACTCTGCCCGAAACCTATACTGCTTAGAATGTCGTTTATGGCTTGTTCGATTCTGTCATCTTTTTTTTGATTTTGAATATCCTCTGTAAGTTTTCGGATGTAGTATTCAATTGTCTGCTTTGGTGACATGCTCGTGAACTTACCAAAGCCTGGGAGCACCCATTCGTGTCTATGCTCACGCATGTACTCATTGTCTGAAGCGTCAATGAGGAGTGAATTTGCAGCCATATCACAAGCAAAGGGTGTCACTTTACGGAAGATACTCGCGGCCTTCATATCTCCACTTGCAGTTATGGTTGCCTCAGCTTCCAGTTGTCGAGGGATATGTTCGAGGATTACATGGTAAGCCTCGTGTCTAATGGTGGCAACCACGTCTTCGTAGTGTGCTTTTGCAACCCAAGCAGGGTTGTAGAGCAGGACGTAGTGCCTGTTGTGCACCCCTACAGCCATCATCGAAACTTCGTGGCTTTCTCGGCGCTCCAGGGCTGAGAGAATGCGTCCACAGAGGTCTTGCACCCGGCTGGACATGAGGTAACAGAATACATCGGTCATGGACGAGTCCACTTTTCTCTCCTTTTGCAAAATCTGCTTGTTCCTTTGGGCGTTATGCCATATTATTCTATAAGTTCGGTATCACCCCCGGTGGAGGTTCTAACGTGGAATACATTGTGACTGACCAATTCTCCGATTCCAGTTTTCTTCAATTAAATCGGCTCATTCACGAGTACCCCCAGGCAGTCGAGCACATCAAGACTGCTGAGATGAGCCCAGAAGAAAACGAGAAGCGGGCTGATTCTCAGTTCGCAGACAGCATCAATCGAAAATTCCCCATCGACACCCCAGGACATGCTGCGTTGTCTCGTCTCTATATGGAGAAGCAAGCCGGTGTAGAACAGAGTGTCATTGCAACCTGTGACAAAGCATTGGAATTGTTTGGGATTTCCTTAGACCTTTCAGCCGTTGAGAAGGTTGCCGCGGATGACTCAGAGGACTATCTGTTGCCAGACATTCGGCGCCTGCGCGTCAAAACTGCGTCTGATGTAACGAACGCTGCAGAAGCCATCCAGCGAAATTACAAGAGCATGGACATTGACAGTCGTGCCAAGGCAAGCCTCAACCTTGTCAAAAAGGCTGTTGCACATGAAGTCAAATTACCTACTCAGATTTTGAAGTTCGCAGGTACGACCATGTGTGACACTCGGGTCTTGCGGGACTGGGTGCTGGCTCGCAGTGAACGCACCACAGACCCTGCTCTTCACTACGGATACACGAAGTTAGCCGAAGAGGCTCATCAATTGCCGCGGTTTATTTCTGACCGTAGTGACCTTATCAAAGTTGCTGCTGCGATACATGAGTTGGATGAAGCAGCTGGCCTCGGCAAGTACTACGACCGGACTCTCTTAGACCCCCTCAGCACGGTTTTCAATACTGACAAGGTGGCCGATGAGATGATGGAGGTAGCCGGTCAGCAAGTACCCCTGGACCGGCTCCTGGCCATCGACGGTGACATCTACAAAGACCTCGTAGGTGATGACCTCGCGGCAGAATTCTTGGATGGTAATGGAGAAGTAGACCCAGAGCAGTTCAAAGTTATCTGGCCTACCATCCCATTTGATTTGCAAAAAGCGCTCTTGGCGCAGGGAGTCTGAGATGCTCAAGGTAGCGTATCAACTTGGTGTTCAAGCGGCTTTTGAAGAAGCTGGGTTGTCCGACATGAATAAGGAAGCTGCGGGCGGCAAAGCAGGTTTTCTAAGTCGAGCATGGACGGGCCTCAAAAATATGTCTCCTGCAAAGAAAGCTCTCTTAGGCGGTGGTGTAGGGCTTGCCGGCCTTGGTGCAGGGCTTGCTGCTTATCCACGTGAAGATGATCCTTCCGTGCTACAACGTGTGGGTGACACTGCAAAAGGTCTGCTAGGAAACCAGGAACTGATGACAGGCTTGACACAGAGTCTGTCAGGTATGGGTGGCGGTGGAGGGTTTGGTCTCACCCCGGGTGATGGAGGTATGGCTTCTTTCCCCCCATCTCCTGAAGGAATCCCTGAAGCAGACTATTACCCTGGTGCTCAACAATACGGAACGCAGTACCCGCCACAGTATAGCGAGGGGTCTTACTAATAATGTCCTCGCCGCGTGAAATCCTCACGAAAGAGGATGCCACTGCTACAGCGATTTTTGAAGCAGCCAAGCAATTGCTGGGGCCGTCTTTCCTTGCTTGGGAACCTGAATCTATTTGGCTTGAACTCGATGATAACAAAATTAATATGGACACTGTAAACCGAGACAAGCTAATGGCTGCAACTACACTCATTCAAACAGGTGGATTCTATTGGGATGCTGCGATGTTTGAAAACACAGCAATGGCATTCAATGATCTACCTGTTATGACTGACGCTATCCAAGAAGCATCACCTGCACAACTTTCCTGGGCCGTCTTTGAGGCTAAGCTTTTGTTGAATCGCCAACTGCAGGAAGCAGGCGAATTTGACCATGAGCCTGAACGCTATGCTGCTGTCAGTATGCATCGAACAGGCTATGTGCTTGCCCCGGAGTTACTTTCCTTCGCTCAAGATGAACTTGATAAGTTGAACCAAGGAAACATCGAACTGAAAGAACAAATTCGCAAACGATGGGAAGGGCTCGACAAGTCAAAACTGAAAGAATTAAAACTTGCCGAGACCCCCCTCGATGTTCAGATTGGTTACTTGAGTGCTGTGCACCTGTATGTTGAAAGGATGGCACGGCAACTCAAAAATGAATTGTCAACCCTCGCCTAGTTTCCTTTGGTTTCCTGTTCCTTTGCACGGTCACCCTCAGTTCGTTCGAATGACGATGTAATAGTCAAGAAGGATTCCTTGAACGCAGGACACTTTCCCAGGGCTCGTGTCATACGAACACGACGGTCTTCATCAGCAGCTTCTTTCATTGCTTGTGAAATCTTCCGGAAGAACGCACCAGAAATATCATGGGGAAGGTCGTTTGCAAAGTCGCTGATGTTTTCAACAATGTCTTCCGGTTCAAAGGTGCTAGACGCAATAGCCGTACTGACTGCGTCGGCTGCCCGAGTGAGAGCAGGGTGGTTATTTTGATTAACCAACTCAAGAATCTGGCTTCTCGACCGAGCATTGTACGCCGTGAGCACATCGTTTGGGTTGACCAGAACGAGGTTGTTTTGATGGAATGCCAGGAACTCACTGGAAAGACCATCACCAATATGCCCAGCCATCTTCACACGCATTACTGGGTAAAGTTCTTCCCAACGAGCGTGGTCTTCAACGACCATGGTCTCAACTATTTTGATGGTGTCGCTGATCTTTTCCCAGCTGGCAGGACAAGCATAAGTTTTCCCTGCATCCCTGGATTGGGTATCGAGCAAGGTAGCATGGTCTTGTCGATTGATGAAATCAATAACAGTCGGATGAATTTCTCCACGTCCTCGTGCCCAATCCAACCACACATTTTTGTCAGCACGAATCCCAACGAAACACATACGTCTCCGGAAAGCAGGATCCTTTTCAGCCTCGTTTACGAAGTAAGTACCTTCGCTGGGGTTCATAGCTGCCCCAATGAAAATGTGGTCAGGCAAGTCAATGCTACCCAGGCGGCGGGATTCCATTGCAGGGAATGCCGCATTGGTTACAGGCTTATCTCCACGATTCCATTCGTCGAAAACTACGATGGTCGGACGCTTGGAATAAATGATGTCGTGAATTCGTTTTTCAATGTAATACTGAAAGGTTCCACCTTTTTGGTCTGGCACGGGAACACCAACAATGTCTTCAGGTTCACTGTGGGCCAGGTAGTAATACAGGATACCCCAGTCGTTGTCAGCAGCGATTTGTCCATAGATTGCAGTCTTACCTATGCCGGCCTCTCCAACGAGACAGGGTACATGCTTACTTTTGAAAGCCATTTCAACAACTGATCGGGCGGTTCGCAGTGTAGCAGTGAGGATACCAAGATTCTTGGCAAAGTCTAAAGTGTCTCCTTGCGATTGTTCTTGTGGTGACATCCAAACACTCCTTATAATAGGTGGGTTATGGCGAAAATCAATTTAGGTAAACACACACGTTCACATATTGCACAAAGCTGGTTCTGGTTAGATGGTAAACCATACAACCTATACGACTACCCATTCTTAGCTGACGTCTACAACACTGACTCCCGCGAAATCTTAATGAAAACTGGGAGGCAGGTAAGTAAGAGCACAACTTGTTCTTGCCTCATGCTGACAGACAGTGTTGCAATTGACCACTTCCGAACTCTGTATGTTTCCCCAACGCGAGAGCAAACAAGCAAGTTCAGCAACACACGCTTGTCAAAAATGATACATTACAGCCCTCTTATTCGAGACAACTTTATTGACTCCTCCTTACCAAACAATGTGTTGCTACAGATATTGGCTAATGGTTCAGAACTGTCTCTTTCTTATGCTTGGGATGACCCTGACAGAATTCGAGGTATTACTGCTGACCGGGAATTGATAGATGAAGTCCAAGACATCGTTTACGATGCTGTCATCCCAGTTGTCAAAGAGTGTATGGCTAACTCTGACCATGCTTTGATGGCTTACTGTGGAACACCAAAGTCGATGGAGAACACCATCGAGTTTCTGTGGCAAAAAAGCACCCAAGCAGAATGGATTATGAAATGCGAAGGCTGCAACAAGTGGAACTACGTAGATGATGCACGGTCTATTGGGCGATATGGAATCATTTGTTTGAAATGTGGAAAGTACCTGAACCCAAGACTCGGTCAGTGGTACGACATGAATCCTGAAGCGGTGATTAAAGGGTTTCACATTTCTCAACCTATGCTTCCTAGAAACGTAGAAATACCTGTTCGTTGGGAACGCATTTTAGAGAAGTTGGCTAGTTACCCAGAAACTCAATTCAAGAATGAGGTACTCGGAGTATCAAACGACACAGGGACTCGCTTCATTTCTCAAGGAGAATTGCTAACGCTCTGTGAAGACTACTATGTTGAACTTCCCATCCCACCTACCACGCTTCAAGGAATACGCGCAATAGTTGGGGGTGTTGACTGGGCTGGCAACAGTGACCATGGTGCGAACTCTAGAACAGCATGTTGGGTTTGGGGTTTGACCGAAGATTACAAACTCAAAACTCTGTACTTCAGAATTTTCCCCAAGGCAAATTCTATCGAAGATGTTGAAGAGGTCGCACGCATATTTGATGCATGCCAGTGTCGCTATGTCATAGGTGATGCTGGTGAAGGTGCAGTTGCAAACTCTGTTTTACGTGACCGGCTTGGAGAACATCGTGTCGGGCAAGCACAGTATGGTGGTGGTTCTGGATTTGCACAGCTTATTCGTTGGAACAAGCAAGGAACTCGATACCTTGTGAACCGTACTGCGTCCATCGACACCTTTATGTTACAGCTCAAAAAACAAGGTATCATATTTCCAAATGCTCGCCAGACTGCTGTACCTATCCAGGATGTCATGAACCTCTACCAAGAGAGCACTCACTCCGGTCAGGGTGGTTCCATCCGTACTATTTGGAAACATGCTCCGAACTGCCCAGACGATGCACTCCACGCTATGATATTTGGGTGGCTTGCAATGAAGGTAGTCCAAGGTGATTTGCAGTTCTACGACAAAGAGGACTAAGACGAATTACGAATTTTTACTGCAGGAAAAGAAACAATCCAAGTCCGTGCTGCTCAAAATTCCAACAAAACACGAGTGCTCCGACGAAGTCGGACAGTGTTATGTTGGAAATTTGAGCGCTCGGCGCCGGATTGTTTCGGTAAAAATCGGGCTGTGTAACACAGCCCATCCGAACAACCGAAATAAAACTAATTCGTCTGGTCTACTTACACTTGCTAAGATTCCGAATCGGCACGCGGCATCGAGCTGTGACGGACGAGCTGCATGAGCTGCGTTCGTGGGCACGAGGTCGCCGGAGGACTCCTGTTTCCCCGGATGTCAACGGGGGAAACATCAGGTGCGGTTTCCGCACCCCTGACAGTGCATTGTCATGCCAAGTGTATTTACTCAGTAAAGCTAAGGTTGCAGTTCAGCTTGCTTTGCTCGATGTGACCGGTACTGTGTGAACCACGCAACCATGCCACTGGGCATCGCTGCATCCCCAAGCAGGCCGTATGTGTAGAGCTGTAAGCTCTCACCTGCTGAAACGAATTGGACAGGTTTGAACTCATAGCCCGTACCATCTGCTGAGGATGTAACAAACACAGGGTCGTTGACTTCTAACACAGCACCGGTACGTTGTACCTCTTCACCCCCGATGTAGATACCCGCTTGGGTAACATACATCTTGAAAACCGGGTGAGTTGTTTCCTTTTTCTTAGTTGCCATTTGCATCCTCTCTACTGAATGGTTTCGCTTCTCCATAGGACGGACCAACCTCTACATCATAGAGGAATGGCACTGGTAACCAATCATACTTTTCAGCCACACGGTCAACAACCCAATGGTCAAGGAAATCATGCAACATGTACAAGTTTGCTCGGGGCATTTGAAACACGACAGAATCGTGTACAGTGATGAGCATCTCTGCATCGATGTCACCAAAGTTATCGTCCATCTCACACATCTGTGACAGGACAAGGTCAGCACTGGTGCTTTGAATTTTGAAGTTCACAGCTTCACGAATGGCTTCTGCCATGTGCGTGTAGTCGACATGCGCTAAGCGAAATCTACGTCTTCGACCAAAGAGTGTGCTAACTACTTGGAAGGTACGGACTTCGTGTTCTACACCACTGATGTAATTTCGGATACCAGGGAATTCATTAAACAAGAAATTCTGAAGTTGCTCTGCTTCCTCCTTAGTTGAATTGATTTGCTGAGCAATCTTGAAAGGTCCGCCACCATAATAGGTAGCAAAGACAACGCTCTTACACCGACCACGTTTTTCTTTTATCTCAGGGTCTGTGTTCTTCAATGAGTTCACGAGGTCATAGTCTAGCTTGTAAACTTTTGAAGTAACCAATGAATGGATATCAATGCCTCTGCGAAAAGCCTCTATCATCAGTTCGTCTTTTGAATAGGCCGTGGCAACCCGGAGCTCGGCACCCTTGATGTCACAGTTCACAATGACGTGGTCTTCTTTTGAAGGGACAAATAGTTTCTTAATATTGTACCCTGGATGAATGACAACGTTTTCACCATCATCACCTTTTTTGATTTTTCTGGCAGTGATGAGGGGAACGTTCTGGAGATTGGGACCTGCAGATGAAAGTCTGCCAGTGGAGGTTCCCGGCAAATGAAACACACAATGAATCTTGTTATCTGCTCGGGCCATCTTTGCATACGGACGCAGATACGTGCCAAGTGTCTTGTTGGTTTCACGGTACTCTACAAGCTTCTGTGCAAAGATGTGCCGCGGGTCATCCTCGGGGTACATCGTTTCATACTTATCGAGGATATCCTTACCGGTGCCACCAGCCTCTTCACCTGGAATGGCTGCAAAGTTCAATCGTGACATGTACTCTGCAAGTTGTTGTGGGGCATTCAAATTCAACGTGGGGTCAAACTTCCGTGCAAATAACTCACGGACTGCATTCATGCGTACACTAACTTCAGCAATAAGGTCATCGCGGTAGACTGTGTTTTGCTGGAACCCACGAAATTCCATGTTGCTCAGTGTGTTTGAAGCTGGCAGGTATAGATAACGCATGACGCGCTTACAGTCTTCCCAATCTCCTGACCGTTGTAATCTTTGTACCTGAGCACGAAGAATGATTCGTGTAACATCAGCATCAGCTGCAGCGTATTGTAAGATGGTAGCCAAGTCGATGTCGCTAAAACCCCCACCACGTGGAGTATTCTCCTTCTCTGTTGTGTCAGCCTTTTTCCTTTTTGGACGGGGAATTTCAAGTTGGCTTCGATAGCTATCGATAGACTTTTTGAGGAAGTCAAAGTTTCCCTGTTCAAGGCTTGTTCGATTTTTCTTTTGAATCTTTTTCAGTGCATTACGTTCTTCAATGGCTGCTATAAGAATTGGCCAAAGAGGTTTGATGCGATCTTCTGGACAACCATTACTCTCATGGTACTTCAGTACTTCCTCGTCGGAAAGCACGAGCACTTCTGCTCGGCCTACGACGTCGTCCTCATCCTCATCATCATCATCGAGCTCTTCGTTGCTGCGCAACGCTGCATGGAGCTTGTCATCATAGCCTTCGTAGTCTGGGCAGTAGATAGAAGTCAACTGCTTCAAGCCGTAATGACCCTTTTTGTCTTCGTCAATGTAATGCTCACCCAACATGGTATCCCACGTCACACGGTGAACGCGGTAACCATAAACTGTCTCCAGAAATTTCTTATCAAATTTCCAGTTCTGGAAACACTTAGGTTTCGGGCATTCTAATAATCGCTTTACATGTACCCATGCTTCCTTCGGGTCGTATGGAACTTCTGGGTGGTCTAATAAGATGGTCGCAGCCTTACGATTATCCCAGCCCACAGAGAGCATGAGCACTTTTGGATCTGGGTGAGAAAAGGGTTTGACCGTGTTGGTCTCAGTGTCCAAACTAATTGCCCACTGTTCAGGACCAGTTCCATTTTCAGGATCGTAGTACTCGATGACATGGTCGACCAGGTCTGAAACTTCCTGAATCGTTTTTGGATAGATGTAGTCCTTTGTAAGCTCTTCCAAAGGTATTCGGTAATCCCGTTCTCCATAGCCTAAAGACACAGCCTTGAGTAGCCCTGCCAGTACAACATTGGCAGTACCAATTTTTGTTTCAAGGTGCTTCATAGACAACAGGGGGATTGCTGTGTACTGCTGCGTTCCACTCGGGTCTGGGATATTCACCGTGAATTCCCGGCCAACAACATCTACAATTTTTCTGAAATTGATTCCAATTGCTTTCGCTGCAACTGGCCCGAGTGGAACAAGTATGGGATTCTTTCCATTGAAACCCTGCACCTTGCGAATCTGTCGCATGACTATAGGTCGACAATGGGTTATGTGTTCTGCAGTTGGTTCGTACGCACCCACCATGGTTGCATAGGTGAAGTGTACTTTCATTCCGGCGTACTTGTTATCACCATAGCGTCGGATGATGTCTAAGAGTTGTTTGAATAAGCGCCCGTGCCTACCATAGAAAGCTTGTTGTTGTCCAATTGAAAAACCTGAAGGGGCACCACCCACAACAATGATGTGTGCTGGACTGTCGCCATGTCCAGTGTTAAGACAGGGTTCATACTGCGCTGGGCACCCTACACATTCAAGTCCTTTCATACGTCGAAGTTTCCTTTATTTGTTTTGGGGAGTGTTGCTTGTGGTATATCACCCAACATACGTTCTCGGCGTTGACTGTCTCGTAAAGCAGGCTCACTGTCTTCTTTGATTACAAGTGTTCCTTCAAGGTTGAAAACACTTATTTCATTCAAACCGATTGTAGCATTGACCCTCGGCCATATTTCCTTTTGAAGAAAGCTACCACGAGCAAGTTGTTCTTTTGGTATTACGCGAGGGTCAGTATCGGCTATTACCTTCAGGTGTCCGTGATGTTGTACGTTACGAAATTTCGTTGAGTTGCGAAGAACACCTGTAACAGCTTTTTTCCAAAATACAATGAGCCACATTTTTTCTGGTAAGAAGTAAACACCAAGGTCAATCTTATCCAAGATGTAATGCTTGTGTGGGTCGGACAGCAGTTTTGCTAACCCAACAACTGTCTCATCTACCTCTTGCGTAAGTTGATGCAAGGCAATAGATGCATGAAGTACTTCACTCCAAATTTCAGCAGACTCTTTGGCAGCGCCACCTTGTTCAACAAGTTCTTGCATCTTCAGCTCACTAAACTTTTGAACAAATTTGACGTGGTCTTCTCCTACGAGTTTCAGTATCGTTGCTGCCGGTAAAAAGTTGTCAGTCATCCGACTGTACATACCTGCTGGTAGATTAGCCCCACCAGCGAAGTCATTTTTTACTTCTTCAAAAGCTTTCAACAGCTCGGGGATTCGTGAAAACCAACACAGGGTAAGCTGTCGTCGGAGCTTTTGCATGTCCTTGATGGAAAAAGCTTTCTGAATGGGGACGATGGGATTTGTGAACCCATCAATTCGTTGGGTGCGAATGTGAACAAAACGATTCAAGTCTCGTGCTTCTTGCATGGTGTAAATACCACTGACAGTAAGAGGAAACTGAAGCTTGAACCGCAAGAACCCACCTGATGTATCCCCTCGTACACTATCTGCGCCACCTGAAGACATGTTTCTGATGATGTCTAGGATTTCACGGACAGCTGCTGACTTACGACTGGGGCGCCCAACACCGAAATCATTATCTTCAAACTCATCAATGAACAACCGAAGCTTGTGACCAGACATGAGGTTTCTCATACCAGCAGCAGAGAAGTCTGATAGCGTTTCAGTTGCTTCGCACAGACGGTAACCTGGAAATTCATGACCACCAATAATTTGTAACAAGGTGGTCTTCCCGCTGTGTGTGACTCCAGTCACGTCAGCCATAACTACAGTCTTGAATAAATCTGCGACGGTTGTGTACATCGTATCAGCTGCCAAGAACATGGACTCCAATTCATGGTTGTAAAACTTCCAGCCGATATCAAGAATCTTCTTTACCTTTTGGTACACTTCTACCGGGTCACACTGGCTACTTGCTTCTTCCAGGTCTTTGACTGTTTTGATGTTCACTGACCACGGCGCATTGTTGAGATTGAAAATGTAGTTTTCGAACCGGGGACAGTCGATATTTTCATACGTGACTTCTTCTCCATCTTGACTAAAGACACCTCGAAAAAAGTGTGTTCCGTTTACTACGTAAATGACGCGTTCATTTTCATCGGGGTTGTCAATGTAATGAACACCCTGTCCTAGCTGGACTAGACGTTCTGCTGGCTCAGTATTCTTTGAGGCAACGGTGAAAGCGTGTGAATAATAGTGGGTAAGCATCTTAGAAATATCCATGTCTGAACGCTCCACAAGTTGTCCCTTAGGTCCAAGCTTGTATTGAATGAAGTCGGGAATCCCAAAGTGTTTTTTGGTGTAATCTTCTAGCAACCCAATGTCACACTGTAAGGCTGCACGAATTTTCTTCTCGGCATCCATGGGAAATTTTCGAACGACTCTTTTGCGGCGACTCCAAGCAATGACAAGCATGCTCGTACCACCAGAGATGTCATCCGATAGAAAATAGTACTCTTCCTGTAGACGTTTTGCGACGCGGTACTTGAATCCTTCCGGTGTGTCATCAGGAGCAATGTGTTGAACAATAACTTCTCTAGACATACCAAATTCTTCAGTAACGTAAGCAATGAAGGCTTCTCGCTCTGAGTCTTTCGATAGTGCCTTACCGAATTCAATTACCAGCTTGTTGCGCTCTTCAAGATCTCCAGGTGGAATAAGTGCCATCCTCTTAGTGACTTGAGCATTGGCCCATTCATGGTTGAATTGATAAGAGCTTTCATCGGTAAGACGGTCATAGAAGTCATCAAAACCATAGACACGAATTGCTTGGTCCACGTCCTTTATTTGTTGGTCCAGGTCATCATCCCAGGTAAAGACGCGATTGACATCTTTGTTTTCTGACAAGATGGTACGTGCCCACTCAATGCCTGGACGGTCATTGTCAGGGATGAGGTACTTCTTGACGAAGCCAAAAGTGGAGAGCTCATCAACGTGTGATTCCATCATGGTACCACCAGTTCCAACTGCACAAACATCACTGCGTCCGTTGGCTAACTGGTGGGCAATAATAGAAAGGGCGTCAAACTCTCCCTCGATGATATGTAACGCGTGGTTGTCCAACGCGTTCATTAACTCAGGGTACATATTCAAACCGAAGAAGCCAACTTGCTGCTCGTATGGGTCGTCCAACGCATACACTTTTGGTGTGCGAGGTTTCCGAATACGAATACGCCCAATCTCCGTCGGGCTCTTGTAGTAAAAGAATGCTAGGAAGCCTTCGTACTTCATGGGATTCCCAGGGGTAGTAAAACAATCTCTCAGATAGGTATGTGCTGCTTCTCGATACTCCTTTCCATTGGGCAATTCGTCGAGCCTATCATACAAGCGCTCATGCGTTGGAATGACCCCAATAGGTAACTGATGTATTACGTCTTCTGGGAGTCCACGTTCACGGAACCAACCAATGAGTTTCGTGGCTTCCAAGTATGCAAACTTTGGGTCTTCCGGGTCAACCAAAGCGTCACACAACTCGCGATTCATCACCGTACGCAGGACTCGTTTCAGGTCATCATTCTCCTCAATTTTCTGAACATTGTTTGCGTACGCAGAAGGTAGAACAACACCAAAACGACTTTTGAGTTGGCGGATTGCCTGGGCGTACCCGATGCCCATGATGTCGGCTGCTAGTCTAACTGGATTCCAAACGTGCTTTGTTGGACAACTACCACCAAAGCAATGAGCAAAACCACTTACGGGGTCAACATGGAAGGATGGAGTTTTTTCTGCGTGATAGATACATCGCCCAGATATTTTCCCGCCACGTTGTACCCAGTTATGACCGGGTTTGTATTCATTGAGTAATTGAAACCAGTCGCCTGCCGAAATTTTGGACCAGAGTTTCTTCAACTGTTCAGGGGAAACATTTTCCACTTTTGCGTTCGCTGCCACAGACAACCCCTCTTATTTCTATGTACAGTTTTGTAAAGGACACAGCGCTGTGTATTCACAGAAATCACAGTACCACCCTTTTTGCGGGGTGTTCAGTGCAACAGCGCTTGCGGAGCGATTGATGTAATCAACGTACCAAGGAATGAGCTTTTCTTTGATTTGGTCTGCTGTAACCATTGGACCCCAGATGATTTCTTCACTCTGAAGAAAATGCAAGGCAGACTGAGCACCTTTGATTTCAGGAAACAAACTGAGAGCTGCAACTGCATAGAGATTCAACTGGTGCTCATAATGAGCATTTACATCCGATACATCTTTTGGAACAACGCCTGACTTGTGGTCAATAATAATGGCATAGCCAGAAGCCAACATGACCAAATCCCAAACACCACGAAAGAAGACATCACGTATTGGCCGGCCTTTGAAATCAACACCAGCTCCCGGAATGTCTTTTCCCCAAAAGTCTGTTGGGCCTAAGTCAGGTCGTAACCCAAAACGACGCTCCACAAACATCGAGGTGACACCCTTCTTTTCACGGTACACCTGAATACGCCGATAGAAGTTTGCAATCGAATGTGTGAAGGCCGCAAGTTCTTCTATTTCAGGTGTTGTTAATTGCTGGTCTATGCTTGCGCGGAATAAGAGATTTCTCATTTGTTTGAATGGTGTGTCTGACCTATCTTTCAAAATTCCTTCTAGAATACTGTGTGCTGCTTTTCCAATTCTACTTGCAGCACTTTGTGGTGGGGTTACACCTTTGACTCTATTTACGTACCGTAGGTTGAATGCAAAGCTACAATTTTTAGCAGCTTCTGCCTTACTCATTGACCAAGGTGCGTGTAGTACTGCTTCAGGGGAAAAATGAATTGCCATATGCACCTCCGGCTGAGGGGAAAAAAGTGCCCGGAGTGTGAACCCCGGGCACCCATTGACCTATGTTCTACATGTCAGAGAAATCTGGTTGGCCGCCTCCCTTCTTGTCGTTACCATCAACCACACCACCGAAGTCGGTCGGGAGGTTGTCGGCTACTTGTTGTCCAACCGATGAGCGGTCTTCAATACGCGAGAGCACTTGTTTGCGTACTTCCGATACCACTGAGTAGACATGCTCAATCAAAGGAAAGAACTGTTGATTGGTGTCTTCTCCCGTGGGTGTCACGGTTAAGACATAGTACACACCAGTTTCGTTTTGCCGAGTTTTCTTCTCCGTGTCCAGGGCATAAATTCGAGCCCAGGGAACGGGAGAAGAACTTGCTTGCCGGTATAATTTACTGCCGGCTTTGTACGACGTTTTCGAAAACTGCAGCCGCAGAATCTTGGTGCAGTTTTTATCAAACGCATACACCTCCATGGATTTGTTGCAGGTTGTTTTGTTCCCGTCTCGAAATGGGAGGTCACGACAATCCTTACAAATGTCACCATAGATAGAACGTTTGCCATCTTCAGACCGGCAGGTAGGATTGTTGTTTCCCGGTTCAAAACGCACGTGGGAATAGTGCATGTACACCGGAATGATTTCAAGTGGACGCGGCAGGAGGTCTCCTGTGTCCGTGTACAAATCTCCCTGTTTGGATGCACCAGGCATATCTCCACTGGTCGGTTGATGCACTTTCACAACGGGCGGTGACCAGCGAGCGCCACCCATTTCTTCGAACCCAGGTTTGTTGGGGTTCATCGAAGCGAGTAACGCAGTGACCTTCTCTGCAACTTCTGGGGGTAAACCGGAAACAATCTTCGTCAGGGCAGTCTCTTCTACTTTCATGACTACAGCTTCTTCGTTTTCTTCGTTGGCTTGGGCTTCTTTGGCTTCTTGGGCTTCTTTGACATCTGTGTCCTTGGACTTTGCCACGATTTTCTCCTTTGAAGGGTTGAAGAGTTGAATCGTAAGTCGGCTGCCCTGTTTTCGTCAAGCTGTTTTTGTAAAAAGGTTAGCTGCTTTTTTGGGTAAATCGAGTAATTCGATTTCTAACTTTGCGCGGAAACACAAAACCCTTGCAAGCCCCAAGGGATAGTGTAACCATACATTGCACTACACTACTTATAGGAGTGGAAGGCGTGGATAACACCTCACGGTCTCGGCGTCAATACACAGATAAACACTCTGTGGATGAAAACGTTGCGCGCTACTATCGTGATGTTAGTCAGATGGAAGTACTTGATGCTGAAACAGAACGGAAATTGTTTTACCAATATCAACAGCAAAACAACTTGGCTGCCCGTGACCGAATCATCGGTAATTGTTTACGCTTCGTAGTCAAACTCGCACGCCGCTACACCCGTAATGTAGATATTTTGAAAGACCTTATCTCTGCAGGAAACGAAGGACTCCTCTTTGCCTTAGACCGTTATGACCCTGATAGGAATACCCGCTTCCTTTCATACGCAACCTACTATGCGTTGTTGTACATTCGCAACGAGGTACATAATACAGGCCTTGTTGCAATGCCTCTGTGGAGAACGAAAACAATTCGTAAAGTGAAGCAGGCTCGTCATCGAAATCTACCACCACCAAACGAAGATGAAATAACTAAAATATGCATAGACGTAGACATCACTCCTTCGCAACTTGACAAACTTCGCATTGAAAAATTCCGCTACGCACCAGTAGACCGTGCTTGTTCAAGTCCTGGGAGAGATGAGAGTCGTGCCATCAATCGCCAAGCAATAGATGCACTTCACAAACTGCTCCTCGGTTTGGGTACCAAGGAACAGTTTGTGTTGCGCTCGTACTACGGGTTAGTGACTGACCCAATGTCGCTTAAGCAAATAGCGACCGTTCTAGGTGTGTCGTCTGAACGAGTTCGTCAAATAAAAGTTGATGCCCTACAACGGTTACGCCGTTGTCTGGACAAAGAACTCAATATTGAACGAATTGGTGATTTGATGATTGAAGTTTACTGAGTAAATCAGTACAGAGTTTTAGCCATCCCAGATGCCCAGCCTAAACCCCGCATCATCCCTTTGTAGTATTGCTCTCCAGCCTTGTCACCTTTTTCCACTGCATCCTTTTTCTTGTCGTCTAGCTTGCCCAGTTCCACCTTGATCTCCGATACAGTTCTGACCTTGGCTGAGTTGGTCTTCTCAGGACGACCGCGTTTTGCCTTGGGTGCTTTTCCTTCTTTCCCATCCTTTACATCTTGTGCAGCAGTTACTGCTGCAACCTTCTCTTTGAACTCAGAAACAGGCATCTTCACTGCCTGTTTCAAAAGCTTCACTTGCTCTGTGTCGTCCAATGTTGTCATTGCCCGCGCGTGTGCAAAGCTGATGTCTTGATTGGCAAGCGCTTCCTGAATAGGCTCAGGCATTTTGAGCAGGGCCAGTCTTTGTGACACATAAGCATTGCTGACACCCTTCTTTTTAGCAATCTCGCCGGCCGTCAAACCAAATTCATCAATGCCTCGCTTAAACGCGGCGGCTTCTTCAGTTGGTGACAGGTCTTCACGCTGAGCATTCTCAACTAAAGCACTCACGTACCTGTCTTTGGCACTGGTCTTCTTTGGCTTGAACACCACCGGAATGGTTGTCCACTCCAAAATCGTTTTGCAGGCCATCAGGCGCCTGTGTCCAAAAACTAACTCATGGGTCTCACCTTCGGGGCCTGCTTGCTTATCAGGGAAAGGCCATACCCCGATGGGTTGTTCCAATCCATTCTCAGCAATGCTGTCGGCCAAACCTTTGATGTTTTTTTCCCAGCCATCCTCTCTGATGTTTTCTGGGATGTGGATTTTGTTGATCATCAACTTAGGTTGTACGGTGGTCACGGCTTTTTTTGCGGTCATTGGTCTTGGTCCTTTTAATGGTTGGTTTTCTGTAACGACGTTTAGTTCGCACAGGTGAGCGTGGTCCTTTCTTCTCACCTGCGATGCCGCCTCTTGAAACAGTGTGGTCTACTATGTCTTCTATTTCTGTCCTGTTGAGGTGGTACAAAGTCAATTGTGCCACCGAAGCCCCTTGTAGGATTTCTCCCACTGCATGGAAAAATTCCCTACCAAAGTCATCTGAATGTTTTCCACAGTTCATGTAAGCAACATAGAGATTTGAAATGTTGTCATATCTTTTGATTATCTCTAGCTGCACCTTCTCTACACGAGTAATCCCCATTAGAGTTCCTACCCTTCAAATGGTTCAGTGCCACATAGGGGGCACTTTCTCGTGCCGCCATGTACCTCTACTTCTTTCCCACACCTCGGACACATTTCTACTGTGTCTCCTCCTGTTTTGGATAGCTGTTCATCTTCAGCTACACCATACTTCTCCATAACGGTTTCATCGTTTTTTTGCATAACCAAGATCTCCTTTCGTGCTTGTTTGCACAGTTTGGCTACCTTGGATAATTTCACACGCAGGCGTGTGAGTGCAACCTTACTCCCACGTTCCTTCTCTTTTATTTTGAAAGCTGCTCGAAGCTCATCACTCTTCATGGTTTGAACAAGTGCATAAATTTCTTCGAGAGCAATGCAAGGGAGCCTCGGAACTCCATCCATTCGAGTCATCGTTTCTTCCCTCTGCACATATCCCAGTACCCACAAAATTTTGGAGTACAATGCCACCCATCATTGCCTGGGGGGAAAGCGCCGCTGGAGATACACTGTGCAACTTCTGAAATAACGAACTCTGCCCAACGCCAAGAATCAATTGTCCGCCGTGACGCAACAGCATTGATTTTAGGTGTTTTCGTTTTAACGAAGCATTGAAATCGCACATGTGTCAAACCTGTTACACGAGAATAAACGGATAGCTGTAAGTCCCCATCTACGTCTGCCTGAGTTTTTGACTTGTTTGCAGTTTTGTGGTCGATTACCTCTTCTTCGCCACTACCATCAGGGCTTTTGTTATCGAAAAACTTGGTATTATTCTTAGCTACCAAGTCAATGAAGCCCAGCAATGGGACGTTCTTTTCTCCCACAGTAACCCAGAATCGCCGCTCAACAAAAGCACCCACATCGTCTACACGTGTGACTAGATTGGGCATATGCTTTTGATTGTACTCTTTCAAAAACGTATGGTCACGACGAACGACCAAGTTTTCGTCTGCCTCCTTTTCACCTTGCCAGTCAATGTCTCCTTTGCTTCGTTTCCAGTAATCGTTGTAGGCATCTAGCATCATATCTAACGGTGCAGTGCCACTCTTTACTGAAGCCTCGTGTCCAACTGCTAATCCCTTGTGAACAGCATTTCCTTCAACAAGACTGACGCTCGGGGCACGAATCAAATCTTTGATGTACCGAAAGTAATATTGACGAGGGCAACGTCGGTATGTATTTACCTGTGACACACTCAAATAGCCGCGGGGAAGAGCAAGAGCACACTCTTCAATGGACACCTCTTCAATGAGATGCTGGTACTCAGCATCCACATCAACGTCTTCACCCCCCTCTAAAAATACAACTTTCTTTTCAAGGTCTTTCACTGGTCTCCCCTTTCATCTTCTTGTGACGCTGAACTTTCTTACCTTTGTTTTCTTCAGCGACGGCCTTGTTAAGCGCCGTTGCAATTCCAAGAGGAAGTAAGCCAGACCCTTCTGGGATATCCATGCTTGTGTCGATGTCCTCGTCATCTTCGTCCTCAGAATCAAAAGTTTCTTGAGGAAGAAAAGATTCTTCAGGCTCAGGTAAAACAGCATCTGGGTCTGGTTCAGCACGCACACGAACACCGATATTCGGTTTTACAGACCAACGAAAACCTCCCGACGGTGGTCGACGTGTTTTACTTGTAGCTCGTTCTGCTGGGGATTCATCAATTTCAACCAGCCGAAAGCCGCTGTCCTCCAATTCCTTCTTCAATTTCTGCTCGATGTCTTCCTTTGTCCAACTGATCTCCAGTTCCATCAGTAACCTCCAAGTGTTCTCCAGCGGCGAGCGCATCTGCCAGGGGACCATCCCCTTCATCACGACGATGCCAAACAAGCTTGGCACGTAGCTGACGTAATTGCGCGAGTGCTTGTGCATGTAATTTTCGTAAACGAGGTGAAACGCGATACTCCCCCTTCATCTGTCTTACAATCAACTGACTGTCAGTGTACACCGTTACACTATTGAAAGCATAACAGTGTAGTGCTTTACACCCTGCAATGAGAGCTGAATACTCAGCAACATTGCTGGTGCCTTTACCAAAGGGTCTGCTTCCAGTTTCCAGGATGACACCGGAGTCTGCGTCACGAATTACAAACCCCCCACGCATGTGATAAAATTTTGCACTTCCATCTGTTGTTAAAATGAGATGCTGCGACATAAATCCTCCAACATTCTTTTACCACGAGATCACAGTTTTTGTGGGCGCGTAATAATTCGCCCCACGCGGTCATGATAGATACAGCCTGGTGAAAAGGGTATGGTACCCTCATCTAAACAAACAACGTTCTTAGGGCACACCACACAATTGATTCGGTCAGTCAGCGTGTTTGCAATGTTCAGTTTGTTTTGAAGTGCTTTTGCAACGTAAGACAAAACAGTACCATTTGAAATAAGGCGGTAAGCCATAACCTTTTCTGTTTGTCCAATGCGGTAGTTGCGGTCGAGTGACTGGAGGTATTCATCAAGCTTATACGTTAGCCCATAGTAAATGGTGTAAGCAGCCGACGTTAGGGTTAGAGCTACTCCAGTAGAAATGTTTGCCAAGTACACTCGAATTTTAGGTGTCGCATTGAATTTTGTTGCAATGTCTTGAGCCTTGTTACTGTTTGTCCCATCAACCCGTACGTAACGGATGTCTTTCTTTTCCAGTAACTGAGCAACGATGTCGAGCTCAGCAACGAAGTACCCCCAAATGATAACCTTGTTTCTGTCTTCAGCTAAAATGGAATCAAGGAGGTCTTCTAAAGCATCCAGTTTTGGGTTGCTCTTTAGTATTTCTACCCGCTGCACAGGTGGGGTTTGTTGAACTTTGCAACGACTTGTGTAAGGTTTTACTTCGTTAGCTACACATACACGCAAGTCTGTACAACCTGAACAAATGTCAGGGAGAGGCTTGATGAAAAAGCCACTCAGTATCTGTAATAATTTTTGAATTACAGCAGCTGCGTGTGCCGCTTCATACAGTGTTCCGTCTTGCAACATCGTGCAAGCCCCTTCAACCAATTCATTGTACACCTTCTTTTGTTCAGGGCTTACATCAAACGGCACATCGATTATCTGCCTCGGAGGTAAGTCAAGGCACTCGTCTTTCATTTTTCTGATAGAAATCTTCCCTACCTTGTCATTGAGCATCTCCAAATTCTTGTACCCTACAATGATACGAGGTTGAGCCTTGTGCTGCATTGTGTAGAACTTACGGAAAGTCCAGAAATCTCGTGCAGGGATGAACTTGCCTAAGAAACACAGTTGCCCCCAAAGATGAAGCGGGTTTCCCAAGCTTGGGGTTCCGCTCATCAAAACACGCCGACTTGCTCGGGCAGACAACGCAATAGCAGCTTTGGTGCGAGCACTCTTACTTGTTCGTAAGTTGTGGCTCTCGTCAGCCACAATGATATTGTATTCAAAGGTATTGATGATTTCGTCATAGTAACGCTTCGCAGTGTCATAGCCCACTACCAGAATATCTGCTTCAGGAGAATCCATGATGGCTTGACGTTTCTTCTTTGGGGAACCTATGACACGCTCTACTCGTAAGACACCCCCAGAGTGGAGGTGTGCCTCGTTGAACCACGTAGTAATGCCCACTACAGGCGTGAGGATGAGAGCCTTCTGTTGTTCATGGCGAATCAAATCGATTACTATTTTCGTTTTACCCAGACCCATGTCATAAAAAATCCCACAACGAATCATGAGTATCGCGAACTTCAAAGCTTCTATTTGATGCTCATAAGGTTTTGTTATGAACTCAAAGCCTTCATGAAACTCTGATGGTATTGGTTGCTGCGTTATCAAGGCTTCAGTGTTTTCACAGATTTCCAAGTGTGACTGAGCTTCTGGGCTGAGTTGGATTTCTGGGAGAACAAGTTTCAAATCTCGCACGACGTCTTTGGCATACGGGTAAAATCCTGGGAATAGCCACACACCCTGTGCTGAGAGAAATACTCCTCCCAAGACTCGGGTCAACTCACGGTTGTTCTGTGCAAGCATAGGTACAACAAAGACTGGAGTTCCGTGCAAGTGAGAAAAACCGCACACAACAGGGGAAGGTGTTTCTGTCTCAACCATGGTTTGCGTCTCCAGGGTTTACGTAGTAAATAGAGCCACATCAGATAGTTCTTGATTGACAGCAGTAGGCAGCCTATTATTTTTAGCAGTCTCAGACAAGGAGCTTCCATGTCAGCGTTTGACCAAAGTGTGGAGATGATTGGGCGTAGCATTCAACATCCAAATCCTCTCTTTGACTTCCTAACTGTTTTCGTACCTCGCAAACTCAAAACACTATTCAAGTATTGCGAGTACCTGTACTACAACAGCCCTCAAGTATTTGCAGCGTTAAACAAGTTCGCAATCTACCCAGTTACAGACCTCAATTACCACACTGAGAACCCAACTCTGAAGGGAAAATACCGTAAGCTTCTCGAAGAGACTTTGAAAATCAAAAACATTCTCATCAAGACTGGTATCGACAGACACGTATACGGCAACTCATTTGTATCGTTGTACTTCCCCTTTCGTCGTTTTCTCAAATGTCCCAAGTGTGGGAATCTTGAAAACATTAGGTTTATCAAAAGCTTCAAGTTCCGCATTCGAAAAAAGCATGCTGTTTTTCAAATGACTTGCTCCAATTGCAAAGCTCATGTCCAGGCTGAAGTCGTTGATAAGAAGTTGCGTTACGCTGCAGGTATCAATGTCATCCGGTGGGATCCGAAACAGATTGAGATTGAAAAAAACCCCATCACTGGAGATGCTGACTATTACTATCAAGTGCCTGATGGCATTCAACAGAAGATTCGTAAAGGTGATAGGCATCTGTTGGAAACAATGCCCCTGCCATTCATTGAATGTATTGCAGCACAGCGCATTTTCAAGTTCGGAAAAAAACGCATCTATCACATGAAGTCCGATGCGCCAGCTGGCATTGATAATCGCTGGGGATTTCCAGGTTTGACTTCGACACTTAAACAATTCTTTTATGTCGCGGTTCTGCGAAAGGCCAACGAAGCCATTGCACTTGAACACGTTGTGCCATTCCGCGTTTTACACCCACAACAAAGTACTGCTTCGGCTGACCCAACGATAGCTATTTCACTATCAAACTGGGCCAATGAAACGAAGTTGAACTTGAAGGCCTGGAGAAAAGACCCTCTGCATCTCATGTTCTCCCCGATTCCCTTGGGTGTTACACAACTGGGTGGACAGGGTAGAGCATTGATGGTGACAGGAGAAATCACTGAAGCAGAAAACGGTATCATTGCATCTATGGGTATCCCCCGTGAATTTTTGTATGGTGGTTTGTCAGCTACTGGTTCCGGTGTTACGCTGCGTATGTTGGAAAACCAGTTGCTCAATTACACCAGTGAACTCGTCGACGAAGCTCAGTGGATATCTGACCAGGTTGCGACTTACATGGGTTGGACGAAAGTCAAACTCAGCCTTGAGCCCTTCAAGCTTGTTGATGATGTTCAGCAAAAGATGATGCTTATGCAAGCTAACCAGGGTGCAAATGGTGTGCTCTTCTCCAACACTTCTATGGCCCAGATGTTTGGACGTAATTTAGAAAAAGAGCGCTCTCAGCGTATGCAAGAATCCTTGGATGAACAGAGATTCCAAATGGAACTCCAATCTAAAATGGAAGAGCTCTCCAGCAATCTATCTGAGCAAGCCAAATCACAGGCTTCTCAGGGTGGACCTGGGCCACAATACGACCAGCAACAAATGCTGGCCGAGGCTCAGAATATTGCAACTCAATTGTCTCAAGCTCCGCCAAACATCAAACAGAGCCAGATGCATCAGTTGCAAACCGAAGACGTTGTCATGTATGCCCTAGTTGCATTCGTTATGAAACAACTAGACCAATCACAAACGCAAGAAGCCAAGGCTATGGCTAACCAGCAAGGGGGGATGTAAATGCCAAACGACAATATCGCCACTGACTTCTCCAATGTGATGAATCAAGAATCAGAGCGGGGACAAGGCCCACGAGACCTCCCACCATTACACCCTAAAGAAAGGGAGAAGTGGGTCAACTTAGCTGAAGAAGAACCACTTCCGGGTATGCCTGACCACAATTTGTTTTCGATGCCTAAACGAAAACTACGTGCTCAGTACCGACGATTCAACCTCGGTGATGAATTAGAGGTTGAGGAACTAGCTGAGATTCAAACTCGATGCCTTGAAGGAAATGGCTGGGTGTTAGCCCGAGAAGAATGGGTTACAGACAAAGAAGGCACCACGTTTGCCATTATCAAATACCTAGAACCTGTTAGCCCAAAAGATAAAAAGAAGACCGACGCCCAGGAATAGCAGCGTCGGTCCCAATCATTTTTCGCCGAGCAAGTCAGCAACCCGGCGACTCCGGGTTACTCTTCAATCGTCCTCATCCCCATCATCGGGGGTGGGGAACGGTCGGGGCCATAGGCCTACCACTTGCTCAGCTTTCTTCATTGTTTCCTCCTTTTAGCGGGCCGATGGCCCGCCGGTAGGCGTTGCGTTTTTCATCGAAGAGCCGTTGCAGCTCTTCGGCGCCCGCGCGCAAACGGTCGCGGGATTTCTCGACCCTCATTAATTTGAAGGCCGTCACATCCAGCTGTTGCTGGATGTTTTCCTGACGTTCGTGCAAAACTTCTACACGAGCGTCAAGACGCTCAACAGCGGTGAGGAGCTTCCTCAACCGCCGTTGGTCGTCGTCCTCTACATTACTGATAGCCTCCGGCGAGTCGAGGACGACTTCTCGCCGTGTTTTGTTTTTGTCCAAGACGACCATGCAACGGTCGGCTGGCCTGATTTCCAGGCAAGTCACTCGTTGCACCTCCCCATCAAGTTTCAGCCAAAATTCTCGGGTTCTTTTATAATGCTTGAACCAGTGAGCGAGGCTGAACACTTCGATGACGTCCGACATGGTCATCCCTTCCGGGAGCCTTGCCGGCACTTTGGCCGTTAATTCAGCAAGCAAGTATGCCTGCTGACTCCGACCAATCTTTTCCCTCAGAACGCTGTTCAATAGCATCTGAGGGAAGTCGTCTTGGACCTTCCGACCCACATCCATGTAACACCTCCTCCGGTTAGGGTTAGGATGCAAGAAGCCCAAAAACCGAGAGGTCTTTGGGCGAACTAATTCTTCCTAGTTCTTATACCACTTTTGTCCTATACTTTCGGGCATGGAAAATAAGACCCCAGGCCTGAAACCGATTTTTACGACAGCCGCTTCTAAACAAGAAGATGTTCGCAAAAAGGCTGTCCAGGGTATCCAAGATTCTTTCCCCATGGTGGGAAAGAAATACACGCTCGATGTTACGGGGGTGCATGTAAAGCCCAAGGACTATGGGCCTGAAGATTACAAGAAGGCACGTCTCTCTGCTCAGACGCTCCATGAACCAATTCAGGGAGCTATGACCTTGACGGATAACACCACCGGCAAAGTCGTACAGAAGGTTGATAAGTTCACCTTGATGCGGTTGCCTCACCTAACCGCACATCATACGTTTATTGTTGATGGGAATCCCTACACTGTCAGCAATCAGATACGCATGAGAGCTGGGGTCTATTCTCGTAAAAAGAGAAATGAAGAACTTGAAGCTCAGTTCAATCTGAGCCGTGGTTCAGGTTTCCGTATGAGCATGGATCCAAAAAAGGGTCAATTCAACATCGAATACGGGACGTCCAAAATACCTTTGTACCCTGTGCTTCAACAACTTGGAGTTTCAGATAGTCAAATTGAAAAAGAGTGGAACCCCAAACTCGTTCAACAAAATAAGGATTTTGCCGGAAAAAAACCTGACAAGCATATGGACAAATTGTATTCCAAAGTTGTGCGTTCCTACAATCAAGAACCTGGCGAAGACAAAATTAAGGCTATTCAACGTACCTTTGAAGCTACGCGCATGGACCCACGTGTCACTGAAAAAACATTGGGCAAAGGGTTTGATCGAGTTACCCCTGAAGCATTACTAAGAACTTCAGGTAAGCTTCTCAAGGCTTACAATACGAACGAGGATTTCGACGAGCGTGATAGTTTGTCATTCAAGCAATTCATAGGACCTGATGATTTCATCAAGGAACGAATTTCCCTTGATGCCCGAGATATTCGCAGGAAGGTTATGGGGAAGCTTGACCGAACAGGGGATATTCACAGTTCCCTTCCCAGCGCTCCCTTCACACGGGGTATCCACAAGTTCTTAACCACGTCGGCTTTGTCTGGCAACCCTGCACAGATTAACCCAATGGAGATTATCGACTCAGCCACCAAGATTACACCCATGGGTGAAGGTGGTATCCCCAGTGACCGAGCTATCCCAGATGAAGCACGGCGTTTGCATGGTAGTCACATGGGAATACTAGACCCTGTTCGAACCCCAGAGTCTTTCAAAGCTGGTGTTGATTTGCGCACGACAATGTTCGCTGCCAAAGATGATGATGGGAAAATCTACACTGTACTGCATGACCGGAAGGGTAAAGCCAAGTACATCCCTGTAGAAAAAATGGTAGAGAAAACAATTGCCTTCCCCAATCAAACAATGACAGGTCGTGTAGATGTGATGCGTGGTGGCACTGTTCAATCTGTTCAATCCAATGAAGTTGATTACAAAATTCCAAATGTCCATGCGATGTATGGGGTTTCAACTAACTTGATTCCATTCCTTGATAGCATCGACGGTAATCGAGCAACCATGGGCTCGAAGATGATGACACAAGCGTTGCCACTAAAAGGAGGAGAAGCTCCCTTTATTCAAGTAGCATCGTACCGACCGGGTATGACAATGGAACAAGAAGTAGGTAACATGATTTCCCCAACCTCTCCAGTTGCAGGGAAAGTAACGAAAATCAAAAATGGTTTTGTGTACATTCGCCCAAACAGCAATTCGAAAACAGCTGCACCAGCAGATGTCAGAATACCCTTCTTTCAAAATTTCCCACTCAAGTCTAAAACGTACTTGAATGACAAGCTAACAGTGAAACCCGGAGACACTGTTTCTGCAGGGCAAGTGATAGCCAATTCCCCATTTGCACAGGATGGGCGAATATCTACAGGGCGTAATCTCCGTGTAGCCTACACTTCAATGCATGGCATGAATAGTAATGATGCCGTCGTTGTGTCAGAGACTGGCGCACAAAAACTGACTTCTAAGCATATGTATGAAGAAGCTATGGACGCTGATGCAGATACAATTGTTGGGCGCAGCACACATTCTACTTATTACGGAAACAAGTACCCGAAAACAATGTACGACAGCATGGATAAGGGGGGCCTTATAAAGCCTGGAATGCGAGTACTCCCTGGTGACTTGCTCATAGCTTCCGTACAAAAAACTAAGCTTTCACCTGAGGCAAGAATGCTCGGGCAGCTTCACAAAAGCTTAATCAAGCCTTACCGAGATACGAGTACCACGTGGGACCACGACACCCCTGGTGTTGTTTCTGATGTGTTTCGAACAGGGAACAAAATTCGCATCACTATCAAAACAGAGGAGCCTCTAAAAATTGGTGACAAATTAGCAGGGCGTTATGGAAACAAGGGCGTCGTATCTTCGATTGTCCCCGATGACCAAATGCTTCGTGATGAAAACGATAACCCTATTGATATGGCTATCTCTCCTACGAGTGTAGTTACGCGCATCAACCCTGCACAGATTCTTGAAACTGCATTGGGTCGCGTCGTAGAAAAGACCGGGAAACCCATTGCCATTGACAACTTTGCACCGAGAGACAATGTGCAATACGTCAAAGACGAACTCAAGAAACATGGATTAAAGGATACAGAAACCATCACTGACCCAATGACTGGTAAGAAAATCAAAGGGGTTCTCGTAGGACCGCAGTACACCATGAAGCTTATGAAAACCACCTCGACCAACTTTTCAGCTCGCGGTGTTGAGGACCATGATGCCAACCAACAACCATCTTCAGGTGGTCCTAAAGGTGCCAAGGGTATTGGTAGACTAGAATTCAATGCTCTGCTCGCACATGATGCTCGGAACATTCTAAAAGAAACTTCCGTCCTTAAAAGTCAAAAGAATGATGACTACTGGCGGGCATACCAACTGGGTCTCCCTACGCCGGCTCTGAAGAGTTCCTTTGCTTACGACAAGTTTGGGGTGCAGCTCGTGAGTGCGGGTATCAAGATGGACAAGCGTGACAATCTAATCCAGTTGGGTCCGTTGACCGACAAAGATGTTGGGAAGATGTCTTCAGGCGCCATTAGAAAACCCCTATTCGTCAATGCCAAAAACCTGAACCCTGAAGTGGGCGGTTTCTTCGACCCAGCCTTGACGGGTGGTAACTCTGGTACGAAGTGGAGCCATGTTCAATTGTCTGAACCAATGGTAAACCCTGTGTTTGAGCGCTCGGTTAAAACGTTGTTGGATATGAAGAAGGCTGACTTTGAAAAAACAATGCGTGAAGAAGGTGGGCTGGGTATTCAAAAGCGTCTGAGTAAGATTGATTTAGACCAGCGAGAAAAAGATGTACTTACAAAACTAAAAGGACTTAGGTCCGACCAACGCAACAATGCAGTCAAGGAATTGAAGTACCTACGTACCCTCAAAGAACAGGGCCTGCGCCCTGAAGACGCCTACGTTGTTTCAAAGATACCTGTGCCGCCCCCTGTTTACCGCCCCATTGTTCCGAGTAACAGTGGTAACCGCCTCCAAGTAAGTGACCCTAACTATTTACTTCGTGACACCATGATTGCGAGCGACCTTCTTACAAAAACAAAGGGGCTGCCCAATATCGTACAGGGTGATGCACGCAAGCACTTGTATGACTCTATGGGTGCATTATATGGACTACAAGAACCTTTGAGTCCTCAGTTGAAAAACAGGAATGTACAAGGTTACATCGCCCGCATTGCTGGGGCAGGGCGTGGCCCGAAAACTGGGTTCTTTCATTCGAAGCTAATCAAGAAGCGTCAAGACGTCAGTGGGCGAGGAACAATCGCCCCCGATACATCCTTGGCTATGGATGAGATGGGGTTACCGGAAGACGCAGGGTGGTCTATGTACTCCCCATTTGTTATGAAGGGCCTTGTACAAAAAGGCTTCGGTGCAACTGAGGCAAAAAAGATGATAGATGACCGACACCCCGCAGCAAAAAATGTGTTAGACCGAGAGCTCCAGACACGTCCAGTTCTAATCAACCGTGCACCTTCATTGTACCGGTACAATGTCTTGGCTGCCTATCCGAAATTGGTTCCTGGAAAAACAATCCGAGTCCATGAATCCCTGGCGCCAATTATGACTGGTGATTTCGATGGTGATGCCGTCAGTATTACAGCACCTGTTACACCTGCCGCTGTGGCAGAAGCAAAGGGTATGACCCTTCCTCATATGTTGCTCAGCGACCAACGTAAATCCAGTTTGACTACCTCTGCACCGCAACAAGAAGCCGTCATGGGGATTTACCAAGCAACGTCGGCAAAGCCTACAGGGAAAGCCCAAACTTTCAATACCAAGGCAGATGCGATGTCGGCATACCACTCTGGTAGGATAACTCTCGGTACTCCCGTAACTATCAAAAAGAGGTAGCTGAATTCAAATAAACTAAAACGGCTTGTATTACTGGGTAAATTGACCTACCATTTTGCAAACACGGAGGATGTTTTATATGCTTAAATATGCTTACCAACTTGGTGTAGAGGCCGCGTTCCGTGATGCCGGTATTGAAAAGGACGCATGGCTTAAAGAACTATTTGGAAAAGCCCCCTCTAAGGGCTTTTCCGCATGGAAAGGTGCACGGGGAGTGTTATCCCCTGCACAGAAAGCAAGAGAAGCTGGATTCAACGCAATTACAGGCCGCGGGCGACATGCACTTGCCCGGGGCATCTAGTTCAATTATCCCAAAGGAGAAACGCATGACTCGAAAATTTACCTTGATGTTCCTTGCAGCGTTGTTATTGCTCTCACCGTTGGCTGTGACAGCTGATGACACGACTTCGGTCACCCCTGCTTCTGCCGTTACTACACCAGCTGCTGCTGTAGCTGCACCGGCTGATGCGGCTGTGCCGGCAGTAGCTACCCCGAAAACAGATGACCCAGTTGCCGATGCTGGAAAGAAAATTGATGATGCCACCGAAGACATCAACGAAAACCCTGCTGCAAATATTGAAGCCATTATTAGTGCATTCAAAGAGGGGCGTTGGGCTGCGGGCATTGGCTTGGTTGTCATGTTTTTGATTTGGGGACTTCGAAGGTTCCTTTGGAAATTGATTCCGAAAAGTGCTTTACCCTATGTCACACTTGCTTTGGGTTGTGCTGTGACAGTATCAATTGAATTGATTTCTGGGATTGTTTGGTGGAAAACCCTCATTGATGGTTTCTTGGCAAGTGCCAGCGCTATGGCGTTGTGGTCATTGGTATTCAAACACGTCCTGAGTTCGAAGGACGATGAGCCGGCCAGCTAATGAACAATGCAGCCTATACGCTCGGCGTAAAATTGGCCATGCTCGACGCTGGTGTCGCTCATCCAGAAGATGTAGGAGTTCCTGACCTGTCTCAGGCAGAAAATCCCGCCGAAGCGTTGGCTGCGCTGCTTCAATCAGAGCCGGACATTGAAGAACACCCTGAGAATATACCTGATGAGCCCATCGGTGCTCCCAAAGATGATGGCCGTACGTATAGCCAACACAGGTCTGGCAATATCACAAACGACTTGCAAAATTCCATGGGGCTCGATATTCGTGGTCCTGAAGTTACCACCGTCGGTGGCTAAGGAGAAAAACCATGCTGAAACTCGCTTATCAAATAGGTCAACAGCAAGCGTTGGAAGAGGAAAACATCGACCGGCTTGTGAAGGAAGCTCAGGAACTGGGTATCGATTTATCGAAGCTGGGAATGCCTGGCTTGGCAGCCATGGGTAAAGGCTTAATGTCTGGAGCAAAAGCATTGGGTAGTGGTGTACGCTCTGGTGCATCAGGTATTGTGGCGGGTGCAAAATCTGGCCTCACAAACACAAAGGGTTTTGGTCTTGCCAACCGTGCCACCTTAGCAGCTAAGGGTGCTGGTAGTGGTGCTGCCAATGCCTGGAAAAACATGAGTGGTTTGCAAAAGAAAATGCTGGCAGGTACAGGTGTAGCTGGCGCCACTGCGGTGTAACTACTCATGCCCCAAACCTTCGGACAGCTTTTGGTCAACGATGTGTTGCCCAAGGATCTTCAAACCTCTGCAACCCTCAATAAAAAGGGACTGCACCAGCGTCTTTATACACTGGCACGGAGGGATCCAACTTCTGCAGCACAGACGATGGAAAATGTTCGACGCTTAGGACACGAAATTGCGACTAGCGAGGGGGCGTCTATTAGTTTGAATGACATCACCCCTGATTACAAAGCTCGAAACGCGGCTCTGAAACCAACACTCAAAAGTCTGCAAAATGTATCTGACCCTACCAAACGACTACAACTCATTCAGAACGCTCAAGCTAAGCTGATAAAAGTAATGCCTCAGTTTGGTGGTACACAAGGAATGATGGTTAATTCAGGAACCCGTGGAGGTCCCACGCAATTAATGCGCTCTTTCATGGCTCCTGTAGCAGCACGAGACGCCAAAGGCGAAGCTTACCCGTGGCTCGTCCATCACAGTTACAGTGAAGGACTACGCCCAAGTGAACACTGGGCAACGAGCATTGAATCTCGAAATAACCTGATGGCTGCAAATCTTGCTGTGTCTGAGCCAGGTGATTTTGCTAAGATTCTTGTTAATAATATGGGTGACCAGCTGGTTGTGGATGCAGATTGCGGAACACACAACGGTATTCCAATGCAGACAGATGACCCAAATACGGTTGACCGCTTTTTAGCAAAGCCTACTGCGGGTTTTGGTTACAACACCCAAATTACTCCGCAAGTACTTTCACAGCTGCATAAAAAAACAAAGACCGCTATTGTTCGGTCACCGATGACGTGCGAGCACACCGATGGTGTGTGTCAGAAGTGTTTCGGTGTTAACGAAAAGGGTGGTCTCCATTCCATCGGTACCAATATCGGAATACGCTCTGCTCAGGCCATCACAGAACCGCTGACTCAATTTACATTGAGTGCACGTCACGGTGTGAGACAAGCTGGAGCAGATGCCGCCAAGATAAAGGGACTCAAAGGTCTCCGGCAATTCTTAGAGATGCCTAGCACGTTTGCAGATAAGGCCATACTTTCTGACACCGATGGTAAGGTCAACAAAATCCAAAAGGCCCCACAGGGTGGCTACAACATTACTGTTGGTGGAGAAACTCAATACGCACCTCCGGGCACTGACCCAACAGTTCGCAAGGGTCAGACAGTTTCACGAGGAGATACACTCACAAACGGAATAACCAAACCGGATGAGCTTGTACATTACAAGGGTCTTGGCGCTGGGCGTAAATACATGGTTGACCAGTTATACAATACCTACAAGGCTCAAGGTGCCGATTTAGACAAACGACACTTTGAAGTCTTGGCAAGAACGCATCTCAACCACGTTCAGATTGATGAAGATCCTGAAGAGAATTTCTACCCGGGTGAAATCGTAAACTACAATGTCATGCTCAAAGAGCTTGGAAAAAATACAAAGAACACAACCTTGAAACAGGCAAAGGGTGGGGTGTTAGGTAAAGGATATTTACACCACACGGCGGGGACAATGGTTACCCCTGAAGTCTCCAAAGACCTCGCGGCTAATGGAATATCAAAAGTTCAAATTGCACAACAACCACCAAAGATGTCTTTCATTGCACAGTCCATTACCAGCAATCCCCTACTCAATCCGAACTGGTTGGCTCGTTTAGGACACAGGCGTTTGAAGCAAACAGTGTTGGACGCTGCACAATTTGGAGAAAAAGCAGACCTGCATGGTTCGCACCCTGTTCCAGGTTTTGTTTATGGAGCAGAATTCGGTAGAGGGCCTAAGGGTCAGTATTAGGAAAAACGCTTGAAAGATACAGACTTTCAACCTACTATTACGTCGAATCTGAATTCGACCGAACTGACAAAGGAGCAAAACCGATGGCAATGTTCAAAAAAGCCTACGCACGCGGCACCATGAAGGCGTTGATCGATACCGGCGCTCTCAAAGTCGCCAATGAGGAACTCGCCGCTGCCTTGGCAGACGAGGCGTCCGAAAGTTTGCCGGAGGAACCGGTCGAAGCAGTCGCCCCTGAAGCAACTGCTGACCTGGCTGCCAATCTCGTCGAACTTTCCAACACACTGCAAGCTAGTGCATCCAATGCTGCCCAGGCTGCTGAGTCTGTAGCTGGTGCTGGTGCTGGCGCTGCACAAGAATCTCCGGCCGCAGAAGTGGCTGAAGAGGCTGCGAAGTCTGCTTCTGTGAAACGTGCAGCTGCGCGGTTCCTTCGCAAGCTGGGTGAAGGCAGCACTATCACTGGTGACCGTGTTGAGCAGGAAAACAGCACTGCCAATGCGACCACTGCAGAATCCAAGATGGACCAGCAACAGCGTCCTGACAACTACGCCAACGTTGGCGAAGATGGTGTCGGCCTGCAACAGGATTCCGGCAAGGGCAAAATCGGTGATGAAGAAAAAGTCGAAGGTGTTGGGATGGGTCCTGTCGCCGTCGACGGAACCAATTCTGCGGCTGAGCAGGTTGGGATGAAATCCGCAAGCATTCGGAATCTCATCAAAGCCGCAACGCAAAACAAGCGAGCCAGCACCACGGTTGGTGTGGGCGAAGTTCCTGGTGACGCGGTCACGGGTGAAGGTACTCTCGACGAAAAGAATCGCCCTGGTGGTGCAAGTTACGCCAACAAGGGTGAGACTGGTGTAGGCGAAACCGACATGAAGGTGCCGGCCAGCGCTCGCATCGGTGAAGAAAAAGCTCATCCCGACCAGGAAAAGAGTGAGGGTGGTACCAACACTGTCATTCAAGAGACCAAAGTTGGGGAAGATGTCGAGTACATGCAGCGCTTCAAGCAAGTTGGCGCCAAGTATGCCAACCGCTTCCCCTTCTTTTTTGACCAGCACCAAAAGGTCGCCACGGTTCAGTACCTCATGAGCTTGCCCCCGCAAGATCGTGAAGTTCTCGTGAATCGTATGGAAAAAACCGCCGAAGTTCCTGAGGCCCTGAAGAACTACATGGGTGACAAGGACGACGAGGAAAAGAAGGACGAGAAGAAGGACGAGAAGAAGGACGAGAAGAAAGATGACGAGAAGAAGGATGAGACTGAGAAGAAAGCCTCTGTCTCCGCTGCTCGTGGAAACCTTCTTTCCCGGCTTCGTGGTTTGCAAGCGTAACAACGAGTGACGAAACGTGGATAGGCGAGCACAACTTCGTGGAACGGCCGTTCTTCTTTTAGATCAACAGATCAAAGAAGCACAGCTAAGTAGTGCACACCCCATCGATACCATGCGACAAAACGCACAGTACGAAATGGGACTCGCAGGTCTGCAAAATGAACTCGGTGTTTCTCCTGAAAACCATTTAGGTGCTCTGGCGGAAAATGAAGATTACTATCGACGATTGCGTGGGTTGTACGACAAACATTTGGGTGGATCAAATCCCACGTTATCCGAGACAGTAGCTGCACAAAAAAGCGACACAGGTATTACCGCGGAGAACGTGCCGAAGGTTGTGTCGGCCCCAAAGTGACGACGAAGTGATGGAAAGAAATGGCAAACGGCGCAACGATACAAGACCTGACCACCACTCCGGGGCTCAGGGAACTTACGCGACGCTTGGCAGGTGTGTCTGGGTTTTACAACGAACCTGGTAGCGCAGCCAACGTTTCTACAACCATCCAAAACTACTTGAAAGCTGATCCTCGGCTGAAAGGTGTTCGACTACAAGTCCGACCTGGAGCACAAGGTAGCTATCATCCGAATAAAGACCTCATTACCTTGGGTGTTGTAAACCCTGCTGTAGCAGCGCATGAGCTTGGTCATGCCAGGAATATGCGTAACTCAAAAATATATGGACGAGTACTTCAAGCTGCTCAGGGTGTTACCAACGTAAATAACGTTGCAGCCCTACCAGCCATGCTGGCTATTCGTACACTAATTGGTGACCAAGACACCCGACGAGAAGTACTCAATATTTTATCAGGGGCTTCTGCTGCTCTGGCAGCGCCTGGTCTCGTTGAAGAAATGGGCGCCTCTTTAGAAGCAGTACGAAATGTGCCAGACAAATTGCAAGCAGTTAAAACCCTGATTCCAGCATTCTTGACTCATGCAATGCACGCTATGAAACCTGTCATGGTTTACCAAGCAGGGAAGCTCATATAATAGGAGAGGACAAAAAGATGCCCGGACTTTCTCCACGAACACAAGGATTCATGCAACCACCTTCTACCCCCGAAGATGCCACTCGTGCATTCGAAGAGGGTTTCAGCCAAATGGCAAGTGGTGTGTTGTCTGGAAAATTCCCAGAGCTATTAGACAGCGTCCAAACGTTCAAAGTCTTAGATACGAACCTGGATACAGGGTCTGCTGTCGGTGCGTTTGTCATTTCTCTCAATGGGATTACACTTTATGTCCCTGCGGTGCTGGCCGGCAATCAAATCAAGCCTATGGAAGTTGTATTTTACAAAGACAAAAACATCTTCCTACCCTTGGATAAAGAATGGCTCGATGAAATTGCGAGAAATTCTATCGATGACCTTGGAGAAGGTGTGGAACCACCCAAGGAACTCGAACCTGACCAAGACATCCGCGACGTGGTTATCCCGCCAACAGTTGGGCGGCACGTGTATGCCTCTTTCTCAGAACCAGGAGAAAAGCTGGCGCAGTTTCTCTCAGATGCACCAAATCGTGTGAAGACAGCCTTCCGACTGGTGTTAGAAAAGAATGCCTGTGTGTTAAAGTTTGCTTTTGAAAACTTTGACCGCAAACAACTGATGGATGCCCTGCGACCCCATGTAGAGAAAACAGCATCCGCTCGTGCGCGAGTAGCAGTCCTAACTCCCAATGACACTGCAAGTCAGTTTCAAAAAGCTTTTGGGAAATATGCTGCTTCGGCATGGCAAGAAGCTGTAAAGACTGGTTTCGTCGTAGCTGACGACCGTGAAGAAACGAATGCAGCTATCGAAACCGAAGAACCAGTACGGAGAGTTACTGCTCAGGAAAATGGTTTTTATGAAATCCATTTCCAAGGTGGTGAGGTAAAGAAATGCTTGGTTATTTCTGAACCTCAACCTTTTGTATCACCTCTGTATGCTGGGAACCGAACAGACCTTCGTTTTGTTCCTAATGCATACTGGCAGAAACACCGCCGTTCTTCGGCTAAGTTGATGGTCGATGAATACGGTCGACCCAATGAACCTTCCCATCACCAAAATCCTCAGCAATTCTTGGTGTACACAGAAGATGGGAAAATCATGACGACCACCGAACCCCCGGTGGGTCGTTGGATCCCTGCTGAAGAAATCACGGGTAAGCTGGCCAAGCTCGTTGATTCCTCCCAAGATTCAGGGACAGGCTATGGATTCTTCTTCTGTAATCGAGGCGGTAAATTTCAAGCTACTCAACCAACTGATGTCTTGAACATCACGACAGGTAGTGACGGAATTCGCCGTATCAAAACCAGCAGTGGACGCATCATAGTCACTGACCCAAAGAGCCCTATCAAACAAATTGTTGCTCCGGCAGACGGAAATGTCACGTACCTGCCAGACAACTATAGCTTTGTTCGTGGTGAGCATGAAAACGACGCCAGCTTGCAGGGAATCGATGATACCCTGCGTTACACTCAAGCTCTGCAGAAGGAAGGCGCCATCCGAATAAAGTTGAAGGATGCAGGCGCTTCCATGTTTTCTATTGGTGGCTTGGAGCCTCAATCCAAAGTAGCTACGGTTCGTTCTTTGGTGGAAGACTTAGAGTTGTCTGGTCCGGAAGCAGTAGCCCTGCTTACCAAGACAGCTGCACGTGGACACCACTCGTTTTACCTGGTAAAGCCGGCACAGTTGAGCAAATTCGCAGCCTGGTTGAAGGTAGCTCAAGGGCCTGCTCCCATGGCTGGAGACCCTAGCGCGGGTGGAATGCCTCCTGAGATGGCAGGCGGAATGCCTCCCGGCGCAGAAGGTATGCCCCCCGGAGCAGAAGGTATGCCGCCTGAAATGATGGGTGGGATGCCCCCTGAAATGATGGGTGGGATGCCCCCTGAACCTCCGCCTCCAAGCCCTGTCGAATTGGCTGCATCCGAAGTCGAAGCAGACTTGGCACAACAGTCTGCCATGTTTTCTCAGCAAATCGCAGAGCAACAACGTGACGTTGCTAATCAAATGTCTGCTATTGCAGCCGTGAAACAACGTGCTGAGCAAATTGCTATGGAACAAATGGGTGGCCCCATGGCCGGCCCTCCAGGTTCAGTACCACAAGAACCACCCCCTGGTGCTGAAGGAATGCCCCCTCCTGGTGCTGAAGGAATGCCCCCTCCTGGTGCTGAGGGTATGCCCCCTGAAATGGGTGGAATGCCTCCGGGTGGTGGAATGCCTCCGGGTGGTGGAATGCCTCCGGGTGGTGGAATGCCTCCGGGTGCTGAGGGTATGGCTCCAGGTATGGGTGGTGAGATGCCTGTTGAGCAGCCTATGGCTGCAGAAGAGATGGCTGGACAAGCGGGACCAATGATGGAAGATGCTGCAATGCTGGAAGACCCCGAGGCTTTCGAAGCCACTGCAATCGGGTCTATGGCAACTGACGCTGATTTGCGTGAGGCAGTGTCAAACTATCTTCCCAACCTGGAAAAAGCCCTCGACAACCTGGGTCGGATTCTTTTGACCCTGTGGATGCGAGAAGCCGACTTGAAAGCAGAATTGGGCGAAACGGATTTCAATGACCTTGAAAAACGGCTCCAGTCAGTGTTCACAAACCTTGGTAGTTTGATACTACGGATTAATCAAACTGCCATGGCTGCCCCAGAAGAGGATGAAGGTGACGAAGCGGCCTGACCATAAACGCTGCGACATCATTGCGATGGTCGAGAGCAAGGAAAAGCCTGACGGCTTGAATGTCGTGGAGAAATCTCTCTATGCCATACTTTCAGGCAAAAGCCTGAAGGGTGTATCCCCTGATGTGGTGCGCGCTCATGAAATTTTCTCACGAGAATTCAAACGAGAAATCATAGAAGCCTTATTGCTCGTAGGCGCAGAGCCCTTTGAGGCTGAAGAGATTTTACGCATTCCAACTGGCGTTACTGAAGCTTATCGAGCACTGTTCTTTGACCCTGATGTATTCGAAGATGACCTCGATATCATTGACTACGCCAAGAGCATTCCTCACGACACCTTCGGTGGTGAACTGAAACAGTATGCTGTCGACCTTGGTAAGGAATGCTTGAAGATACGCTTAGCTCGTGGGTCATACTCTATTGATGCCGGACTTGTTTTCGATGGTGTGCGCTCAACTGCATACATGATGACACAGCTGGCAAGAATCAATCGTGCAGACTCAAGCTTAGCCAACGCTGCACTTCGCTGGGCACAGATTAGCCTGCGTGCTGTTCCAGACGAGGAACAAACAGATAAGTCCAGTATCGAAAAGCTTCAGTTGGCACTTGAAACACGTGATGACACCACCAATGCTGAAAAAAGTGGTATACCTATAAGCGAAATACTTCATTAAGGGGTCTTGAGACCATGCGCGAACTCCGAGAAGAGCAATTTGACAAGATGGCGAAGGCCGTTGTTTCCAGCTACTTGAATGACGCCACGCCACTAGAACAAGGTGTCGTCAAAATGGCCCTGGATCAAGGGTTGAACCCTGATCAAATCAAGAACTTGGTTCAACTGTCCAATATGATGGCACACCTGAAACTGTTTGACCAAAAGTCAGACGGTGACAAGGTTATCGAGTTCGAGCCAGCCGACCCCACATCGGTACTCCAAAACGTATACAAAGAAGAACCTGAATCCGAGGAGGTTGACGTGAGTAGCTCAGACCCGGGTCGAGAACAGGACATGTTTGGCGGAATGTCAGAGTTACTCGACAAGGTCAAAGACATGCTGGGAAAGAATGAAGCTTCTGGCAGTCTCCCTGAGGAAAACGTTGATACTACAATTGAAGACCCCACAGAAGAGCTGTCTCCAATCAATGAGAATCCTCAAAAGAAGCAAATGCTCATCATCAAGATTCGTAAAGTCGCTGAAGACCTCAACGACAAAAAGCTGCAGTGTGCCTATGAGTACAAAGAAGAATTGGACAAAATTGCTACCACGTTTGCAAAGCTCTACGGACCCAGTTTAGACGACTTCGAGAAAGATGCCATGTCGGCTCGTGGCCATGCTGCTATTCCTGTCTTGTCAGACATCCGACGCTGTCTCCGAATGTCAGCCCTCTCTGAAGGTGCATTAGTAAAGTCTGCCCGGGTAGTCGACACCGACACCCCAACCATGCAAAGCTTGGACCGACTCATCAAATTAGCCAAGTCGTATGCCGAAACAGTGGCCGGTCAGCAATACGTGAGCAAGGAGTTCGGGCAATGGCTATGAACGGACACGTTGATTCTCCTGAAGAGTATTTTGAAAAGAATGCTGGCTTGGGACAATCCATTATGAGTGGTTTATCAACACTCGGAGCTTTTGGCGTTAAAAACAAAAGATGGCTTATACCCGCAGGCATCGGTTTAGGTGTTGCCGGCACAGCCCTCGGGGCAACAGGTATTTCCAAAGCCATGGAAGGCGCCCGTGCCGGTGACACGATGGGTTATCGTATTGACCGTAGCCTAAATAGCTTATTCGATCGTGTCAAAGCTGATGAAGAGTTCGGGTCATCTTTTGCTTCTTCTCTTGGTGGAGACTCAGCCAAATCTCTGATGGGTCTGGCCAAAGACATGGCTGGCAAAGGTTATCAAACACTCAAAGACCGTTTTGGAATGAGCCCGACCAGACAAGCCATTTTCGGTGCTCTCAAAAGAGAAGACCCAACCTTGGCAATGGCTGACAATAAAACACTCTTGGAAGCGTTCCACACCATGAGCAAAATTGCTCCCACGTTATCCACTGACAAAAATGCGGTGCGCTCGTTCCTCACTGAGGCTGCAACTGCAGGGTCAGGCGGTCTCAATTTCCAAACCATCAAGGGGATTGCTGACGCAGAAGTCTCAGTTAACAAGGCAACCATGCCTTACTCCGGGAGTGAAAAACGATGAAAATCAATCTCGAAAAACTCTTAGGGAAAGAAGCCTCTCACCGACTTCGAAACCTTGGGTTACACAAAATCGCCGCTGCCCGGTTACGCGCAGAAGGACATCGGATTCCTGCAGAGTTAGACATCCGCTCTGCAGTTCAAGCACTTGGCACCAATGTGTATTACAAGAATGCCGAGTTCAAAGAAATCGTCAATGGTCTTGTTGCCTTGGATGAGCTGACTAAAACTGCCGGCTGGCAAGAAGACATGGTGGGTGGTTCGCAGGAAGCAACTCAAGCTGCCATGAAAGAGATGCAAGAACGCCAGGCTGCTGGAGAAGAAATTGACCCTCGGTCGTATCTTACAGACAAAGGGTTTCGTTACCTGGGTTCTGACCAGTGGTTGACCCCTGTTCCAGAACAATTCAAAGAACAGTATGGCAACTGGCAGAAGGAAAATCCTGGGCAAATCTACTTCGACTCAGTGGAGTGACGCATGTACCCGATACACCCAATGATGGCAGAGATTCACCGAAGCGTTCTGGCGTCTAAACGCCTTGAGAAACTCGCACAGTTGTATGAAAACGACACCGAGGTTATCGAAAAGATCGCGGAAGCCAAGATTCGGGTGGATAACGAAATCTTTGAGATGACCAAAAAAGCAGGGGCAGGCTGGGAAGCTACAAAAAGGTTCTTCAAAAGTAGAACCGGGCTCCCGGGCGTGGCTCAAAAAAGTTTAGTCGGTGGCGCAGCTGCCGGTGTGGGACTTGGCTTACCAACGTATATGGTTGGAAGTGGCTTGCTTGAAAAAGGACGTGAACAGACTGAAGCCACAGCTGCTGACATTCGCAACAAGGTTCTTCAAACTGCCTTAGGCGTTGGTGGTATCGGTGCTGGTATGTATGGCCTGTCCAAGCTTATGGGAAAAGACCAAGCACCAGGAGCATCACAGGGTGGGGGACTGATGGGTCTACTCCCTAAATTTGGTTCAGATGAAAACGCCTTCGTAGAAGAAACGCTTGAGAAATTGGCCGCAATCGGTACTATTGAGGGTATGCTTGATTCACTACCCGAAAACGTCGATGATGAAACGAAGAAGTTAGCCATGGAAATTCGTATGCTGAATCACAGTTATGGTGTCCACCTCTTACATGGACTCTACCCTGATGATGTTTGACAGCCCATTTTCAAAGCTCATCGAGCTCGATGACCTTTCACGGTATGATGAGCCAACTATTCAGTTGGTCAAGCCTTATGAGTATAACCACCTTGAACATGTGAAGGTGGCCAGCGAAGCACTCGACTACATCAAAAACGTCAAGCCACAAAAAGGGCGCACAACCATTTTGGTTTTAGCCATGACTGCTGGTGAGTTTTATGGCCCCAACCGAAATGGAGATTCCTGGTCAGAGCGGCCTCTTCAAGCTGGCTCTACGAAAATTACAGAAGACCAGGTACTGCCACAGCACTACAAGTCCTTCGAGACCGACGCCAACATTTTCAAGCACCATGTCAACAAGGACCCTGAAAAGCGTATCGGTGATGTGCTCAAAGCTTTTTACAACTGGCCAATGCACCGAGTTGAGTTGTTGTTGTCATTGGTCAATGACAAAGCTCAAGACATCATTGAAAGAATTGAAAACGACGAATTCCCCGCTGTTAGTATGGGATGCAAGGTCAAGTACGACGTCTGTTCCATCTGCGGAAATCAAGCACCGAACCGACGAGCCTACTGTGACCATGCAAAATACCATTTGGGAGATTATCTTCCAAATGGAAAACGCATTTTCGTTTGGAATCCATCACCCAGGTTCTTCGATATTTCCATGGTGCGACGACCAGCTGACCGTCTTGGTTTCATGATGAAGAAGGTAGCCGACTCAATCCCAGAAATAAGAAGTTCTGCCGCTCTTGGTGAATACGTTCAGAACGCAGAACGAAAAGTGGCTGGGTTGAAAAAAATGTCTCTCATCCACAAAATATTGCGTGGGACTGTTTCTGCCAGTAAGGATGAGAATGGGCGCTTAGGCCGTTTTGTATCTGACCTGGCTAAGCCTATGGCTGCAAAGATGCCAGCTTTAGACGACGAAACAATCCGTAGCATGGTTCGTTTTCGACCAGCTGAAGTGCTTTCAACCTTGTCTTCAATGGGTATACTTCTCACAACACCAGAGTTCATCAAATACTTTATCTGGCGTATCGACCCATCCTTAAGCATCTCTGAAGACATTCTCGACCGGGCTGTTGCTGCGCAGCAACAAGTCTTTGACATGTTGACTGACAATCCCAAATTGATGGATGATGTTGATGGCACTGATTTCATCGACACCTCTGAGAAAAATGTGAATCCTGAATTGGCACATAAGTTCAAACCACTCGCTGAAAAAAGGTCACAGCACCGGGATAGTTTGTACCGAATGGCCATGGGCAAAACAGGGCATATAGCCCAACTCCCTGTCCATGAACGCCCACTGTTTTACCGTAGTCGTCCCGACTCTCAACTCCCCAAGCTTGCAGGCGCTGCAGTGTTGTTGTCTGCCGTCTATGGCTTACAACCACAGCGTAAAGAAGCAGAGTTCATCGTGCGCCCATTTGAATGTTCTCCCCCTAATTGTGAGGGTGAGTTTGCATATAAGGTATCTTCCTTTGATGAGTTGGACGAACCCAACACAATGATACGGATGGCTATGGATTTCACTCATCGAAGAAGTGCGCGTACAATCAAAATTGCGGCACTGCCTGCGACCTTTCCGAATGAACTTTCGTTCGAAGAGGCAGCAGTTCAGATCGGGAATATGATTTGTCCTTCAAATTAGGTTGTCTACAACGGTAAAACGTCCTACTATTCCTCGTGAATTGAGGAACACAAAAGGAGATTTTTGATGGAGATCAAACACATCCTTGCTGACCTTCAGGGACTGGATAATGGTGGCATCGCCAAGACGGCTTCCGCCAGTAACTCACACCCTGTGAAAACGTCCGCCGCTCGCGATAAACTCGTGGCCGCTCTGGACAGCGCTCTGACCCCTCAGAACGTGAAAACTGCGTCTGCCAGTGAACCGGCAACAGGCGAGCTCGTGAAAATGGCTGCTTCCTTGGCTCGCAGCGAAAACGACTTGCTCGTCAAAGAAGCTCACCTCTACGGCGCCGGCGTGGCTGATGGTTTCATGGCTCGTCTCGCGCAGTACGAAGGTGCGACTCAGGGTATGGGAACCACCAAGGTTGCCAGCGCCACGGGCGTCCCCTCTGAGCAAGAGTTTGAAAAGTTTGCTCAGGAGAACCCTGACCTGACCAAGCAAGCTATGGAACTCGGTTACCTCCATGGCAAGCAGCAGGTCGAAGAGCTGAAGAAGGTTGCTTTCGAGCAGGGCTATGTGGACGCTGAAGCTGAAATCAACGCAATGTCCAAAACAGCGTCGGGGCGCGTGAAGTTGGCCCAGATTTCAGAGGAGCTGACCAAGCAGGCCAGTGCTCAGAATTCCAACGACCTGAGCTACGCTTTCGACAAGCTGGCCGAAACGCGTGAAGGCCAAGTGAAGTTGGCCCACATCCGTCAGGGCTACAATGACGGTATGCTTGAAATCGAAAAGACGGCTGAAGACTGCTTCTCGCGCGGTTACAACGACACGATTCGGTTGCTGCGAGCTATCTAAATGTCAGATGCCCGTGCCATATATGCTGAACTATTCAAACTTGCTTCTGCCTCACGAGAAGTTGGCCTGGTAAAAGAGGCCATTCCTACGTGGCTCAAAGGCGGCTTGCTAGGTGCAGGCGGTTTGGGTGGTGCGTATTATGTCGGTAGAGGTATGGGTGCTGCAGACGCACGCAAGAAAAGCGAGTCGGAACAATTCTCCCCAGCACTGGCGTTTGGTGGAGGCCTGGCAGCAGGTCTCGCTGGTCCTCATCTACTGCGGCAATTAGGCGGTTCATTTGGGCTAACACCAGGCACAGAGGAGTTTACGTCAATATGACCGGATCAATTGGGAAGATAGCTGAGGAGATTGTTGAAACCGTAAAACAAAACGGTCTTCTCAAAATAGCGCAATACCAAATCGTGAAGGAAGCCTCGCAACACCCCAATCCCAAAACAGAGATTGGTAAGTTGCTCTTCAAAGCAGCTGAGGATTTACGCAGTAAATCCGCTGATGTATCTGTTGCTGAAGTGAAAGACTTCCTGAATGAGGTGGGCCATGCAGGATGAACTCCGAAAATTGGCAGCGCTTTTACGTGAACGCGCCAAGACGACGAAAACCAACAAGGTAGTCAAATGCGCTCAAGTAGCGCAGGCAGCTCTCGGGTTGGGCATCCTTCGTCAAAAATTAGGAAGGTAACCATGAACATGGAAAAAGTCGCAGACGTGCTGGAAGCAGCCGCGACCTACATGGATGCCGTCGAGAGTGAAAAGCAAGCAGAGGTTCAATCCGCTCGTGAAATTTTGATAGCGGATATCGGTGAAAAGTATGCCGAGGCCACAGGTGAAGACATTACGGATTCCGTACTTCGTAAGCTCGCCAATGCTGATGTCGATCTCTTGAGCATCTTAGAAAAGGTTGCTGATGTCTCCAGTGACAAAGTTGCAGAGCTGGGGTCACCCAGTGAACTGCGTGACTCAATGGCTCCAATGAACCACAAGGAAGCAGCTGTAGCTGCGGACGATCGTTTCTTAGACTTCGTTCTCGGTAACGGTTGACTCTGAAGGAGAGATCGCAATGTCGAACTTGAACTCAATTTTCGATACACTGCGTGGTTGGCCCAATGGGAGCGCCCTGGAAAAAAGCTTCGTTCCAGATCCCAATGTGGTCGCCCTCGTAGAAGGTATGGTTGTCAAGACTGAAGGTCGCCAGCTCGACGCAGCCAGCGTTCTGAAGATTGTTGACAGCTCCCTTACGACTGCCCCGACCCTCACTCTCGCCGATGCTGGAAAAGCTTACGTCGTCGCTGGTGTAGGTGGAGATTGGTCTGCCCTCACCGTCGGTGATGTTGTTGAGTGGGACGGAACAGCCTGGGTTGTCATCGTTGCTTCAGTAGAAGCTGAAGTCCCCACAGGAACCAGGGTCGTCGTTGCCGCCGCTTCCGCCGCCGGAGCTTTTGCCGGAGCCGAAGAAAAGGTGATGGTCTACACCGACAAAACAGTGCAGCTGGTATGCACTGCTGGTGGGTACACCAACTGTGTGGTGGGCGACATTGGCAAGCCTGTCGTAGCTACGGGTTCCGGAGACACAGGTACCTTGGTGTCCTATGACAACGTAGCCTACACTTGGGTTGTGAATCCTGACACCCCCGCTGATGTGTTCGCTGACGCTGATGCCCTCGCCATCACTGGTGGAACGGGCGTTGGTATCGTAGATACCGGTGGTGTGACGCCTCTCGGTGGTGCCTGGGCTGCAGTAACCCCAGTCAATGGCAACCGCATCCTTATCAACGGTGTCGGCAGTCTCTATGTCGGTAAGTACTACGACTACGTCGGAACTCACCCCGCGGGAGCCTGGAGTCTATCTCCCCAGCAGCGTACCGCCAGTGTCCTCGTCAGCAAAATGTCGAGTGCATTGTTGGCCTCTGCGCCCAAAGATGACGCTTGGTTGGTCATCCAAGGCAACGACCAATGGGACGCACAGATGGCTGGCGTTGTGACTTGTTTGAAACTGAACAGTGGCTGCGCTTTCAAACTGCAACACGACTCTGCAGATTCCTTGGTGGCCGGAACATTGGTCGAAGCCGCCGCTGGTGTTTTGCAAGCCCGAACTGACAAATGGCCCGTTGGTTTGGTCATCTATTCCAACGGTACTGCCGGCAGTGAAGGCTATATCGTTGTAGCTTCGTTCTAAGGAGGACGACATGTCGAACCTGAATTCATTGTTTGACGTCCTCGCAGGCCTTCCGCCTCACGGCCGAAGTGCCATGGAGAACAACTTCAAACAGAAGGCCGCGGAAAGTCCCATCATCATCGAAGGTATGATTGTCGCCGTCGAGAATGAAGCAGGGGTCCCGGTAGTCTCCAAGATGACGTCTGCTGCTGTCGCTTCAGCCCCTGACTTTCCTTGGCTCTGTATCCAAGGTATGGACCAAAGCGATGCCGCTTTCGCGAACAAGGTTACAGTCTTGTCCATGAAATCCGGTTTGGTGTTCAAAGTAGCAACTCTTGTGGCCTTTGCTGTCGGTGACTTGGTTTATGCCAATGCCGGCGTTCCTGCAAAAGTGGCTGGGACTGAGCAGGCTATTGGTCAAGTCATCGAAGCCCCGAGCGCCAGCGGCTACGTCATCATCGCGACGTAAGAAAGGAAAGTTCCTATGTCGAATCTCAATTCCGCATTTGACGTTCTACGCGGTTGGCCCAATGGCAGTGCACTGTCTTGGGACTTCGTCCAGAAAGCCGGCATTGCCAACATCGTTGAGGGCACTGTCGTAGCCGTCGAAGATGATGGTGCTGGTCGTTCGGTCGTAGACCGACACGAATCAGCCTTATTGATTGGCAACAACCCAGACCACCCTTGGCTCGTCGTGCAGGGTGCTGACCAGTATGATGGTGAATTCACAGGAAAACTGACTTGTGTCAAATTGCGCACAGGTGTGGTTTTCAAGGTTGTCACCGTACTGACCCCCGTAGTTGGGGAATTAGTTTGGGCAGACGCCAATGGCGTGCTGACCAATGTAGACCCCGGTGGAGGCGTATATTCCCTGGGCAAAGTAATCGAATTCAATTCGACCGATGGTTACATGATCATTGAGTCGTAAACAAACTGAACTTGGAAAAAACTGAGTATCTACTCGTAAGGAGATTGAGGCAATGAGAACCGAAAGCACGAACGTATCGGCCCAGTTCATCAATTCGAGCTTCGTCCGCAAGTTGGAATCAGGGCAAACCAAGCAGGCTCAGGATGAAGGTTCTGCCTTCATTCGTTCCAAGCTTCGTCAGTCCTCTTTTGCGCGCGAAATTCTCACCCCTATCGTGTTGGCGGACGACGAGATCGATCGCGATGAAAACACGGATCTTCCGAAGAAGATCGTAGAGAAAGAGCCTGATTCCACCGCGACTTTCGTTACCTTCAAGGGTACCGGAGACCGTACGTGGTTCAGTGGTCCTCGCTACGCGATTTACTTCGGCAAGATCGAGAGTCAGCGGTTCACGAAGTCGAAGTTCGAACTGATGACCTACCAGAACGACATCCGCAAAATCCTCTCCGACAACTCGGTGAAGGACATGTCGGACATCGAAGATGGCAAGTTCATCGAAACAGCCATCGCTTCGGTGACGGGCAAGCCTGACCAGGACTTGACCGGTGCAGCCACTCTGGATGCCGGAATCATTTCCGACATGCTGAAAGCCCACATCGCGCGCAAGCAACCCATCGGCAAATTGCTGATGGCGAAACAGACCTACTACGACATCCTGCGGCAACCCGCAACCAGCGTAGGTGACCAGATTGCATCGGCTCACTACACTGGTGGTGTCGAAGAGGAAGAGAAGTTGTTCGGTATCCCGGTCGTGACGACCATCAAGAACGAACTGATCCCGGACAACGTGGTATGGTTGTTCTCGACGGAAAACTACCTGGGCAATTTCTATCTGCTTCAGGACGCCACCCTGTTCATCAAGCAGGAAGCGGACATCATCGAGTTCTGGTCGTACAGCGCGCCTGGCATCGGTATCGGGAACACCAAAGCGATCACCCGCATGACCATGTCCTAAGGGAGATGAGCCATGAAGATCGTAGTAAACGAAACGCAGACTACTGTTTGCTTAGCAAATGGTAAACTGCGGTTGTCTCCCAAGGGTACCGCGGGTGACCGGCAAGAAGTGCGAGATGAGGTTGCAGAAGACGATTCTGTCAAGCGCTTCCAAAGTCAACGCAAGATTGTAGTCTTGTCGGTCGAAAGTGCTGCTCAACGAGAACAACAAGAAAGCAAAGTCATCGCTATCGAGCCCAAGCCCAAGCCTGAGCCCAAGCCCAAGCCTGAGCCCAAGTCCAAGCCCGAGCCCGAGCCCGAGCCTGAGCCTGAGCCTGAGCCTGAGCCTGAGCCTGAGCCTGAGCCTGAGCCTGAGCCTGAGCCTGAGCCTGAGTCAGATACAGAAGAATCTTCTTCTGAGAATGACAAGGACAACACGGTGGGCAAGAGCAAAAAGAAGCGTGGCAATCGTCGTTAGGAGTTAATGGTGGTGCGGTCAGCATGGCACAACATCTACATAAAAGTAATATCGCCAAGCTGACCGTTAACCATTTACACTTAGTGCGCTTTCTTACAACGCGTCTGTTCCCGGGGAGTACCACATGTCTATAAATCCTGGGCACGTACAACGTTTTCTGCGCGACTACGCCCAAAACAATATTCTTATCGATAATGTCCAATTCGAAGAAGAGGACATCAACGATGCAACAAAGTTTGCCATCGCAGAATACAATTCGATAACCCCAGTTTCTACGGTTGACGAGGATAGCTTCCCGAACGACTGGGTACTTCTCATGGGAATCGCAGCACACTTGATGCGCAGCGAATCCTTCCTGCAGCTGCGTAACCAAGCAACTTATCAAGATGGTGACATCCAAAATATCGGAGTCGATGATAAGTTTACTTTCTACAACCAGCTTGCCCAGCAACTCAAGGCAGACTGGAAAGACGCAGCCCAGAAAATCAAGCAACAAATCAACATGGAATCTGCCTACAACAGCCTTTCTTCTGGGTACCGATTCCTGTATCCTGGTTTCAGGAGTAGTTGATGGATCCAACTTCAACCATGCTGAAGATTGCTTACCTGCGAGGCTTAGACCAAGCCCTTGAAGAGCACTCCCATGAATTGGGCTTTGATGCAGACCTCATCAAAGAAGCCTTCCTTACTAAAATGCTTGGAGCTGCAGGGAAAATGCTTGGACGCCAGACCCTAAATGCAGGTTCAGCCATTGCCCGGGCAGGTGGGCGTGGTGTTAAAGCTATGGCAGGTGCTGGTAGTCGAGGAGTTCAATCTCGACTTCCAGGAATAGGCCGTGCTCTTTATACCCCCGCAACCCGGGCCGCGCCCGCTGCCGATGCAGTAGCAAAGGGAGTTCGAGGCTTCATGGGTATGGCACCTAAGGGTGAAATGCTCCAAGGTGCTAAAGGCTTACTTCCAGAACTAGGTCGTTTTGGTAAAAATCTTGTTGGTGGTGGTATGGGCAACAGCGGTAAAAATATGTCCAAAGCTTACAAGGCCCTTACCTTCGGGGGTCGAAACGTACCCTCTCAGATGCTTCAGTACGGTACCATTTCTGGTGGGATTGGCGGTCTTACAGGTGGGAAACCAGGAGAAGGTTGGTCTTGGTCTGGTGCAGGAAAAGGTTTCTTAGGTGGTGCTGCTGGTGGTCTCGGTTGGGCTGCAGGCGGTCGGTTGGCCAAAGGTGGCATAGGTAAGCTGCTTGGTTCCAAAGCTGCTCTACCAGGCGGACGCCTGGCAGGCCTTGCAGACCGGGCCAAGAATGTTTCTGGGATAGGTGTAAAAGGGCCTTCGTTCTGGGGTCAGAAAGCCTGGGACACCACTGGTGGAAAATCCTTTAAGCAACTGTGGAAAAACCGTCCCACTGGTGGAGCAGGACAAAGTGTGCTGAGTGGTCTTGGTTCCACGGCCAAAGACATGGGCCTCAAGGCCGGCCTCGCTGTTCCGACAGTAGGAGCAGCCCTGGGCACTTCGCTTGGAACTGAAGAAGGTGCAAACCAACTCATGAACCGAACACAGTCTGCCACGTCACCGGAATCCATGATGGCGCGTGGGGCATTTGCAATGACACCACAAGCTCGATATGCCGCGGGGTACTAAACAAATGAAACCTGTGTCCCACAAATTACGAGAGTTCGCTGAGGTGCTTCGTAAACACAGCGCAGAGCAAGTATCACCGAAACCAACTCCCAACCCAACAGCATCCCTGGCTCAGAATGATTTAGGGTCTATGTCGGCAGATACAAAAACACCTGGTGCCCCTAACCTTGCACCAAAGCTTCCAAAGGTAGGAGTGTAAAATGTCTAAGGTACTCGCACGCCTCAGTATCCCGCCTCGTTTACGTGATGGCATGATGTTGAAAACTGGTTACCCCAATACCTTTGATGTACCCAATACGAAGGAGGGGGTATTGTTTCTTGAATTTTGGAAGAACGCCAGTGCTGCTGTCCGGGATGCAATGATGAAGCGGGCTTACGACGAAGAAGTGCCCATCATTACCATCAAGTCTGAAAGCGACGAAGAGGGCGACACGGCTGGGGTAGAGTCCGATGCCGAAGACGATGAAGATGATGAGGATGAGGAAGAGGACGATTAGTGAAAGTGTTCATCACAGAAGTCCTCCCTTGGAAACCCAATCAAGTTCGTCTTCAATGGGACCTTGAGGAGATTGACGAAAGCGGTTCATTCGTTTTCGAAGTGTACCGGTCTGGGTCACCGGGTGGCCCTTGGACTAAGATACAAGACTATGTCGATGTTCATATAGGCTACGACGACCTTGATATTGAAGGCGCTAACATCCTTGCATTGTCACGAGACCTTTATTACCAAATCCGACTGATTCCTCCTAGTGGAGTTCTAAACCAAGTCGACTCTCCTATTGTGAACCTCGAAGGGCAAGCTGAAGTAACCCTCCTTGATTCTCAACCAGCTATTGGGTATCGCGTAACTGACCAAGCTCAGTTTGAGGTAGGACCACGAACAAATCTAACTGAGCGTCCCAAGGATGAAAGCGCACTTGATAAACGTCTAAGGTTATTGCGTAGAAAGATATTACGGGAACAATATCTCTTGCTAAGCAAGTTCAACGGTATTGAATACTTGTTACTCAAGCGACGCCACTTTGGTACACGCTGCCCAGAATGCTATGACCCTACTACGAGAAAGGTCACACTGTCGCATTGTGACACTTGTCATGGAACCAGCTGGGAAGAAGGATTCTTCAACCCAGTTGCAATGCTGGGTAGACGACTGGCAAGCCAGGTACAAACAGACTTAACCCCGCAAACCAAAGACGACGTTGACATGACCCGCATTCAATTGCAGAGTTGGCCTCGAATTGACGAGGGAGACTTGCTGGTAGAGAAAGCACGTAACCGGCGATTCCTTGTAAAACAAAGGTACTTCACCACGCTGAAAACAATACCAGTTCATCAAACAGTGTCTGTATCTGAACTAGAACGACAAGCCAAGGAATACGCAATCAGCGTTGACTTGTAAGGAGTATGAAATGTCTATGCTCAAACACGCTTTCTCTCTCGGCTACCAAGAAGCCATCAAAGAAGCTGAAATGTCTCCAGCACAGATGCAGGCCGCACAGCTCGCTGGTGGTGTGGGTGGCGGACTTGCGGGTGCAGCTGGTGGTGGTTTACTGGGTAAACAACTCGGGTCATATATCGGAGATACTTTTGGGTATGACGAAGGCCAAGCAGGCGCTGTAGGTGGTGGTATCGGTGGCCTACTAGGCGCCGGAGCAGGGGGTCTACTCGGGAGTCAGCTACCTCGTGCTTTTGGAAAAACTACCTCTCCCCAAGCTGAAGCTTCTCCCCCTTCAGCAACCCGCACTATCGGAGGTTCGATGGGAATTCCCATGGGAGCAGACGAAGGCGGTTTTGGCGCGTTGCCTCAAGGCTATGGTGACTATGACCCCTATGCTGAACAGCTGTACCAACAGGCCATGTCCCAGGGTTACCCGAACGACAGCTATGACAACAACTACGATTATGGCGATGGCGGAAGCGCCTACTGATGATACCAGCACCAACACCTGGAGCACCTGGAGTATTTCGTGTATCAACGCCCATGACGGCGCTCGGCGTATTCGTCCAAGTATTGCGAGAACGATTCACCGATGGTAACTCTATTGACCCTGTACTACCTTGGACATGGGAAAACGACCCCAACACCACAAAGATATTTGTTGAAAGCGGTTGGAACGACAACTTAGAAGCACGCAATGTTCGCCCCGGTGTCTGGGTAGACCGCCAACAAAATGTCTATGGAAAAATAGCGCTGGGCGACCAAGACCAAATGCCCGTTTCCATGGGTGTACGGTTAGAACAATTTTACTGCAAAGGTGATGTGGACATCATTATCGACTGCACTTCTACAAAACCTGCTGAGAGTGCTATCATTGGAAGCGTCGTACAAGACTTTTTGCACATGTCATCTAACTACATCCAGGCCTACTTTGGCTTCCATGACATGTCTCCTGTAGTAATGAATCAAACAACACCCTTTGAAAAAGATGACAAACTCTGGTCAACACCAGTACAATTTAGAGCAACATACGAAGCACGATGGGCATCACTACCGATAGCCAACGTGCTCAACGAAATTGGAGTAAAACTCAAAGACTTAGAAAACCCTGAAACTTTTTTCTTAGAAATCGTTCTGCGTAAGCCCTATCCGCTCGACTAACTGGTTGTGAAACCACAGGATATGGCCTACTATTATGAACGAATGACACTCGTAAGGAGAAGCTAAAATGGCGTTCATCCGACCAATCGTCTTTGTATACCAGACTTTCCAGGACGTCGTTGTTGCTCCTGGAGCCCCCGATCTCAACGTGATTCTCGTGGGGCCTGCCTATCACATCCAGGACTATTCAACTGACAAAACCGACATCTACGCCGGTGACTTCGTGAAAACCGGAGAAACCGCAGATGCGGGCTGCTTAGCTGATGGCTCCAGCGCTGGGCAACCTGACCCTGGCAGCGACATCCTGGACATCGTTACGCCACCCAATCATGTCGCTGGTGGCATTCTCGACGAAGATAGTGTCCAAGTTGTTTTGGATGACGTCTACCTCGACCTAAACCATGGCGCAGACGGTGCAGGAAATGGTACCTCCCCCTCAGGGGCCATCGTTGCAGGGGAAAATGTTTTCATCTCCGCAACAGGGGATTTTGAAGACAAAAAGGTAGCTCCTGGCGACCGTCTAATTATGACGGACAGCGCCAACCCTGGAGACGCGGACTACACAGTCATCAAGGTGGTCAAGGAAGTAGTCGATGCCACCACCTTACGCACAACCACGACATTCAAAGCAGCTGAGATTGCTCTCCTCAACGCTGCCGGCGCAACCCCGAATGTCCTGTGGCGTGTAGAACATCAGCTTGACGACCAAGTTGTGGACTCTGCTTATTACACAATCTTGGGTAACGAAGTCATCGTCAAGACTGGCCCGACAGGCCTGCGTTTGTCCTACGAAAGCCTTACCTGGGCCGCCAACTATGGCCAAGTGTATTTGGGCTACCGAGAACTCCGCACCGACCTTCAGAAGGTTCAAGAAATCAGTAGCGCTGCAGGTATCGTAGCCGCCGTTGGACGCATTGACGAACGAAACCCTCTTGCTGGTGGCGCTCAAGTTGCCATGTCCAACACTGGAACTGGTATCCAAGTTTACGGTGTCGGCAGTGATGACCTTGCAGGGCATCAATCAGCCCGAGATGGAATCACCACCAGGTCAGACATCTATGCCATCGTTCCCATGACCGACAGTATGGGTGGAGCTTTGTGGATCAGTGTCATCGCCATGTGGAAGCAACACACCTATGACTTTGCTGACCCGTCCAAATCCAAATTCCGCGTGGTCATCGGTTCCTACGACGAACTGCCCACAGAAAAAAGCTCGGCTCCCCCAAGTCCCTATGGTGGGACTGAATTCGTTGGAGATGCTGATGTCGATGTGTTCGTCGACCCTCATGCGGCAACGAACTTCCTTACTGCTGGCATCACTGCCCAAGATTTGCTGGATGTGACACACGCCGACGGAACCCCCAGCATTCTGACCGTTGCCAACGGTGAAACCATCTTCACTGACGGCTACGGTGGCGCCAAAGATGTCCTGGGTGTCATTGGTGGCAAACGTCTTCGTGTTGGTACTGCTTGGGGGCCTGCCTCGACACACGCAGCCTTGGATGAGCGTGCTGATTACATCGTTCGAGAAGCCATCCTTGATGCTGAAGGTGGAACCCCGATTGCCGACGTCGACAATTGCAACTGGGACGACAACACCGTTGTGCAAATCTCCAAGCCAGCTTCGGGTGCCTTTGCCAATGTGCAAGTCGGTGACATCGCCAAAGTGACCGGAGCCAATACTGCGGCTCACAATGATGGGTTCTTAGTCATTGCCAAAACGGCTGATAGCATCGACATCGAAATGCCCTACGCCATTGATACCAGCACAGGTAGCATCACTGTCGAAGTCTACCGTCCGATTCTGAGTGCCAACGACTGTGCGTTCACCGACGACCACACTGTTACCAAGGTCGGCGCTTTCACAGGCGCTGCAGTTGGAGACTTGGCTGTCTTCCTGGTCAACAGTGACAACACAACCACCAACCGTGGCATGTTTGTGGTTACCGGCGTAACAGCAGACACGCTCCAAGTCGCCGTCGATGCAACCTACAAACTCATCGACCCGAGTAGCGCCATTATCAACGTAGCCATCTACCACACAAAGGCCAGTCGTGGTGTTGCTGCAGCCACCTGCCGTCCGCGGTATACCCGCTTGCGTGACGACACAGCCAGCTTTCTGACCACCGTCCTCGCAGGTGAGAGCATCGAAATCCCCTACCCGGACGACATCGACCCATTGAAATGGGACACCACTGTAACCTCGTGGTTGATTGACACCGTCGTCAGCGATGAAGTTTTGGATGCGGCTTTGGACGACCTTGAAGAACTGGCCCCCAAAGCTTTCAAAGCACCCTACACAGACGACATGCCTTACCGCATTTCAATAGCTCTCGACAAAGCATCTCAGGTTGACGAGTTAGGAACCATCACCACCAGTTTGAGCTACTACCGTTGCTTGATGGTGTGGCCGAACGAATGCTACGTCGCCAGCTTGAAAAATGAACTGACCGACCAGCAAAACAAACAAACAGGTCAGTACCTGGCTTGTATGGTAGGTGGCATGGTAGCCGGCTTACCCTCTCACCAGGGATTCACTTACATCGGTGGCGGCGGCATCGAGCAGATATTCAACTCGAACGACTATTTCACTGATGACCAACTGACCGAACTTCGAGACAAGGGTTGGTATGTTTTTGTACAAGACAGTGAAACAAGCCTGCCCTATACCATCCATGAAGTTACGACTGACGTGAGTGCTTACGCTTTTGGCGAATTCATGAATGTCAAAAACTTCGATTACATCTCAACCTACTTCAAAGAGATAGCTCAGAGTTTCCTCGGGAAATGGAATATCATCCCTGAAACCATCACGGCAATTACGAGCTCGTTGAACGCAGGTGCACGGTACTTGCAACTACGACGATTCCCAAAAATTGGTGTGCCCTTGCAATCAGCCACCATCGGACTCATCGAACAAACTGAGGCTGACCGATTAGAAATTTACATGGAAGTCAAAATGCCTTCAGTATTAAACCAGATTGGCCTTCACTTGCTGGCGTGAGGTAACACGTGTTAAAAACAGCCTACGAAATTGGTGCTCTCGCAGCCTATGTAGATGCTGGCCTCGTAAAAGAGGGTAGCACCGCCAAAGAAGTTGCCACTACCCTGTGGAAAGCCACCAAACGTGGTGCCAAAAACATAGGTCGTGGCATGCGAGAAACCGCAAGCAAACTTCACTCAGCTAAAGCAGAAGGCGGACTTGGACACAAATTTCTAGAAGGGCTCCCTGGAACCGTACCAGAAAGGTTAGCAGGTAAGAACATTCCTTTGCTAGAGAAAACCCTACTTGAACAAGCCACACCCTGGCTCCAAGGAGCTGGCATTGCCACAGGTGTTGCTGGCGCTGGTTATGGTGGTTACAAAGGATTGAAATCACTGTTCCCCAACGCTGATGCCTCTCGCTTCTCAAGTGTATTTGGGAGTAGCGACTGATGCCGTTCAAGAGTAAAAAACAATGGGGAAAATTCTTCGCCATGGAAAACAAAGGTGAGCTTCCAAAAGGAAAGGCTAAGCAGTGGGCCAAGGAAACAAAGACGCCATTCAAAGAGCTCCCAAACAAGAAGACTGCCTGTTTGGCATTGGCGTCTGACTTGGGTAGACTACACGCTTTGAAGGAAGCCGGCATGGATGAATCGTACCAAAAAACCGCAAGTATCTTGAGTGGCCTCGGGAGTGTTATTGCGCCAGCAGGAATTGGTTTTGCCTTGGCGCCCGAAGGACGTGAGCGTGAAGGTGCTGCTTATGGCGGTATCGCAGGGCTACTCGGCGGTGCAATGGGCAGTGCTGCGTTGGGTGGAATCACCCCTAAGGCTGGACCACTTGGACGACTCGTAGGGAGTGCTGGTGCTGGTGTCTTAGCCGCTCTGGCAATGAGGCTCAAAGCAAACGCTGTCAAGGATCTCACAGAAGATGTCCGGGATACAGCGAGAAAAATAGAAACGTTACCCCCTGACTATCTTATCAACAAGGTTCGCAGTGTATCACCTAGATACCAAACAAAGGTGTTGGCAGGTTTGCGTCCACCAATACAGTTTTGAAATAGGCGATACCTCTGTCCTTTAAGGAGATGATGAATGGCCACTCAAGTAACCCCGTCCGCAGTCGTCGACACCAGCAGCTGGAAATTTCAGCAATCATACGTCGAACGTTTGATGGATCACTCGGCTCTGAGTTCAGCACACCCAGACGATACTTTGATTCTTGCTGGTCCTCCCCGGATGGTAAATCAAAAACCCCAAGCCATTTTCGACCAGCTTCTGCCCATTGGCATGATCCAAAGCATGCAAGTTTCTCAGCAAAAACCCACAACGCCTATGCAAGCCGTTGGGTCTGGTCGTGGGTTTTACATCAGTGGCAAAGCTCAGGGTCAGGCCAACATCCAACGCTTGTTCGTCAATGGTCGCAACCTTCTTCGAGCCTTGCAGACCAACGCAATTCGAAGTGGTATTGATGCAACCAAGTTTGATGAACCCGCAACTTGGCACAACAAGGAATCAAAGTTTTACGCCAACTTGGATTCAGAACTTTTCCTGATTCCCTTTGGTATGGCTGTGTTCTTCCGAGATAAGCTCCATGATGAGATTGGTGCCTTCTATATGGAATTGTGCCAAATCAATTCATGGGCTATTGGTGTCAGCGCCGGTCAAAATATGGTCATGGAAAATGTGTCCTTGTTCTTTGACCGTCTGATGCCTATCTCTACCCACGGTTCTGGTAAACCTGAAGAAGAGAACTTGGTCAACTACAACCCCATGAGTCCTGGTGACTCCCCCATTTTCCAGGCAATCTTCAAGGACTCCGGTGTTACAGTCAACCCGGGTGAAGGTCTCGACACAGTTTTAGACCACGACCTCGACTCCTAAGCTGGAAGATTTGTATTTCCCTCACAGCCTAAAAGCCCTACACAGAAACTTCTAGGTCTTGTCGCTTGAATCACCTATAATTTCTAAGACATGACCAGCCCCCAAACACCCACTAGGCGCGCACTCTCTTTTGGTGAACCTTTCGAAGATACCAATCTTCGTAACCAGTGGGTTGAACGTGGAAACATTGTTGCAGTCAATCCCCCAACCCTTACCTGCAGCGTAGAAACTGAGACCCAAGGACGCTTCAGTGGAGTGCCATTCCCCTATTTAGTCCAGGATTCTGAGGGGTGTGGGGGGCGAATTTACGTCCCTCGGGCGGGCCAACAGGTCATTCTGCAGCAAGGAATAGGTGTTCCTTTCATCACGCAAGTCCTCCCTGGTTCCTCAGATATCAATTCCAACCTGGGTGGCTCGGCTTCAATGCACCGAGCTGCAATTCAATCCCTGAACAACTCTGGAGCTTTTTCACCCTCTGCCCCAGCCAGCTATGTCGGGCGCCTACCCACCACTATGCTTCCTGGGGATTGGATGTGGCTGGGAAACCAGGGCCAGCATTTAGCTCTGCTTGATGGTGGAATTGCAGCACTGTTCGCCGCTCCTTGGAGCCAGATGTCTTGTTCCCAACAAGATGACACTACCTTCGTTGTGGGGCGTAATCTGAATATCGTCACAGGTTTTGGCAACATTCGTTTCTTCGACGACTCAGGTAAAAGTGGGATGGTGTTCGAGGGTGGGACAGACCAGACACTCGAAACTGGGTACGGGCGTGATAATTGGACTGTGCAAGCCAGGGTCGGAGGTGAAGCTGAAGGCCTTGTAGATTTTCGAATCAATAACCGCGACGGTGAAGCTGTTGCAAAAACTGTGTGGAAAGCTGATGGGTCTATTCTCAGTATGTCTAGTGGTGACCAACAGCAAGAATACAATGGTAATATGGGGTTCACCTACAAAGGCGACCGTAGCTGTGAAGTAGGCGGGGCTGACCTGCTTACCGTTGGAAGCAACCGAATAGAGAACTTTGCAGGTTCCCAAGATACCATTGTCAGCCAAAATAAATCCTGCAATATCTTGAATGACCGTGCCGATGTCATCAGTCGTGACTGGGTAATGCAAGTAGGGAGAATCCATAACCTGAAAGTCAGTGGCGACCCAGCTGCAACTCCGCTCACAAAGGCTGCTGACTGGATGGTCTCCAATGGATCCTGGGTTGTTGATGTCGGTTACCCAGGAACAGACACTGGTCAAGCTCAAAGCCATATTGAATTCAACACCTACAACGCAGGTGGTAAGATACTGTTCAGTTCAAAAGCAGACAAAATAGTTCTCGACACCCTTATCCCTGACAGCGTTCTGCTCGGGTCTGTTGGTGGCGTAGCCATAACCCACGCAGTCATGTGGGAACCCTTAGAAATACTCTTGAAGCAACTTTTTTTGTGGGCCACTACACACATTCACCCAACGGGAATTGGTCCTTCGGCACCAGCAGTGGTTCCATTCCCTGCTCAGGCTGTCTTGGAACCACTTTTAGTTCCATGTAAGTCTCAGAAAGTAATGATTGGGGGCTAAATGAGCTGGGTGCGTACCAAAAACACACCTGCGGCCAGGCTGCTACCCCACCTTGCACGCCTATACAGAGCACTAACTGAGCTCAAGGCACACCAACTCTCCGCTCGCACTACACTTCAAGTGCGTATGCTGACTGCAGACAAAGACCGTGAAGCTGAGAGGAAAAAGCAATGGCATGGGCAAACTGGAAACCCGAAAACGCTGCCGCAATCCGAGCCTTAAACGAGGTTGGCAGTGCTATAGCGCCTATCATGTCCACCATGGAGAGCATTCTCTCCTCTGTCAAAGCAATCATGGAAGTTGTTTCCGCCATACTCGTGGACGTACCTGACCTCGAAGCCTCAGTCATCAAAGCAGCCATTGAAACCGTCCGAGCAATTCTAAAAGACCTGGTAGGGGATGCTGGTTGCTACTTCCTACCAATCCCTGTTCACTTCAAGAATGTCATTGCCTCTGGCGACCTTATTTATGACCCCACACCCGGTGGCTCAGAGCCTGCGGCTGGGGGTAGTGTATTCCTTCCGCCCGTTGGCGGAGGTGGAGGTGGAAACTACGGCTTTCTTAGTGACCTCATTGGGTCTCTCCACGATTCTGGAGACATACTGAAGCCAGAGTTTGATGACGATGCCCACATTGCCGGCATGGTCGTCGTGGCCGGCGCAGATTCTTTTTTGGATATCCTTCCTCTCATTGAAAAATTGAAGCGTCTACTCTCAGGAAAAAAGAAGTCCGGGGCGGGTGAGGGGATAGGTAGCACCGATGGTTTTTCTATCCCAAAAACAAAGCAACTCAAGGCCGAGATTGTGCCCTCTGTTGTGGGGCAACTTCAACGAATTCAAAATCGAAAATCCGGGGGAGGGTCCACTCACCCTTATGGTGTAAAGCTTACTTGGGAACTCCCTGAACGCATTCAAGTTGTCGTCAAAGGTTATATTCGTTACACATTCACAATCCAAAAGGTACATATCTTTCGTGCAGAAAAACCAGACACCTTCTCCACTTACGCAAATCCTACGGGTCTTGCAAAGCTGTATGCATTACAATCCTTCGAATTCGATGGTTTACTCAGCAGCTTTTATGACGACACCATCGAACTAAATCGCACTTACACTTATGGTGTTGGGTATGAAATCGAGGCTAAAGCCGAGACCCTCCAATCAGACGATACCTACGTCCTACGAAATAAGCTTACGTACGACGCTGCTGCAGATGCTGTTACAACCATTGCAATTCCAAATGAGATTAATCTACTTCCCCGGTCAGGCGTACCACCAGATTGGATGCTGTTTCCCAACCCACTTGCAATGATTCCTGACTTGGTTGAAGTAGTTAACTCCGTTAATACATTCTTAGATACTTTGGAAGAACGCCTTGACAGTGCCTCTGACAAATACACGAAGTTCTTAGCAGCACTCACCACAGAAATCAATCGATACGTAAAACTCGCAGAAAACGTTTTAGACACCATACAAAACATTATAGACCTGCTCGATTTCCCTGATGTCTACATTGGAGTCTACCCATTCGCAGACAAGGGTGGTAATAGCAAGCTCATCAGTATCGTAGGTAACGCCCTCAATGACTCAAATGACCCAAACAGACCACCATTCGATCGTGGAGACGAAGTACTTACCGGTTTCGTTCTGTATGCAGGGTCTGCAACGGTAGGCAAATTAGAGGCATTCATCACGCTCATGGACATGCTAGTTGGTACAAACACCCAGGTAATATCTACAGCTTATGCCCAGGCAGCTGAGAGTATTGGAACCGCAGTAGACGAAATAGAACGGCAAATTTCTTTACTTGAAAATCTAACAACAGGGACTACCTCAGATACTGAGGACGTCCTCACATCTCTTGGGCCTGATTTAGAACCTGCGGCCGAAGAAAATAACAGCACTGAATGCTCGTGAGGTGACTTATGGCAACAACAGTCCCGACAATCAAAACCGTTTCTTTATCCAATGAAGACACCTACCGAAAGGAGAAGATGATTGCCACGCTCAAAAATCGTGGTATGCTAACAACTGAAGCCGAAAACTACATACGTAAAGGTACGAACTAAGTGGACTCCGAACCAGAAAAAGTTACCCCTGTTTACCAGGTAAAGAGCTTTAGTCACACACCGTTCTGCCACCACTGCCGGAATCGAGTATCCGCAGTCGTCGTTCTGCAAAGTGTTTTCAGTGGGAACCCTTTGCATATTTGCGCCAACTGTTTAGAACAACTGCACAGTGGCCTTCTAGAACTTACTGAAAATAAGGTATCTCCTGTTGCGTAAGTTCTCTATCACTCTGTGTCTCATTGGAATCGTCAGTCTGATTACGTCAGTAGTCATTCTCATCAAGACACAAGAACGTTTTTCCATAGTTGAACAACATACACAACACACTGTCCACGCTGTCTCAACTGCATTAATCAAATATGAACAAGTTCTCATCGCAATAGAACGCAGGCAAACATTGTTAGAAAATTCCTTCACTCACAGTGAAGAACTTCACTTGACAATTGCACGGTTACAAAGCTATAACCATTTTCGTGCTCCGCAATCTGTTTTTGCACAAGCAGAACAACACTAACGAAAGCACACGAAGGAGAATGTTATGGCCAGACCGAAAAGTTGGTTCGAACGAAATGAGTATGCAGCTGCAAAGAAATTCGCCAAGACCCGAGACCAGGCCTTGTGGAAGTATACGCGCGCAACCCGTGGTGGTACGAAGGAAACTGGTTATTACGTCGGGAATAGCATCCCGGCTCGGTTGCAAGCTGCTTCTTTGGAACAGAAAAACATCTAACCCTTGAGTTGCGGGTGCACACATGGCGGTAGCGAAAGCTACCGCTTTTTTTCTAGGAGAACAAAATGTCTGATTGGTTTACTTGGATAGAAAATGAATCACTTCGTGAAACATTCTCTGCTCTCCTGGGAGGAGAAAAACTAAGTGAAGCCGATGCAATAAAGGCTGTGTCTGACCTGGCAACCGAAGGTGAGGGTCATATCAAACGCCTTGTAGGGGATTCATTCTATCGAAAATATTTCCCCACTGACCGCGTGGGACCGCCCTGGGACGATGACAAACCTATCGGGTGGGTAGACCATTACACTGCCGGGGTTTCTGCCAGAGGAACGCTGCGTTGGTTCTCCAGTCAGAAGCGTGACACCCCTCTTACATCCTCTTCTCATTATGTGATGAGCCGTCGCGGTGTAATCGCAACAGTGGTAAACCCACTCAAGTCTGTTGCCTGGCATGCTCGGAAAACCAGCTATACACACATTGGAGTTGAACACGTGAACGCGGGTTTACTAAGTAAATCGGGTACCAAGATACTCTACATGGAACAGCACCCATACCCTTTAGACCGAGTCCCCCACGTACAAGAAGTCTACGGAGAATTATGGGAGCCCTACCTCTCCACTCAAGTCGTTAACAACATCGCACTCAAGCGATTGCTCATCTGTGCACTTCCCACATTACTGCAAAAGAATTTCGTAGACCACGAAATGGTAGACCCTACACGTAAAAAAGACTGTGGTCCTCTTTGGCCTTTGGCGAATCTAAACAGACTGGTGTTCAGCTGGAAACCCATCAAAGGCTTCGACTCCCTTGAACCCACCGTCATGGCTAAAAATGTAGTTGCTTTGTTTAATAGTGAGGCAGAAGATCTACTCGCTTGATGTCTTTTTCTTTGCATTTTCAAATGCTTTACGCCAACTAAAACCTCCGTTGGCTAATGCGTGTTCTACACGCTGAAATGTACCCAGTGCCTGTTTCATTAATGGAAGTAAGTGTAAGAGTTTATCCTCTATGATGTCATTGCACTGAGCTGGTGTCATTTCAACTTCATCACAAATTCCACGTACCTGTTCGATATTAGACATCTTAGTGTCCTTTCGAAACCAGTTCGCGCACGTAAAGTTTTAACTCGCTAAGAGAGTGAGTAAAAGCCTCTTCAACCTTGCTATTGAGATTACGAGGAATCCCATCTACCGCTTTTTGCATTAGGTCAACAACTCTGAATAGCGCTTCCACTTTCTGACCTCGTGTACTATCAATCTTCAAGTACTCCCGCAAAAACTCATCCCACTTATCTCGTAACCTTTCATGTGCACTATAGTACTTGTCCACACGCTCACTTAATTGTACCACGAGTTCATGATTATGTTCTGTTTTTTCATCCAATTGCTTCTGAAAAGCCTTATATAATAAGCGGATTGTTACACCAAATGCACCCAATACAGCTGTTGCAGTGGGGAGAATAATTTCCCAAGGGATGTTCACAATGTCAGTCGGGGATGGTGGTGTCATCGAACCTGCTCCTTTGGCGTCCCGTGTGAATCCGAACCTCATTTAGGAGTTTGGATAACGGTTCTGCTTTGGTATATGTTGCACTTGCCCCCTTTTGAAAAGCCTCTACTCGCAAAGTATCACTAGAAAAATGTGCACTCATCACAATGACTGGAAGAGCTACACTGTCCAACTTCAACCCAGCCCGAATAGCTTTTAGGAATTCCCAACCATCCATACGTGCCATCATAACGTCTGTAATGACTGTGTCGTATTTTTCCCCAGAAGCAAGTAACTCTAACGCCTCTATTGCTGAGTCTTCTTCTTCAACGATAAAACCTGCTTTGCGTAATACTGCAGCATACATAGCACGGATGGTTACATCGTCTTCCACCAACAACACCCGGGCTTTTTTCTCATCACACATATCACACCACTACTCCGCATCAGGTTGTTGTAGTTACGTCATCTTTCAGTGTAATGCGTGAACGAATAGCTGTAACCTTTTTCCCTGTAGACAAGACCAATTCGATATCCCAGTAATAAGTACCTGGGTTCATGGTTTCAGTATCTCCTTGGACCAAATAGATATCACAACGTCCACCAACAGCACTGATAACCTTAATCTGAAGGTCACTACCACCTGCTTTTGAATTAGCTTTTTTGATAGAAGCATTCGCTTGCGAAATGCTTGTCTTCTCTTTGACAGTGAATCGAATTTCTGAGTCCGTCAAATCAACAGGGTCACCACTAGGCCACGACAATGTTACTTCCAATGTTCTATCATCGCCTTTGTACATCCTAACTTGATAATCTTCATTGGCCATGCAAGGACCCTCCTCTACGACAGTACCGTAAATCTGTTGAGACACAACCAGGACAGCACCGATTTCGTCAGCCAACACAATGGACGCTTGAATAGGGTATGGAATTGATACGACACTTGCTGCAGGCATGTCATCAAGGACAACCGTACCAACAACCGTATCTGTGACAATGATGTGAGCAACAATATGATCTCCGATACGACGATAAATAATCGTCGGTTCGTCATACCCAAGACCTCTTGTGATAATTGTCGGCACATCATCTCCTACCGTTTACCTCTGAAGCGAAAGTGTGACTTCCCGGATGCATTGTTACCCTCTCCACCAGCAGCTGCCATCATTGCCGGAGCAGCCAACAACGAAGGCGCCAACCACCCAATGTCAGCAATGCCTGGCGCCAATTGCCCAGACGAAGTCAACATACTTTTTCCAACACTCGGGAATTTCTTAGCCAAGCGATGTAACAGTGGAGCCCCATGACGCACTCCGGCTCCCACTGTAGCACCTGCAGCACCTGCACCCAGTGCCTTCTTCCAACTAGGAGTGTTACCACTCACCAAGTCAGAAATAACAGAACCGCCAGAACCGAGCACACCACCAACAGTTGCTGGGTGTGTAAGCACTTTGCTTAGTAAACCAGCCTCCTTCTCCAAACCAGCATCAGCCCACGCAGCCTCTAAACCTCTTTTGAATGCTTCACGTAGCATCTTTGTCACCTCACGCAGGATCCCGCTCGAAAATGTTGACATGGTCCGGAAGACTGTCGATGTTCTTCAAGTCGAAGGTCAACAGAGGAGTCGTATTGTCGTCGTCGTAGAATATCATTTGGTCCAGTGTCCTGTCGATTCGCCAACGTCCTGTCTCCACTTTTCGTACCAATTCCATGTCGGCCTTGACTAAGAGTAAGTCGCTTTGGACCGAGAAATCTTGAATAGCTACATCCTCGGAGCCGACAAACGTCGCACCGTCCGGGTCCACAAGAGTATACTCCGCAAAATACTGCCCAACCACTAGGGATGCCGGCTCCCATTTATACCTCCAAAAATTCGTCGTTCCTACTTGTATCATTGCAACAGGAGATAGGTCTTCAACCTCTACCCCTGCGGAATTTACATGGTAAACGCGAACTACGGCAGACGTCAGCGTAGTTTTCACGGTACCATCCAGTTGATAGGCTGCAGCTTGCAGTACCACCTGGTCGGGATTTGGACGCTCTATCAGCATTCGCTTCCATGTTTCATGCGTTCAACACGCGCTCGAATTTATCTTCATGCTTCGAAACGTATGTTCGAATATCCTCCGGAGAAATGAATTCAAACACCCAGTCTTCCTGTAAGAGTCCCAGCTCATTAATGAACACAGCAACCAGCTCTGAGCATTTCACCGCCTTCGTGCCCCAGAGGGGTTGTTTCACTTTAGCCTTTGCCCAAGATAGTGCAATCCTTGCCCAAGCAAGCAGCAAAAGGCCAGAGTAATCATACGGTGTTCCGAGATATGGCATCAGCTTAATTAAGGACGGCTTGGTCTCTACGTTCAGCTTGTACTCTGCCACAACCCCGTGTCGTGCTTTAGTTGCTAACACCATGCGTGTCCCGCCAACTGTGGACTCCACGACCATCCTTCGGTCCCACACAGGGAACTCGATGAACACATGACTCGTCTTGCTCTTCGTAAACCACCGAATCAATCGGCCAAACCATGACTGCGAAGCCGTGAACACCAGGCGAACGTCATCCATTTCCGGCCTCTCTCTTCATTCGAATCAGTTCTACTGCTGCTCCGATGCTCATAGTTCGCGCTTCTCCATACCGATAGACGCACTCTTTGATCTGGTCGGCAAATTCGTGACGCTCACCTTCCGGTATGTCCGGGAACGATTCCTCAACAACCTCCATTATCGCATCGACTTTCATCATTCGTCCTTTGACGTGCAGTAGAAAGTCGCCGTGGCGAATTCTCCACCGTACACAATGTCATCTTCAAGGAACACGCGAATCTCCAGGCCGTACGAGCTGAACAGTTCCTTCACTGTCTTATACGAAAACGGAAACACAACATGCGGCTGGCTCAACCCACGAGAAGTCCCTCCGATTGCTG